CTCTGGCGCATCATACAGAGATGATTTGTGTGCTCATAAAATCCATAAGAACCCGTCAAAAGAGATAGACGAGATTCTTAAAAATAATAATGGATTCCTTGTTTATCAGGAAGATGTTATTAAGTTTCTTCAACAGGCTTGTGGATTGACGGGAAGCGAAGCAGATAATGTTCGTCGTGGTATTGCCAAGAAGAGGATGGAAATTCTTGACAAAGCAATGCCTAAAATTGTGAACGGTTATTGTGAAAGATCTGACAAGCCGAGAGAAGAAGCAGAACAAGATCTTCAACAATTCCTGCAAGTCATTAAAGACGCATCGGATTACATGTTTGGGTACAACCATAGCGTAGCATATTGTCTTTTGTCTTATCTATGCGCATATCTGCGTTATTATTATCCCAAAGAGTTTATCGCTGGGTATCTTAATTTTGCGGCTAATGCAGATGATATTAAAAACGGAACAGAGCTTGCAAAAGCATATAATGTCAGAATCACACCTCCTAAGTATGGCGTGTCTCGTGGCGGTTATGCGTATGATAAAGAGGCTGGAGTTATTGCAAAAGGTCTTTCTTCGATTAAATACCTTTCCAGTGATATTGCTGATAGCCTTTATAACATTGCGCATAATGATAACCCGCAAGACTTCTCTGACATGCTGATTCTATCAAGTGACAAGGGCATAGATACAAGACAAATGACGATTCTCATCAATATCAATTTCTTTGAAAGATTTGGAACGGTTCCTAAGCTCGCAAGAATCTATTCGGCGTATCAGCTATTTTACAAACAAGGCAAACCGATTAAGTCCATGAGAAAGGATAAAGTCGGCAATGGAGATTTTGCAGAGGTCGTTAAGAGCCATTCTACCGATAAGACGAAGACTGGTAAGGAAGCGGCTTCTTATACCTTCGCGACAGAAGAAGATGTGGCAGAGTGTCTTAGAGATTGTGAGAGACATATTCTTGCGCTACCTGTTCCTGATCTTTCATTAAAAGATAAAATTCAAAACAGTATAGACTACCTCGGATATTGCGATGTACAGACAGGAGATCCGAAAGACAGAAGAAAACTGATTATCGGCGATGTGCACGCAAAACGCTCTAACACATCTGGTGCTATATGGGCGTATTCATTAGATGTTCAGTCATTAGGTACTGGAAAAGCCTCACAGCTCACCGTTCTTTCAAGGATGTATGACAAGAATCCTATCAAAAAAGGTGATATTGTGTATTGCAAAAACATATACAAGAATGAGAGGGGCTACTGGTACATGAACGACTGGAGCCAAATTTCATCATGATTAAAATAAAGAGAGGATAAATTTAACACATGGAACAGACAAATTCACTTGAGATTTTCAATCTCCAACAGGCAGGGCAGAGCGCCGATGTGCGTATTCTGTTCACCACAACAAACGGTATCACTAAAGTGCCAACGCACAGAATCAAGAACGGGGATAAGACAAAGCGCGTTAAGTGTCTTGGAACGACAGGAGACGGTTGCCCTTGTTGCAAGGCTGGTGTTCCCGTAGAGAACAGACTTATCGTTCATCTCTACGATTATACAGATGGCAAGGAGAAAGTTTGGGATAGAACAGATAACGCAAGGTTCCTTCAGTCTCTTGTAGATGTAGAGCAGATGTGGGGCAATCTTTGTGATGTTCCTGTGCGTATTACAAGAGATTCGCAGGACTTCCCGACTTATTCGGTTGCTGTTCTTCCTGCACAGCAGTTCCCTCCTGTGCAAGGTATGGAGATCGGCAAGGACTGCTCTTTCCGCTTTGGATTCTATCGTAGCAAGGAAGAGCTTGATGAGGCGCTTCGCACAGGCGTAGTTCCCCCTCATGTCAAGAAGCCGAAGGTTGATAATATGACGCCTCCTCCGCAGTATGGCTCCAGACCCGCTACAACGCCCTACAACGCGCAGAGTGTTTCTACTCCTAATTATACCGCCCCTACCTATTCAGCACCTACACAGCCTATTCAGACGCCTCCTGCGTCAAATTCGGCTCCTGCGGTTGCGCCCACATACGCAACATCTGCACAGTCGTCCACCTATACGCCGTCTGCCGACGCGAATATTTATGCAGAGTCTCTTGACGACGAGGATCTGCCGTTCTAATGACAGACTGTTTAGGAAAGAAGTTTGAGGCAAAGGTAAAGAGTGACTGGGACAAGATTCATGGAGCTGTTTTAGAGAGACTCTATGATGTAGCCATCGGATATGCGACCGTTTCTAATGTTGCGGACTTCGTTGGCTACTATCCGCCCACTCTTTACTATATTGAATGTAAAACCACACAGGGAAATACTTTTAACTTTGCGCAACTCACGCAGTATGACAAGCTAATGGAGCGAACAGGGATTTATGGCGTAGTCCCTGGGGTTGTATTGTGGTTTTACGACCATGATGTTGTGTGCTTTATTCATATTAACGAGATTAAGAAGATGAAAGATAATGGGTGTAAGTCCGTTAATGTGAAAATGCTTGACGGAGAGTTCAACGGGGTCAAGTATGATATTCTGAAAATTCCGTCAAAGAAGAAGCGCACGTACATGGATAGCGATTATACGGTTTTGTTTGAAAAATATCGAATGGAGGGAGTTCCTAATGGAAACAACGGAGAGATTTCAGGAAGTAAATAAGACAATTGAAGAGGATTCGGCGAGATTTTCTGCTATGGCTGGTGAATATGCGAAGAAGATTACAAAGCATATTGACACGGCTATGCAGGAAGCATATAAGGCGCTTAATGATAGCACAAACACTACAATCAGTGTCGAGTATCTTGAAAGGCTCGTGCTTAATCTTTCGTCGCTTCTGTACTTTGTTTCTGACAAAGTCGAGGAGATCAATATCAGAGACGATGTGGCAACCGCAACCGCGAAGGACGCGTATGAAAAGGCGTACCTTAACGCGTGCGCAGAGAAGGATGATAAAGGCAAGAGCATTCGCACGGTAGCAGAAAATCAGTCTCTTGCAAGTCAGTCTTCAAAGGAAGAAGAGATTCTTGCTACAATCTACGACCGAGCAAGCAAGATTGTAAGAAGCAAGGTGGAGGCTGGTAATGAGATGGTGGCAACTATCAGAAAAATCATCACGCTCCGTATCAAGCAGATGGAGCAGGAAGACGCAGTGGACAGGAGTGATAGCTGATGGCAATTTCTGAAATTATGAAAAAGCTGGAAAAGAAGAACGGTGTGGCTGTTATTACGAGTGGGGTTAAGGCGGTGGCGTCTGCTGGTACGCTTTCGCTCGGATCGCCATCTCTTGACTATTGCCTGTTCAACTCTTTCCCTGAGGGTAAGATTATCGAATTTTCTGGTAGAGAGTCAAGTGGCAAAACAACCATGGCTTTCTTTGTAGCAAATAGCTATATCCGCAGAGAGCTTGAAAGAAACCCTGATCACCCGAGAGGAATTCTCTTTGTAGATGTCGAGTGCGCGGCAGACCCCGAGTGGGCACTTAAATCTACTGGCTACGATATGAACAGAACCGATGTTGTCACATATTGTTATCGTCCTACTGGTGGAACATCGGCAGAGGAGATTCTTCAGACAATTATTGACGCCGTTCATGATAACGAAATAGGTCTTGTGATTCTGGACTCTATCTCCTATCTTGTATCTGGTCAGATTGCTGGTGAGGATATGGATAAGAAGGATATGGGCGGTGTTTCTAAGACGCTGAAAGACTTCTGCTGTAAGATCACGGGAGATCTTAATCGCTATGGTATCACTCTCATCGGTCTTAACGGTTGTAGAGATAACCTTTCTCCGTATGGCGAGAAGGAAATCACTCCTGGAGGTAATGGATGGAAACAGGCTTGTATGGTGAGACTTCGTTTTAAGCGTGGCGCTTTCTTTGACGAGAATGGCGACGAAGTGCCTAAGACTTGTGGTAATCCCGCTGGACATATCATTGAAATGGCAGTCCTAAAGACAAAGGTATGCGAATGGTCGAGAAAGCAGGGTATGGCGCACCTTAACTACGCAAGAGGCATGGATATTGTCGCTGATACCATTGATGTCGCGACATGCGTTGGTCTTATCGACAACAGCACGCAGGGAACATTCAAGCTCATCGACACGGAAAGTGGCGAGCCTATTCTCGGAGAAGATGGAGAGCCTGTCAAGATTCGTGGCAAGAAGAATGTTCGTATCTATCTTGAAGAGCATAAAGATGTGTGGAAGAAACTGTATGACAAAGTCTATGAGAAGATTTCCATTAAATCCGACCCCTTCATCAAGTCCTTCGAGGAAATGCTTGGTACGAGTGTGTATGAGAAGTTCGGTCTAAACGAAGACTCTGACATTGCTAACGTATGACAAAGAATAAAGATAGCACAAGATATTTCAGTACGAGACAAGAAGAGAGCGTTTGTAAGGTTGTCAACGGGCATAGAACCGCAAACTCTGGTGCTGGCTTGTGGAATAAGTCCGATGTGTACAACAAAGAAGCGTCGCTATGTGTAGAGTGTAAAACTCCTATGAGCGAGAAGAATTCGTTCTCTATCAAGAAAGAGTGGATTGAAAAGAACAGGAAAGAAGCTAAAGACGGAAGGTTTGAAAATCCTGTTCTTGCATTTAACTTTGAACCAGACGGAGAAAACTTCTTTGTAATAGACGAAAAGCTCATGAGATTCCTTGTCGAAAAGCTGGAAGAATACAATCAATAGAGCGGTCGGCTACTGGAGAAAATCTGGTAGCCGATTTTTTTTGTCACGAAGTAGTTGACTTTTGCAATTCTTTGTGATAGAATAAAGGCACAACAAATGAAAGAGGTGTGAATATGTATCTGATTATAAGAGAAGATAATAGAATAGAAGTCATTAAAGATTCTATTTCCGATGAAGATGTTTACACGGTGATTAAGGGCGACCCGTGCAATAACTCTGTGTGCGCGTTGGCAGATGATTATTCTGACATTGTAGTTGTGTCTGACACGTGGCTTCGCGGTGATAAGCATGAGGTGCTTGGGACTGATTACTACGGAGATGTCATAATCGCAAGATACGGCATCTTGGACGGAGAATATCATTCGTTGCGAGACGACGATGTGCACTGGCTGTTGCCGAAACTTTAAGAGATTGTCATGCAAGAACCGCATTACTATCGAGTAAGAGCGCAACAAGGGCACGCAGGAGCGCGGAATTATACTGAGATTGTTTTCTACATCAAGGCACAGAATATTGTCAATGCAATGTGGAAAGCAAAGCGTATGCCGAGTGTAAAACATTCACAATCAATCATTGGCGCGACTGAGATTTCTCTTGAGGAATATCAAGAAGGAAGAAAAATAAGCGCATACAAAAGAAACGAAGAAAGAGGTAAAGAAAATGCTTGAAGCAACAAAGAACAATTATGCAAAATATCGTCATTATCTGAAGTCATATATCAAGAGAGAGGGCGTAGATAAGCTCATTGCCTTTCTTGACAATCAGACAGATATGGCAGTAGCGCCCGCGTCGTCGAAATATCATGGATCGTACGAGGGCGGTCTTGTACAGCACTCTATCAATGTATTCATGAGACTGCACAAACTTCTTACGAGCGAGTATGGAGAAAATTGTCCGTATTCCAAAGAGACGATTGCTATCGTCGCTCTGCTTCATGATATTTCCAAAACGAATCTTTATCAGCTCTCTATGAGAAATGTAAAGGACGAGAGTGGCAACTGGACACAGGTTCCTTTTTATACCGCGAGAGAAGACGCGCTTCTGTATGGTGGTCATGAAGAGAATAGCGTGTTTATTCTTCGCCACTTTATCAACCTGACATATGAAGAGGAAATCGCTATTCTTCATCATAGTGGCGGGATGGGGGCAGATACTGACGCAAAGGTCGCTCAGACGATGAAGGCGCTTAGCGCTTGTCCTCTTGCCTTATTCCTTCATCAGGCAGATATGCAAGCCACATGTATCGACGAGGGCAACGCAAAGCTCTCTCCGAAAGAAATGTTTTCTGTTGAGGAGAAAGTAGATGCCACAGAGAACTGAGACATGGCTTGAACAATTCCGTATGCTTGAAAACCTCCCTCATAAAATCGAGGGAGGAGATAATCTTATGGGAGACTTCGATTTCGTGGTATTCTTTAAGAATGGAGATAACATGGATAAACTCAAGGTTATCTTTGAAGATTATATCCTGTCTCCTCCTCCGCAGTTTGACCTTCATGAGCGGTGGAATCACGGAATTGCGCCTTATGCAAAGGTGATGTTCGGCAGAGTGATTGCAGAAACAAACGGAATGTATCACTTTGTCTTGCATACGGAATATAACGATAAGGTTTGGGACGGTTGGTGCCCGAAAAAATCCTGTTCGGTGGAGGCGCTGTAATGAGCAAGATTTTAATTTATGCAGACCCACATTGGTGTAAAACATCTTCTATTCTCCGTGGATATAGCGGGGATAAAACAATGCGACTTCATCTTCTGATTCAATCTCTGTCTTGGGTTGAAGAAGAAGCTATGAGTAGAGGTTGTGATACAATTCTCTGTCTTGGTGACTTCTTCGACCGAGCAAGTCTGGACGCTGAAGAAATCACGGCGCTTAGAGAATTAAAGTTTAGCCCATCTATTAAGCACTGGTTCCTTGTTGGTAATCACGATGCTTATAACGCAGATAATAGCGTGAGCGCTACGAACCTTTTCTGTCTTATGGATGGAGTAACGGTCTTCTCACAGCCCACAACCATCACAGAAGGCACGACAGAGCTTTGTATGCTTCCTTATACCCGCGATACTAAATCGGTCAATCTTGAGCGTTTATTCGGCTCGTGGGATAGCACAAAAACAAAGCGGTATATTTTCAGCCACAACGATATTATGGGAATTCAGTATGGAGGCATTGTTACAACCTTTGGAATTCCAATTGAAGACTTATCTCGTAATTGCACATATTGTTTTAACGGTCATATTCATAACAGAGGAATGGTCACAGATAATGTTTGCAATGTTGGGAATCTCACTGGATTAAATTTCAGTGAAGACGGATTTAAGTACAAACATGTAGCCATGATTCTTGACGCCGATTCTGGCGAGATTACAACAGTGGATAATCCGTATGCGGTGTGCTTTTACAAGTCGGACTTCCGTAATGACAATTATAATGTTTCGTTCCCTCCGTTTGCGGTGGTGTCAGCTACATGCTATTCTGATTCCACGCAGAGAGTTAGAGAGCTGTTGGAAGCAGAGAATGTGCTTGTTTCAAGAATTGTGTCTTTCGAAAGAGAAACGGTGCAGAAAGACAAAGTAAACATTCAAGAGCTTTTGAAGAGGGATCATCTTAAATCGTTCTATGAGTATGTTGCAGAACACATTGGAACAGACGAGTCGACTCTTGAAGAGGCGCAGAAAGTGATTGGAGGTTAAACAATGGAGCTTGTATTCAAGAAAGCAGAAATTCATAACTTCCTTGCTATTGGTAACGCAGAGGTTGATTTTGATGCGCAGGGATTCGTGGTTGTGTCTGGCGTGAATAAATGCGTTGATGACGGCGCAAAGTCCAACGGGTCTGGGAAATCTTCTATCTTCGATGCTCTTCTTTGGTGCCTTACAGGAGAAACAATCAGAGGCACGAAAGATGTATCGAATATCTATACTGACGATGGAGCACTTGTAAAAGTTAACCTCCTTATCGACGGAGCAGATTACACGATTCTTCGCGCCAAAGATAATAGCGAGTATAAAAGCGCATTAAAACTTTATAAAGGCACCGAGGATATTTCTGGTAAAGGAATCAGAGAAACCGCAGAAATTATTCAAAATAAGCTCCCGAGCATTGGCGCAGATATTTTACGGTCTGTCGTAATCTTCGGACAGGGACTTCCTGATAGAATCAGCAACAACACGCCGAGCGGAAGAAAACAGGTGCTTGAAAAGCTCTCGCAGTCCGACTTCATGATAGAAGACCTTAAGGAGCGCGTAGCAAATAGGCTCAAGGCTGTCAAGAACGCCCTTAGAATCTCAGAGGACAGACTCCTTGAAGTAAATACCCGTATTAAGAGTGATGAGGACTCTGTCGCTGAAATTTCGGCACAGATTGCAGAGCTTGAGGCGGCTACATCAATGAAGATTCAGCTTGAATCTATGAGAAAAGACCTAAACTCCAAGCAAATGCTATTCGCACAACATAGCGCTGATTTAGCTAAGAAGCAAGAAACGGTTAGTGCCATGCGAGAGGCGTATAAGGCTATTCACGCGCAGGAGGCGTCAGAATTGGCTACAATGCGCGAAGGCTTTTCTGAGAGTATTCATGCTTGCGAAGTAGAGATTGCGAAGCATAGAGAGATTCTGCGTGCGTCAGAGACGAATATAACGAAAGCAAACAGTATCGTGGATGTGTGCCCGACATGCGGTAGGAAACTTGATGGCGTATTTCGCCCCGATACGACCGAAGATGTTATCAGACGAGATAACGCAAAGCGTCTTATAGGAGAATACGAATCAAAGATTGCGGAGCAGAAGGCTCAAATCGAAAAGTCTGCAAAGTTAATCTCTGAACGCTATGCTGATAAAACCGCCGAAATGACAGCGAACGGCAAACGGCTGAATGAAGAGATTGAAGAATTAAAGCGAAAGTCGGTATCTCTTAGTGACGAAATTATGAGAGATGGTGCAGAGGTGGAGAGAAGAGACAAACTTCTTAGCGATACAGAATCAAAACTTTCCCTGCTTAATGAACGCCTGTCGGCTGTGATGGCTGACAAAGTACTATATGAACAGAAAAAATCATATATAGAAGTAGAGAAAGAGGAGAACACAAATCGCGTCTCTATTGTAACATCATTTAATACTGTTGTATCAAGAGATTTCCGTGGCTATCTTTTGGTTGGAGTCATCGAGTATATGCGAAAGAGCGCGCAGAGATATGCTTCTAAACTCTTTGGCACATCGAATGTGCTGTTTGAGCAAGACGGAAATAATCTGAATATTGGCTATAATGGGAAACTCTATGAGAATTTAAGTGGAGGAGAACGACAGAAGGTTGACATTGTAATGCAACTTGCCGTCAGAGATATGCTCTGCAATTATCTCGGGTTCTCTTGCAATATTCTTGTTATGGACGAAGTCACGGACAATCTTGACGATGAGGGTTGTCGTGGCGTAATGCAACTTATTACAGACGACCTGAGTGATATTCAGAGTGTGTTCATTATTTCTCATAGAGTCGGTAGTTTGAACATTCCTTACGACAAAGAAATTACAGTAATAAAAGCAGAAAACGGGGTGAGCAGTATTCTTGGATAAACAAGAAAAAAGAATCCGATATACAGATATGTGTATTTGGGTAGACGAAAACGCATATGCGGACAATGTGGACGAAATCAAACTCTACGAATATATTCAGGTGATCATCGATACACAAGCGAAAAAGAAAAGGTTTTTTAAGCGAGAAGACGATTATTTTGATTTTTCGGCGTATTTTGCCACGAAGATCTTTATGCGATATAGAGATCATAGACAGGACAATATCGACGAAAACGGCAAACGGGAACTTGAACGCATTAAGAGCGTTTCTAACTATGTTCAACAGACAATCTTCTTTAATAAGCTATTGTTTATGAAAGACATTCGCGGAGATAAACGAGAGAAAGCAACTATTGGTGTAGAAGCCAGCACACAATTCCGAGATTCTCTTGTGGAAACCATGGACTATCTTCGCGTTTCTGAATTTCGCTCTGCAATGAATAATGTGGCTTCTACAATTAGAACATTCATGAACAAGATCCCATACAAGGCTGGGAGTGTTGAGTGGCATAGAATTTATATGTCTTGCCTTCTTACAATCATGAACTATATCACGCTCTCTAAAGACAGGAAGCGTAGAGTTGATAAAAGCAATAGTGGCGGTCAAATCAACGAGCGTTGTCTTAACAAGCAATTTCAAAACGAAAGATTGTCTGGCGTAAAACTCTACCGACTGGATTCGGATATGAGCCAGTATATTTATGTGCTGACCAACAAGATTATGAAAGAAGTTGCGCATGATCTCACAGAGACTCTTGGCTGTTATATCCCGACAGAGGACATGGTAAACGCCGTTGTCGAAGAGGGAATTTTTGGAGAAGACGAGGATCAGTAATGGGTAAATACGCGAGCTTAAAAGAAAACGATGTATACTCGCTTGTTCTGTTTGCTCTGTATAAGATCATGGGCGACCCAGAATTTTCCACCATTGGAGAACTTGCTTATACGCTGGATCACGATAACTTCTTAAGGTTTATCGAAACATTCGGTGGCACTACAATCAAGGTGCCCACAGTAGACCAGCTCGAAACTCTTGTTTTTGCTCTTCTGATATTTCAGAGAGTAGATGTTGGGAAAGAAAAATTCGCCAATGTTGTGAAGGATATAGACACTCGTTCCAGCGATATATCAGAAATTCTTACGGTTTACGAAAAAATTAAAGATGTCCTTAAAAATTACGAATTTACGAGGCGTAGCCGTGGATAGTGAAATGCTGGTTAAGATGATAGAAGATTTATCTTCTTTGAGCAGAGATAGCACCGAATGTATGGAGCGCAACATTGCAGAAAGGCTTGAACAATCTCTCGCTACATATCAAGAAGAATTAAACGAGTCATATCATTGGGAAGAAAAGAGAGTTAAAAGAAAGGTTGGTGGATATTATCAATAGGCTGAGTAAGGTAGTAAAATGCGGTAACAAACGAGCGGTAGAGCGGATAGAATCTCTTCCGAAGATTTATCAGGTTGGTTGCTGGTTTCACTATGGTGTTAGAGAGTTCCCGTTTTCTGGGAAATACACGGTGGGTGGCGAAGAGCCGTTAGTATGGTACTGGAGAGATTCTAACGGCACAGCAGATGAGTATGTGCTTCTCCCTATTTCGCACACCACAACAGGATCGACAATCTGCTGGTCGTTTAGCGAAAAGACAGCAAAGAAAATTGCAGAAGCACTTGAACAACACAGAGGAAGGAGTAATCATTTTGTATAACATTCTAAAAGATGTCTCTGTTATGACAAATATTCCAAAGGCGCGACTTGAGGCTATCACTGATTGCTTTGAGGCGGCTATTGGAGATGCCATGTGGGAGGCAAAACAGAGTGGAGAGAATAGGGTGGATATTGATTGCGGATTTGGAGTCTTGTCTATGCTTATCACAGAAACCGAGGTTAGATGTGGCTTCAAGATGAGCGGGAAACTTTCCAAACGTATTGCAAGAACAATGGAGTCGAACGCGCCGCTTGCAGAAGTACAGCTCGAAAAACTTCTCGCTACAAGAATCGAAGAGACATATAAAGATTTGTTCCATTGAGGTGTGACATGGGAGACAAAGAAGTTATCGGATATGAAGACGCAAAAAGCCTTCTATCAAAAAACAGCCTTGAGCTTCAATCGGACATTGTCCAGGAACAAAACCCCGACAAGCTGAAAGATTTAACACATATGTTCAACCTTGTGCAAGCAAAGAAGAATGTGTTAAGAGCCTCGCAGTTGGACGCTCTGTATGACAAGCTCGTAGTTGAAGTGCAGAGAAGACTTGCTAATGGCGAGTTTAGGGATAACGACGACTTCATGAACGCGTGGAAGATGATTGAAGGTGCTCTTAATAGAGCAGAGGCGAAGGTCAATCTTGTAGATGAAACACCAGCTATCACGCTTCTTCAGCAGAACAACACAGTAAATGTCGGGTCTGCCGAGGCTCTTACAAAAGAGTCAAGAGATAGAATTCTTAAAGCGGTACAGAGCTTAATGAATAACAAGGACGATATTGTTGTTGACGGGGAGGATAACTCCGATGGATAAGTGGTCGGTTATTATTATCGGGCATACACAGATGGCTAATCTTGTGTGCGAAGGCAATAACGAAGACCTTCAAAAGGGAAGGCAGATGTTGTTGGAGATTGCTGAGCATAGCAAGAATACTGGAGTACATAAGTATATCGGCGTTGGAAAGTTTTTCAATACAAAGACAGATGTATGCTTTGATGTTAATGACATCTCAAGCGTATCAATTACAAAGATAGAAGAAAAGGAGAAGACGGATAAAATTCCGTTGTTTGACTGAAATGCAGATTAAGAAAGAACCTAACGAGCAGTTAAGCGACTACATCAAACGAGTGTGCGAATACAAGAAGGAACATTGGAAAGAGTGCTCGTGGGAAGATGTAGCAGAGTGTATTAAAAACGAGGCTAATTTTGAGAAGAGCGAGAAATGGTATCGAACAGAGCGTTATCTTGCAATGGGCGTTGATGCTGACAACATTGACAAGCTAACCCTTCTTAAAATGCAGAAAGTCGCAATCTCTGATGAAAGAACGCAGGTTAATGCTTATTACAGATCGCTTAGCAGAGAACAGACATTTAAGGACATTGCGTCTGATTGGGTAGAAAAGCTTCGTTTTTCTAAACCTTTGCTTACCACCAGAGAAGACCTCGCTGAAGACACAGACAAGGAAGCAATCCTCCAGATTTCCGACTGGCATTATGGCTATGATATTCATAACGCGTGGAATGAATATGACCCCGACATTTGTAAGAGAAGAGTAAGTGAGCTTATTGAGAAGGTTGTCTCGCGTTGTAGGACACAGAATATCAGAACTCTTCATGTTGTGAATCTCGGGGATCTTGCGGCGGGACGCATCCATATGCAAATCAGGGTGCAGAGTAGGGAAGATCTTATTGGACAGACGATGTATGCGTCAGAAATTCTTGCAGAGGCTCTTAGCGAGCTTTCAAGATACTTTAATGTCGAATACTACGATTGTACGGATAACCATAGTAGAGTTGAACCTAATAAGAAGGAAAGCCTCCAAACGGAAACGATGACCCGTATCATTCACTGGTACATCAAGACAAGATTTGATGGAAATGATAGAATCCATGTGAATGACAATGAATTCGGAGATGATATTATCACCTTTGAATGTAACGGTCATTCTGTTATTGGTGTACATGGAGATAAGGACGGAGCTACAAATGTTGTAGATCGTCTCTCTGGTCTCACGGGAAGAAGGTATGATCTTTGTCTTACAGCTCATAGACACCACTTCTTTGGAGACGAGAAGAATTATACTGTTCTTCTTTCTAATAGCTCGCTTTGTGGCGCAGACGATTTTTCTATTGATCATAGACTCACCGCGACCCCAGCACAGAACCTTATTATTGCAACAAAAGAAAATATCACAGATGGAATTCATAGAATCATCCTGAAGTAGTTGACTTTTACGATTTTGTATGATATACTGAATACATCAAAACAAAGAGGAGGCGTGGCGACATAAACGCCACACAAGAATAAAATGAAAGAAACGAAAGAAATCAAACTCACAATTGACGGGAAGGAAGTCCGGCTGACCGATGAGCAGTTGAAAATGCTGGGGATTGAGAAAGATGAGGCAAGAAAGAATCCGTTTGACAGAGTGGAAAAAGGCGAGACATATTATTGCTCCTGCTTTGACGGGACTGCGCTTGCGATCATCGAAGAGGGTGACGCGTGCGATACTAGAGAGTATGATTCCGCTGACTACTTCAATGATGCGCAGTTTGCAAAGCGGGTAGCCCTTCACCAGCTTCTCTATCGCAAGCTCTTAAAATTTGCGTATGACAACGAGTGCGAAGATAATCAAATATGGAGAGGCAATGGAATAGAGCATTGGCATATTGGGTATGATTTTGTAAAATGTGTATTTTATGCTGGCTGGGTTTCAAACTTCAAATATAACGATGTTTACTTTTCAACAAAAGAAGCCACTGAGCGTGCAATCAAAGAAGTCGTCGAGCCTTTCATGAAAGAGCACCCCGAGTTTGTGTGGTGAAAGGAGAAGAGAGATGATTAGGTATTTTAGCACAGAGGCGGATAAATACTATGACACATATGATGAAGCGCTAATCAGGGATACTTTGGCGCGCAAGCAGAGACTGGAAGAAAAAATTTGCAAGTCTGCCAAGGAATTTGTTGAGGCAAGAAACAAAGTCGTCGAGCTTTACAGAGAGGCATGGTCTTTGTATGAAAAACTGGATAACGGAATGGGTCGAGATAAGGAATCATATCCAGAAATGGGCGAGGTAATTGACGGGTGGAACAAAGCCATTTCTCATCAAAACGGAATAATGTATGTGCTTCGTGACGCACAATTGGGCTACCTTGATCTTTGTGGTGTACATTACGACTCGCCAGAGGTAGAATTAGCCCGACAAGCACGTGCGTCTATGAATAAATCTGTAGCTGGGGCGAACTCGGAATACATTACATCAGATGAAAACAAAAAAGGAGAAAATAACGATGATTAAGTACAAGAGCACAGAAACAGGAAAAGAATACGACACTCTTAAAGAAGCAACAGGGGCGGAAATCGCGCTTAAAGAAAAGAAGAAAGCGGAGGAGGAAGAAGCAATGGCTCTTCAAAAAGCTATCGACAAAGCGTATGTGAAAATGATAGATAAGAGACGAGAATATCTCCAAGCAGAGGAAGAATTTAATGCCATTGCTGAAAGGCGAAAGGCTTACACAGATCATCTGTTTATTCTTAGCGATGTTTTCCGCGATCTTGTTACAAGCATCATTGGCTGAGGTATAAAGATATGGCAAAGAGAGATGTGGATCAGTATTACAGACAGATTACAGAGCAGTATCAGGAAGCTATGCGGGACTTGTCTGACATGGAAAATGCTCATGATGTGATGTATCCTCCTGAAACAATCGAAAACATTAAAATCATGGCGGATTCTATTAAGACCACCTATGATATTCTGTCTTGGGTAATGTATCTTATGAATAAGCCCGCAAAGAAGAGCAAGGCTTATAAGTACGCAAAGACCACAAAGAAAATGCGGTTCGCTATGAATCACGACAAAAAGCCAGAGGTGGTTGTTTCAACCAACAAAGAGACACTAAATCTAATTACAGAGGCTAAGCAGAGTGGAAGAAATTCTTAACGATTTACACATTCCCGACGAAGGCAAACACACCTCTAATGGAGCTTACGAAATTACCATTCCTAACTCCAACACATATAGTAGATACTATTCCCTCTTAGACAATAACGATGAGGTTGAGCAGATGGAAGATAACGCCCTGCTCACCCTTAACGAGGGGAGATTGCTGTACAAGTACAAGGGCTATTTGCTTGACCTGCAGGGAGATTTCAGAAATAACATCTACAAACTTGTTATTACGAAGTAAAGGAAAAGATAGAAGAACATGGTAAAAGAAATTATTACAGATTTTGATTTAATGCGAGACAGAGCCGATGAGGTAGACCTTCGTAAAGAAGGAGCCAAAGTAAGAGAGATTATCCTTAACCTTAAGGATACTATTAGGGAGAAGAATCTTGTTTATCTTACTGCGCCTCAGATTGGCTATAATGTAAGAGTTTTCTGCATTAACTATAGCGGAGATATTCACACCTTTGTTAATCCCATTGTAGCGACCGCAAAAACACTTCAGATGTCGATTGAAACATGCAAGAGTATTCCCGATAAGCGGTTTATGATTCCGCGCGCCAACGATGTTCTTGCGATGTATGAGACACCTCTGTGTAAGGTTGAAACGAGAAAGTTGACTGGTCTTTCTGCTTTTATTTATCAGCACTGCATTGAACATCTTGACGGAATCGCTATTTCTGACATCGGGCTTGAAGTTGATGAATTGTATGATAATGCAAGCGATGAAGAGAAGGGCGAGCTTATCAAGAGATATATCGACGCTCTTGGAATTAAGCAGAAGAACATTGAAGAAGAAATCAATAAAGATAAAAATCTTAAGGAGGCAAGCGACGCTATGAAGTTTGCCGAAGAGGTTGCTAAAGGAAATGTGACCTTGGAGGGAATTGAAAAGCGGAGCGATAATACCGATAATGGCAACAAAAATCAAACTGAAGAGGAAGACAAGTAATACCGCCATCTCTGATTTAACGCTGGATCAAGGCGAACCTCTTTTTGATACAAGCACCAACACTCTGTATGTTGGTCACGAAGACGGGAAGACAGATAAAGGAGTGAGAGTAGACACTTCTCGCGCTTTAGATATTGAATACATCAACGATCATGGAGACGACTTGGCTACAATAAATTTCAGTAACGTTAATGTCCCGCAGAAGTCGTGGAATGGCTATGTGTATGTCGGGCACCGCTGGAGTGGCGGTGCAATATCCCCAAAGATTCAGAGGTATTTGTTCCGTACCGCAGATTCCAATTCAGCAGACATTGGATGTCAAGATATTTATTGTGAAACTGTACACGGATCAGCAGACTACCCAACTGGGTTCACATCAAGGGAAACGCCAAGTGGTAATGATCCATGGTGGAACCGAGGCAAGGACAACCCTCTCGCAAACGGTACACTCATTACTGACTGGCAATACAAGACAGACGCAACTGAGAATAATCCAGCTGACATCGCCCTTGTCCAGACCGCCTCTGGTGAGGATGGCGCAATGAATATCGTCCTCGACGGAGATGTGTTTGTACGTGGTGGGGGTGAGTCTTGGCATAGAGTTGCTACGGAAGACGGAAATATTGCAACCGCGACGAAACTCCGGAATGCTCGCAATCTTCAAGTATCACTGGGTGACACATCGGCAACATCATTTGACGGGAGTGCTAACGTTACAAACATTGGTGTGTCTGGCACTCTTCAGGTTGGCAATGGAGGGACGGGGAAAACGACTCTCGCCGAGGTGAATGGCGTTGGCTCTGCGCAACATTTAGAGATCGTTGCGGCAAACGAAATAAGGTTTGTGCGCCCAAGCACTTGGCAAAAGAATGGGGATTTGCTTCTTGGGCACACATGGTCAGACGGCGATAGAAAAGATCTGACTATCAATACGTATATTTTTAACAACGGTGATGGCGCTGGTGGGCTTGCTAATATTCAGTTTGATAACGCCACTGGCGATCTTAATGGAACCGCCACCAACGCTACTAATATCAATATTAGTGGAGCTGGGAGTGTGGATGGGAACTATAAACTTACACTATCTGGCACAACATTAACACTTGAAAAGCAGTCATAAATCAATCATGCAAAAGAAAGAAGACAGAAGAAATGATTAAGAAAGATTTTATTAAAAACGCCTATGGTATGATTCTCGGGCAAATCGAAGAAGATGAAAGAGGAAACAAAACAATCAAGAATCAATACGGGAAAATTCTTGGTCGATACAATTCCTCTGACGATACTACGCGAGATGAGTACGGTTATATTTTATACAGAGGAGATCGCCTTTCACTGCTTTTGCGGTGAGAGGCGTTTCTTTCCCATATGAACGAAAACAATTGTGAAAAATGTCTGCTCGGCTTGCTTTCAAAAGAATTGAATAGTGCAAGTTGCCCGTATTTTAAGCAGAATAAAGAAAAGAAATGTGTAAACTACACAAATATGCAAAAGAAAGAAGAGAAGACGAATGAGAAACAGACATCTCCAGTGTAAGTATATTTTTGATCGAGTCCATATTGAGGGCGGGTCACGGGATGGCAAAATATAAGTTCACCGATTTGAGCGGGCAAAGATTTGGAAGATTAACAGTCGTTAAAAGAGTGGAAAATAAAGTTCAACCAAACGGATCTCATAAAATAATGTACGAGTGTTTGTGTGATTGTGGAACTGTAAAAACTGTGTGCGCTTCTAATTTGAAAATGGGAACGACGAGAAGTTGCGGATGCTTAAATCGAGAATTGGCATCGAAAAGAAGCTCAAAGAATCTTATTGGACAAAAATTCGGTCGACTAACGGTAATTGAAAGAGCGGATGATTATGTCGGACCATCTGGAACGAGAGCCACAAAATATCGTTGCCTTTGCGAGTGTGGGAACATGGTCGATGTTGTTGGGGCGAGTTTAACAATTGGATATACCAATTCTTGCGGGTGCTTACATAGAGAGGTTGTTCGCAAGTTTAATGATTTATCTGGTCAAAAATTTGGCAAGCTAACTGTAATTGAGCGTTTTTATGATGAAGAAAAATATAAACGCAGAATTATGTATCGATGTGTTTGTGAGTGCGGAACAGAGACTATTGTAGACGGTAATTCCTTAAAACGAGGCGTTACAAAAAGTTGCGGCAGATCACTTTGTATGTTTGATGGTCCTCCTAAAAATTTCATAGATCTGACGGGAAGAAAATTCGGGAAATTGACGGTTATTGAGAGGTCTCAAAATCAAACTTCTCCAAATGGATATTGCGCTACAATGTATCAATGTTTATGCGACTGCGGCACCGTAAAAGATATTTGGTCGAGATCTCTTTTAGCTGGACACACACAATCTTGCGGTTGCACAACAATGTCACATGGTGAAATTAAAATACAACAAATGTTGGACTCAAACAGCATCAAATATTTGTATGATTCGAGCTATTTTGACGATCTTAGAGTCGGGCATAAAAAACTTCGATGCGATTTTATTATATTTAGCGACGGAGATCCGATTCGAGTAATTGAGTTTGACGGTGCTCAGCATTTTGAAAACATACAATATTTTGGGAATAAACTTTCAAGGCAGATACAATGCGACAATGTTAAAAACGAGTATTTTTTGACTCGCCACATCCCATTGATTAGAATACCATATACTGACGAGAACATTTTTATCTACGAGGATATATGGTCTGACAAATATTTGATTAAGCAGAGAAAAGAAGGAGACAAGAACGATGAGAAAATTTGAAGAGGTGAAAGATGTGCTTAAAAAATTTCCAGAGATTAAAACCAAAATGCCAGCAAGAGCCACCACGCACTCCGCTGGGTATGATTTTTTTAGTAAAGAAAATTACATCTTAAATCCTGGTGAACATCACATTTTTTGGACGGATGTAAAAGCGATAATGTACTTTGACAATTTTTTACAGATTCATACACGGTCTGGAAATGGTTGCCAAAGAGGCGTCATTCTCAGAAATTGCACAGCAATCATTGACGAGGATTATGCAAACAACCCAGACAATGATGGGAATATTGGAATTTGCTTGAAGAATTGCGGAGACGCACCATTTAGCATCGTCATTGGAGACAAAATTGCAGAGGGCATTTTTTTAAGATACATGATCGTGGATGATGATGAGTATATGAATTCAAAAGAGTCTTCTAAAAGAACAGGAGGCTTTGGTTCCAGTGGAAGATAAGATTGTTCTTTATACAACACACTGTCCTAAGTGTGAAATCTTAACGAAGAAATTAAACGATAAAAACATTAAATATACAGTCTGCGAAGATGTGAATCTCATGGAAGAAAAAGGATTTACTTTTGCTCCTATGCTTGAAGTAGGAGAAAAAATCATGGGGTTCAGCGAAGCAGTTAAATGGGTCAATAGTAAAGAGGGGTAATTGAATATGGATATTTCTGTCAAACTTGACAAAAACTTTACAACGCAGTTTAATAAGCTGAAAGAAAAATATGGCGATAAAATGCTTTCCATTAACGGTTTCGCAGAAAAGAACCTCAACCTCTCTGGGTTTATTGACAATTTTGTGGATTCCGAGAATACGGCAAACTCCACTATTGACGCTAATGCAAATGTTCAATCAAAAGATATTGTAAATTTGATGAACGAAATCTCAAAGCCGTATCTAAAGCTCCTTGGATATAATAAACTGTTTTATGAGATGAATAAAAAATACGGTTATCAGCGTGCTTGCGAGATGTTAGAGGCTGAATGGAGAGGGGATATTTTTATCCACAACTCTTCTGATATTAGTTTTCGCCCCTATTGTTTTAATTACGATCTTGAATCACTTGCGACAAAGGGAATGTTCTTCATCGGGAATCTTAAGACAAAACCAGCACAACACCTTTCGACATTCTGCGATCATCTTCTCGAATTCATTTCGTGGGTAAGTAACAGGCAGAGCGGGGCGGCTGGTATTGCAAACGCTCTTATGTGGTTATATTGGTTCTGGAAGAACGATGTCTCCAACGGACATTATATCAAATCCCCTGAATATTATAGAGATCAGTGTTTTCAGAAATTCATCTTCGACCTCAATATGCCATACCTACGTCTGACGCAATGTAGCTATACGAACTGTTCCGTTTACGATAGAACATACTGCGAAGAGATGTTTGGCGATTTCGTATATCCCGATGGGCAACTCTTTATTGACTGCGTAGATGGCTTTATGGACTTCCAGAAGGCTTTTATGGAAATGCTGTCTAAGATGAGAGAGACGAATCTTTTCACATACCCCGTAATGACTTATTGCCTCGTATACAGAAACGGCAAGTTTGAAGACGAAGAATTTGCAAGATATTGTTCTGAGCATAATATGAGATGGGCTGACGCAAACTTCTTAATCTCTCCCAACACCACCTCCGCCGCAAGCTGTTGTCGACTTCTTTCTTCTGTTACCGATCTTAAAGAAAATAAGCTACATGGCGTCATGAATTCCATCGGAGGCTCTTCTCTTGATATTGGTAGCGTTTCTGTTGTAACAATGAATCTTGCTGGATATGCAGAACAGGCACAGACAACAGACGACTTCTTTGAAATTCTCGACAAGAATATCAGACTTGTTATTGATACAAACGATGTGATTCGTGGCATCATTAAGAGAAATGTAGACAAGGGGCTTCTCCCTAATTACAAGTATGGACTTATGAAATTTAATCGACAGTTCTCTACCATCGGTCTTAATGGTTTGTGGGAATCAGCGAAGAAATTCGGTCTTGCTAAACAAGATGAATTCGGGTATTGGGATTACACAGACGAAGGCGTAGAATTTGCCTCTCGTGTTCTTGATACCATCAACGCAATCAAAGATAGCTATGATTTTGAATATTCCATCAATGTTGAACAAACGCCGATGGAGAACGGCGCTATCAAAGTGGCGACGAAAAACCAGATTTTGTACGGGACTACCGACTATATTACTGGCAATCAGTGGATTGCTCTGAAAGACAAGGCATCGATTAAAGCGAGAACGCGTATCGCTGGAATTCTTGATAACAAGTGTGGCGGAGGTTGCATTACACATATTCAGATTGATGCGCCATTTAGCGATGAAGAGCAAGCATGGAAATCTCTAAATTATATCGCAAGACAGGGTGTTATCTATTTTGCGTTTAACCTTAAAATTAACACAGACAACGAACATCATAGTTTTACATCTGGCGTTTGCCCTATTTGTCTTTCTTCCCCGACCGATACATATCAAAGATGTGTTGGATACCTTGTGCCAACGAAGTCTTGGAGCGACGGTCGCAAGAGAGAACTTTCCGAGAGAGATTGGATGAATCTGAATGATGTTATTCTGTGAGGGCGCATAATGAAACTTAAAGGACTTGTAGACGACGATTTCGTTAATTACAAAAAGTGCTCTATGTTTCTTATCTTCCCTTATTGTTCTTTTAAGTGTGAGCGTGAATGCGGTAAGAGGATTTGTCAAAACAGTCCTCTTGCTACCGCTCCTATTATCGAAATATCTGAAGATGATATTGTGAGGCGCTTTTTGAATGATGATATGGAAGAGGCAATTGTTGCTGGCGGTCTTGAGCCGATGGATTCTTTTGATGAGTTGGTTTCTCTTGTTACGAAGCTCCGTGAAAAGACCTACTGCGATTTCGTAATTTATACTGGCTACAACAAAGAAGAAATCGAAGACAAGATTGAACAGTTAAAACAATTCCCTAATATCATTATTAAATATGGAAGATTCATTCCAGATCAACCACATCACAACGACCTTGTTCTCGGAGTAGAATTGGCTTCTCCAAATCAATATGCAGAGAGGATTTCATAAGATGTTAAGAGTAAGATTAAGTGAAGACACAGACCTTGTTAATTCCATTAGAGCAAAACTGAAAGAGAATTCGGGTTATTGCCCGTGCGCTCTTAAAAAGACAGAAGATACAAAGTGTATGTGTAAATATTTTAGAGATATGATTGAGGCAAAAGCTGTTGGTGAATATTGTCATTGCGGGCTGTATCACATTGTAGAAGAATAACATCGGAAAGAGGAGACTAAAAATCTCCTCTTTTTTTGTAAAGTAGTTGACTTTTACGATTTTGTGTGATAGAATATAGTCACCAAGAACGAAAGAGGAGATAAACCAATGAAAGCAATCACCATTCGCGTATTCAAAAACGATTTGTTTACAAACTGTTCCGCAGGAGGAATTTCCGAAAGGTACGATACCCTGTATTTTCTGTGCGATGATGGGTACATTGATATTCCCGATGATAATGTTCCCGAAAACACTGTTGTTTTTGTAAGGCGCAATGTTGGCGGGAGAGATTGTGGATGTCTTCGTCCCTATCACGCACCCACAGAACATATCCCGTTCTACTGCTTTGGAGGAGCATACGGAGCGACTTCTGACGCAAGATTCAACAAAGTAACGCAAATTTATGGAGCCGTTCCGATTCACGATAGAGTCGAATCTTAACAACAAACACAAAGGAGTAAAACATGAATAAAGAAATTTTTGAAGGACTTTCTATCGACGAGCTTCAAACGGCTCTCGGAGTCATGGATTTTTGCGAAGAAGAGCATTTCGACGAAGAGCTTACTGAGGATATGATTGACTATAGTCTTCATTCTGATAGTGAGGAATGGTCTGATGGCAAGAAGTATTCGTCTATGAGCGAGTTCTGGAAGGAATTCAACGCGGAGGGTGATGGAGTATGAGAAGCATTGTCATTTCTCCAAAGTTTAAGAAGCATTTGAAGAAGGTTGTCAAATACCCGAAATTCAATCAAAGCCTTCTTGACGACACGGTAGGAAAGATTCAGAACGGAGAGAAACTTGACACCAAACTTCGCGACCACGTGGCGTCTAAATCTTCCCCGAGAGAATTGCTGGGGACGAGAATTCTTCATCTTTCTCCGAACATCTGTATGATCTACAAGCTGTCTGACGACGCGGTAACACTATTAGACATCGGCTCGCATCAAGACACAGGATTAACGGAGGACGCAATGAAATTTTTGTCAGTAGAAGCAAGCGATGATATTTTCGCAAAGGCAAAGCTCACAGAGGATGTTCTTACAGAAGACAAGGTTGTTAAATTCAACGGTCAGACAAATCCGCCCTATGGATGGTGTGTGATTCTGTGCGGTGGCTCTGGAATCGGAAAGTCTACTGCGGCTGATTTGCTTGTTCCTATCAATGCAAGAAGATATGATGTAGACGCTCTTAAATCCGACAGATTCTACAAGATTTCATATGATGGAGACGACCATACCATCACCTTTAACAATGGCGAGAGCTATGTTCTTGAAGACGAGGGCATCTTCGAGCCTTATGATATGCAGAATCCTGATTTTGTTAGTTGGCTTCATCAAAAGAGACGCCCTATGGCAAAGAAGCTAAAGAAGTCTATTTTTAAGGCGGGAGAGTATGCCGACAAGGAGAGACTTCCTAATATTCTGTTTGACATCACAGGTAAGGATGTTGAGGATTTTGAATCTATCATTTCCGAAGTTAAGCCCATCGGTTACAAGGTTGCTGTTGTGTGGGTTCTTGGAGAGATTAAACAGGCTATTTCACAGAATGAGAAGAGAGCAAGACAGGTACCTCGTGATGTGCTCTTGAAGGCTCATAGAGGCGTTTTCACTGCAATTGGTGATATTGCTATGGACGCCAAGTTGTTCTCGCAAATTGACGAATTCTGGGTCATTCTACAAAGCGTTTTCGATGTCGGCGACCCTAACGATGTAGACAGATACAGAAAGCTCGCCAATGTATATAAGATTGCGCGGAGAGGCGACGCGCTTATGCTACCCGACAAGGTTAAGCAGATGTACGACGACCAAATTCGCGAAATCGCAAAACTAATTTCAGAAAGGGAGGATTAAAAAATGCAGAAAAATGATTGTGTATGTGTCCCGCATCTTGACATGGATGGTAAAATGACATTCACTGTGAAATGCGAGTCCGATCCGCTGTTTGCTGGATATGGAGATACTGTTGCTGAGGCAATTGACAATGCACACGCAAACAAGCTTCGCCATCTTGAAGCGCTGAGCAAGATTAAAGACGAGGAGAAGTAAAGATGGATCGCAAAAGAAACCTCACGATAAAGTATGAGACGCTTACTCACACCGATGGCAAACTCTACTACATTGTGAGATGCGGTGGCGTTGTTGGGTTCATTGGGAGCGGTGAAACATTCATTGAAGCCATAGAAAACGCGTATACCAACGCTAAGAGACTTGAGAAAATTCTCAAGCGAAACAGGCTTAGAGGGAAACAAGAGCATGACAAACAACATTCGAGTAATTGTTAAGTACTACAATGTCAATAGCCGAAAAATCGAAGACTATGATGTTCTTCTTCGTAGGATGGATGACGTAAAGAAACTGAAAAAGAAGTCTCTTAACAAAGCGGGGTTCGCCGATGCGCTTAAAAGAGAATTCATGTGGAGATTTTGGTCAAAAGCAGAGTGGGAGCTTATTGTCACCAAAACCGAGGAGGGTAGAATTATTCTATCACCTTGGTGTGGGTGCTCAGACCCCGATTCCGTAGCGATTGATGTCACGGATGATACAAGTTTCGATTGGGTTGGATTTGCGGATGAAAATATTCGCGAGCAGATTTTTAAGAATAAGGCAAAGATTGATATTTATGACCAGATTATGTACGGAGACAGATTTGCCAATCTTGTTGACGAATTGTGGCACACGCGACTTCGTTACGAGCGCGACAACCCTAAATTTCACGAGGTGTAAGCATGAGCGCGATGACAATCTTTTTAATCGTGATCTCTGCAGTCGTTGCTCTATGTGTTGTACTTGGCACATGGTGCGTTATGGCAATTGCTGGTAGAGAATCAAGAATGGAAGAACAATTTTGGAAGGAGAATAACGAAGATGACAGAAGAGATTAAAAATGAAGCGGTGACAAATGAAAAAGAGCCGTATGTAGCAAGACTCTCTCACATGCAGTTGGACGTTTACCAGCAGAACGCGATTTGTTCTTGCGGTGGGTTTGTTAATGCGGTTGGCACGAGATCGGAAAACGGTACGACAGCATTTGTGAGCAGATGCACGAAGTGTGGGCATGAATACCTTCTTGCGTATGAATTCCCGAGACTTGTTTATCAGAGACGAGGAGATCGCGCTCCTGAAGATGTGATGCTTGGCAATCCGAACAAGAAGGTTGAGGAGTAAAAAAATGTCAAAGAAAAAGTTTTGGATTTTATCTCTTACATGGGGACTCCCCATGACCATTATCGGATTCTTTGCGTCCCTATTCCTACTGTGTACGGGACACAAGCCTGAATGGTTTGGCTATATGATTCACTTCACTCTAAAATCTTCTAATGGGTGGGGAGTTAGCCTCGGACCTGTTATTATCACCACGAACGACTGCAAAGATGACATCGATATTCTCTCTCATGAGTGTGGTCACTCCTCTTATCAGATGTTTTGGTTTGGGTGGTTCTTCCCGTTCATTGTCTCTATTCCTTCGGCTATCAGATTCTGGCATAGATACTATCTACTGAATCATGGTAAGCATCTTTGGGAACTCACTCCGTACAATAGTGTGTGGTTTGAAAGAACAGCCACGGATTACGGCAAGAAATTTGTTGAAATCATGAATAACAACGCTTAAACATGAAATCAGCTCGTCTTAAAAAGATGGGCTGATTTTTTTGTAAAAGTAGTTGACTTCTGCCTCTGAATATGGTACAATAGAATCACCAAGGACGAAAGAGGTGTTAATCATGAGGAATCCGCGATACTACGCGAAGAAGCAGAACAACAAGGGCTATCTTTACGACAGAGAATTCAGTGATAATGTGCCGATGGCGGTTGAAACCACTTATGAGCTTGCAGAAGCCTACGCAAAGAGATACAACGAAGAGGAGGAATGGGATGATGATGAGTTTGACAGAGAAAATCGCTAACAAGCACAAAGGTTCTTTCGCGAGAATCTGTTATCAGGTGGAAGTCAAGCCTTCTGCCGCTAATTCCTCTCATACCATCAAGAAGGTGGCTACAACGACTGTTCGTGTCGGAGTGGCATATTCACACATTAAGAGCGTAAAAGAGCGTCAGAGCGAGTCTACGGGTGCCACAAGAGCACATTGGTGGAAGTGGGTTGATGGTCTTCGCAATATCATGAAGGAAAACCTGAAAGACCCCTCTAAGAAGTATTACACCTTCGCTACGGCAAGAAACGCACATACTCATATTGATTACTTCGTAGATGGAAAGAATGCAACCGTAGAAGAAGTCAAAGCTCTTACCGTCCCTTCGTACTGGAATTCGAAAACAGTCGAGGTGTTCGATGTAAAAGCCGAAAACCTTCTGTGGGTCGCTTGATTGGAGGATATAGACATGTATAAGACTGGCGATTATGTGCGGTTCACAACCGATAGCATTCGCGAAAAAGACGGAGAGCCTCACCCTACTGTTGGCACGGTTGGAAGAGTCATTTCAGTTCTTCGAAACACCAGAATTCTCTGCGTGAGACTGATCGACATTAAACAACCTCGAGACATCTGGTGGGTGCGAATGGACGATGTAGAGCCTGTGTAACGGCAAAATAAACAAACAAAGTTAAAGAAAATCATAAATATCGGTTAATAATGAAGACTAAAACAAATAGTCAATAACACTCTGATGGGAGCAGATATGAAAGAAGCACGCAGTAATATAGATGGTCATTCCACAAGAGGAGCATATAACTGTTACGGCTATATTTCCAATAGCGTGAGATTTGATAAAGACAGAATGATTGTTAAATCTAAAAATCTCACAGAAGGAATTGATTGGGAAGTTGATAGAAGCCAACTCGGCGGTATTATCGTTATCTCCACCGATGTAAATGCAATTAAGTTAAGTACCAACCAACTTAAAAACTGGATCAAACAGAAGTGGGAGACGCTTAAAAACAGAGTGTCTTACAACAAGAAGATTGACAGACTTTCCAAGAAGTACGGAGACATCTTCGCATGGACAATCGGAAGATATTTACATGGAAGATATAAAGCAGATAACGGCGCAGTGTTTGATGAGAATTCAATCTCTATCGAACTTCTTAATGTGCCAACAGATACAATCATTTCATTTGCAGAGGATCTGTGTTATGACTTCTCACAGGAGACAGTTCTTGTAAAACTCTACGGAGAAGACAGAATCCTCTTCGTTAAACCCAAAACAGATTACAAATCCATTGATGGAAACAAATACAAAGTAGAAAATCTTAAGGAGAATACACAAATGACAGAGCAGGAATTCAAAGATAAAGTAAAAGAGATTATCGAAGACATGGATAGAGGCGATCTTGTTTCCCTCTATAACGATTATGCGAGCGAGAATAACTACGAAGAAATTCACGACATGGACGATATTAACGATTATCTGAGTGGCATGGAGCCGAGAGATATTCTTAACAAAGCGTTCTACGGAGATTTCAATCCCTCTCATGATTACTTCAAGTTTAACGGCTATGACAATCTTGAATCCACTGATTACCCCGAAGACAGCTGGATTGATAAAGATGAGCTTGCAGACTTCATTTTTGACGAGAAGGATGGCTCCTACTACGAATTCGATGATAAGATTCAGGAAGTCATTGATGAATACAACGGTTCTGACGAAGCAGATGCCGAAGAAGAGGATGAAGACTGATGACTCTCACATATAACTACGGCGGGGACATGGACATCTACGGAGAAGATTTTGAATATGATGTAGACCCTCTTAAGGATGGAGTATACGGACAAATGCTTCAGGACGAGAGAGAAGAAATGATTCATATCATCTTCGACGAAATCCTTACCGATAAAGAAAAAGAAGAGATTAAAGCCTCGTTTGGAGAAGATGATTTTCCCGAAATCAAAACCATGGACGATGTAGTGAAGTGGTATACAGCTAAAGAAAACTCTAAAGAGGCTAATGAGCTTATTTCTGAATACGAAGAAGACTTAATGGAAGACAGTGACTGGTTCCACGATTATGTCTATGCGCAATATGAAGAAGAGGCAAGAGATGCCTACGAAGGATAAAAAGAATGATTAAGGTTGGCTCTGAAAATATTAACCGGATTATTGTTTCGCAAGATCAGGCGCAAACAGACCTACTTAGAGTGCTGAAGCCACAAAGCGTAACCGAAATCAATGACACAGATATGCTCTGGTTCGGTGCAAATTCGTATAAGACGGCATTTGCGAATCTACCAGAAACAGATCGTGCATTGTATTTCAGTGGAAGAAGGACAGATACGACATATGGGTATACAACAATCCCGTCAAGTGGATTCGTTTTGGAATTTCCAAATGTTTCGACACCATCTGGCACATCACAGCAGGGGGCATCGATATTTTCTGCTTGGATAGCTTTTGCACAACCGTATCAGTATCTCTCGGATGATTCTCAACCGAAAATTTCCCGTATAGGGGTCGTGATTGATGTCAGCTATGTTGGCACACAAACTCTAAACACGCTTGTGTATGTTAGGCGGGTTATGACTGACGGGACACAGACGGCACTCGTAAGCGCGAACGACACAATATCTGCTGGCGGATCATTGTCTGCATCCTTGTGGATTGCCGATGATTTCAGAATAAGATCCACAATTGTAAAAAGAGAAAATGGTGCCACAAAGACTACGTTGTTGATTGGAGAAGCTCACGCGAATCAACTGTTTCCCGTCCCACTTCAATCCAAAAATCTTTCTGACGGAATATATTCAATGATTGATGAAATTTCATTATACGGAATGAACAATCCAACAGCGAGATTCGCGGGGTATTACAAACCATCAAACATTGCAAGCAACTATATTCTGCGCAACTCAAGTAGCACAATTATCCTTAATGGAGTGTCGTTGGACGGGAGTATTGACTTTGAAAACAGAATCTACTAAAAAGAAGAAAAAGAAATCTTCCCTCTATACCAATACAGGCTATGGAGATGTGGCATACGGATTAAAGATGTTCAATAAAGAGATGGGAAGTATTCCTGCTTCTGGTTCTTTCTTCTCTTCTGATATAGGAAGTGTAGGAGGAATGATGGAAGATATTTCGGAAGATGACATCTTTTCTGAATTCATCCTTAAGCCAGCCACAGAATACATTGAGCAATTCTCGGAAGACGAAAATGAATATTCTAACATTAAGACTGAATATTCATGCGTTTCTAAGTTGCTGAATACGCCTATTAAAGACTTATTTGTTCTTTTAACAGATGTTGACCTTACATCTACGCCGAATACTTACCGTACTTTCAGCGTGGTTGAGCGGTCGACAGGAGTCAGAATGAATAAATATACACACGATGAAATTAAATTTGTCGAGGAAATTTCAAATAATTGCATAAAATATACATTTCCTTCGCATAAATATGCATTAGCTATGTTAAAAGCCTATGAAGAGGCGCAGAGGGGTAGGAGAGAAGACAGATGAGTAAATACAAATACAAGATTGACGGATATACGGATTTTGCAGAATATGCAATGAACCATGATGTATATCTTACAAAGGGATTAAGCTGGGTAGCAGACCCTAACGATATTTTGGTTTCCCATAGAGCTGTATTTGATATTGCGGATGATTCGGTTGTTTCGGAAGTGAACAATGGGATTAGGGCTAACAGAGAACAGTTTGAGCTTATTCCTATTACCCTTAGAGAGCCTTCTGATAATATGCACTCTTATAGAGGAGTAACATATCTTCAGGGATATAAGGCGAGATTAAAGACACAGAAGGGCGCCTCTTATACTTCTACTCTTAAGGAATCCTCTATTGGACGAATGAATCAGCATTTGACCGAGGATAAGAATTTTGCCATTGTTTCTCCTTGTAAGAACGGAGACAGCAAAGAAGAACACAAGAAGAATCTCGCAAAACTTAAAAACGAAGTATATAACAAATATGGACTCGGATTCATCGAACTTATCTCTAAATGGGTAGATGAAGATGGGAATGTTTTTGATGAATACGCTTTGTTTATCCCTAACATGAGCAAGAAGGTAGCAATGAAGCTCGGAGAAGAATACTCCCAGTGCTCTGTTATTGTTTGTGATGATGGGAAATGCGAGGAAATTTGTACTACTCCTTTTGATACATACAATGTCGGAGATACAGTAAGAACATTTAATCTTTCCTCCGATATTCCGATGAATATTACTCTTGCAAAGTCCATTCTCGATAAGGGCAATATGGGCGCAGTGAGTGTTACGAGAAAAGGAAATGTCCCGTTCCATCTTTCAGAAGTATTAGAGGTAATTCCCGCTAAGGCTTCTATGTTTGAAAAAGAAGAGAGATACAACAGAATCTATTGTGAAGCATTCTCTATTCTCCCTATTGGAAAGAATACAGTCGCCAAGAAGGTTATCAAGGAAGAGCTTAAAGAGAAGTATAATCTTGATTTGTCTAATCTTGATTCTACTAACGGAATTGTGTACGGTCTTTCTAAGAAGAGAGCAATTAAGATATGCGAGAAATATTCTCTCCCTTATACAATTCATTGTGATGGCTATAAGGCAGATGTTGTTTGCACTTCTACCTTCGATGGCTTTGTAGAAGGCGACAAGCTGTCTTCTTTTAATGTTCCCTTTGATGGCAGTAAGAATATTACCGAGAGTGTTGTCGCTCGTTGTAGCAAGTTCTCACGCCTCGTGGAAGGTCTTGAGGAAAGTAAGAGATATAGAAAGGTTCAGAAGAGCCTTTATGGCGATCCGAATGGAAAGATCAAGACGTTTGCCATTGTCTCCCCTGAAAATCCAGAGGGTGCTCTTGGAGACAAGAAAGACCCTAATTTCAAAGAGAATTATCTGAACTACCTCGTAGATAAAGACAAGGGGCAATTTGATGGCAAGACAAGAGAAGAGCTCGCCACAGGAATCAGACGAGAGGGAGACAGAATCTTTCATATCGGCAGACTTCCTTATGTGCGATTGATTGGAGAATATGACGGGAGAGAAGAATCTTATATGATTTTTAATCTCACCCCGAGCGATGCTTTTAAGATTGCTCACGCATACGGGCAAGAGAGCTTTTTCTTCGGACATGTTTTTGAAGACCATTCTGATATTGCCTATTACAAAACTACGAACTTCTGTAAATCATATCGACTTGTTGAAGTATCGCAGACGGTATCGGATGAGACTAAGGCGGATAATTACTTCTCTAAGTTTGGAGCGAAATTCAAGATTAACATGAATGAATTTGATGATGTGGTCCCAGAAGTCAAGAATCCATCTGCTTTTGATGCTTCTCTGTCGGAGGGTTTGTCATATATGATGAAAGCCGAGGCGAGAAAGCACATACCGTATGATACGCCAGAGGATTTCAGAGAAGAATATAGTGTATTTAATCATGTAACGCCGTATGAAAGGAAAGAATTTCCTAAAATTTTCATTAGACGGTAAGAGAGGATAAATAAATGGACGAAAGAGATACTTTTTTTGATAGTGGATATGAGTGGGAAATCACTTCTATCCTAAGAGAAACCGAAGGTCAAGACTCCGATGGTTGGCTTACCAACTGGCTCGTTGTCGAGGCTAAGAACGAAGACGGAGATAAGAAATATTTCGTCATTGAAGAGGACGCTGGCTATGCAGATTGGGGTCCTCTTGATACCCCCAAGGAAGCTATTGAGTGGCTTCTTCACAAATGGGATAATGTAGACGAAGATGAGAAGGAATATGATGATGATTATATTCCCGAATCAAAGTGTGAAGAGTGCGAAGAAGATCTCGCTCTTGATGATGTGGAGATTGACGACGCCTTCATTAACAGTCTTTCTGATACCCCCGTTGTGACTGCTGAAGTTGTAGAGGAAGAGCCGAAGGAAGATAAGCCTCCTCAGACACCCAAAGAGAATGGTCTTGCTACCACTCTGAATAAACTGATTGTCGGAGAGCTTGATACAATCAACGATTATAATGCGGCTATCCAGCAGTGTAAGGATTGGGGATTTGAAGACAAGATTCCCTCTCTTGAAGATATCGTTAAGGAAGAGCATGTTCACATCGGTCAGCTTCAGGAGCTTCTTAAAACTGTTTCCTCTAACGCCAATGCTATTGAACAGGGCGAAGAAGAGGGAGCTAAACAGATTGCAAAGGCTGAATCGGAAGATGATATTCCCATGATTTACGCTAACGACAACGATGTCTTTGTGGATGCGGAAGACTTTGTAGAAATTGACTGAGGAAATTCTTAAAAGTAGTTGACAAACAATCCCTCTTGTGATACAATAGAACCATAGGAGGGATTTTTGATGAAACTCGTACACACCGACCATCTTTTAGAGATGGCGAATATTCGCGGGAAGGATATGAAGAGAGAGGATATTCACTTCTCTTTCTTCTTCTCGCGCAAATATCCTAATCACGCTCCCAGAATCAAGATTTGCTGGAACAGAGAAAAGATGACTCATGATACAGGTAATCTTGAAATTCATGGTGATTACGCCTATACACAGGATTCTTCTTGCAGGTATAAACCAGATACGGTTGATATTGCTACGGCTCGGTATTTTGCAAAGAAGTACAAAGTCCTTTTGACTGCTGTATGGGAAGAGAAACTCGACCCTAACGATTTGATCGACTGGTTCAGAGAGAGAATCGGCTGGAAGGAACTTATGAGTTGCTTTGTCAATATCGACCCAACCATGTCAAGACTTCTTCTATGCGTAGCGCCGAGTGTGAGTAATCTGGAGCTGTTTGTACGCGAGCACAACCTTTGGAATCTATACGACTAATTAAACAGGAGATATAATTATGAAACTTCTTAAAGAAGAGAAGCTCGACAGAAAGCAGATTGCTATTGAAGAGCTTGCCAAGAAACTTGAACTTGACCCGAAGACGCTTAAGGCGGAGGAAGAGCGTTCGGATAATCAGTACATCTACTATACCGTAGAGACGGAAGACGGTGAGAGATATGTGGTAGCAGATCATGTAACAGCGGAAGATCTTGCCAAGTCAGATGTTAAATCCGTTGTTGATGACCTCGGTATTGAATCTTTTACGAAAGAGTATCAGAAAAAGATTTTCGATAAATTCGCAGATGAAGAGCCTTTTCGTCAAGCGTTTGATGAGTCGTATCGTTCTTATATTGAAGATATTAAGAGCGAAGATGACGACGAGTACGAAAATCGTTTTGTAAGAGAGCTTGTTGAAAATGAGATTGTCTCTGATGATGATCTTGTGGAAAACGAAGACGGACTTCTTGCTCTGAAAGAAGACGCTGATGAAGACGACCTTGTTGACCGCTTTGTTGACGCTATGGCTAATGCGTGGAATTATGATTATGTCAATTGGATGAAGACTGAATTTGGTCTTGATGAAGTGACTCGTTTTATTAAAGAGACCGACGCTGTTGATTGGGACGCAGTTGCCAAGGACGCTGTTGATGTTGATGGCATTGCTCATTTCGTAGCCTCTTATGACGGCGAAGAGCTTGAACTTGGCGCTGATCTTTACGCATACAGAATTGACTAAAATAGAGAGGGAGAAACAATGAAACTTAATAAAGCAATTAACGAAGCCATGGAAGCGAAGCCTTTTGCTATCAGAGAGCCGAAGGTTATTGCGGCTGACAGACAGTCCTATGTAGTGGCTGTTGACGACATCAACAAGGCGGCAGATGAAGCAGAGAAAGTGAATGCAGAGCTTGAGAAGACCATCGATGATTCTATTGTCCCGAAGGTTACTAAGGCAATGGAGGATAAAGTCCTCTTCCGTAAAAAGCTTGATGAATCCCTCTTTGACGGCGAAAAGAAATCCGTTGTAGAGAGAATCATGATTAAGCCCAAACGCAAAATTGAAGAGTCGAAAGTTGAAGAGGAAGTACTCGAAGAGAAGAAGAAAGAGATCGAAGGCGTCCCCGAGGATGTATGGACTGTTGCTTATGACAGACTTTTCCCTGGTAACCGTTTTAAGAAGCCTCTTATCGCACAGGACATTAAGAAGCAGTATGACCCTTCTCAGTATTATAAGACGGCTGGCTCTATTCATGACATCGGTATCTTTGTGGAATCTCCTGAAGACGCCGACCTTGCCAAGAAGGTAGCCGACGAGCTCCTGCTTATCAGCACAAAGCCGAAGAAGGTTGACGAAGACAAGTATGCGGTTGTTATCAGAATCACAGAGGACGATTTCAATCTTCCCTTTGAAGAGTACTGCAAGAAGTATGGTCTTGATTATTCCGCTATCATTCCTGTCGCTTCTTCTACCAAAGACTAATACTACAACGAGGGAGTGATATAGCTATGTCGATGTTCGACAATTACAAAAACCTTAATCCAGACTATATTCCCGACAACAGAAAAGAAACACTCCCTTCTTGCAATGTTGAATTCGATGACACTCTCCCTAAAGTCTTAAAGGGCTATTGGGGAGAGCCTATCGGATATACATGGCATTATGGAGATACTTTTACGGCTCATATCAATCTGAACAAGCTCATTACCATTGACGAGAGCGATATTGTATATACGGAAGCAGGAGAAGCGCCCGATGAAAATACAAAGGGAGAATTTCTCCAGAGCATCTACAATACATACGACCTTAAAAGATGGGTTTGTATGTCTATCGGTCAGTCTGTTTATACATGGAAAGAGATGATCCCCTTCTCTTATCCGCAACACGCCAAGAAGCAAGTATATCTTCAAGACGCAAGAGCGTATGAAGGTAAGCCTCTTATCTTCTCTATTCTTAATTTCAGAGGCGAGCCTCTTTATACCATAGAGATAGAAGGAACGCAGATTGCAGATATTACCATTGACGAAGAGACTGCTAAGAAACTTATTCCTGGACTTTATAGAGCGTACTTTGTTTCCGACAATGACCTTACTGTAAAGACTGTTAAGAGCTTCCAGATTGAAGTCTTGGGCGAGAAAGGAGTTTTCTAATGTTTCAGATTGCACAAGATAATTCTGTCCGCCTTTCCAGAGGAGATTATGTTGTCTTCTCATGCTTCATCAATGCGGGGAATAAACTGACACTAAGGCGATATACTCTTAATGCAGATAATGAGGCAAGAAAGGGAGATATTCTCTATTTTGCTATTATGGAGCCTAACCATAAGTTTGAAGACGCAATTGTGAAGAAGACATTTACCGCTGATTCTCCTACAAACGAATTTGGAGATACTCTTATTGAACTTAAACCAGAAGACACCGAGAATCTTCTCACTGGTCTTTACTATTACACCGTCAAGCTCCAGAGGTTTGCTGATGATGGCTCGTATTATGTAGACACTATCATTCCTGACAGGCGCTTCGTCATCGAGGATTAAGCCACAGGAGGCGTCAGAATTGGCTCTGTTGGGCGTTTGACTATTTGTTGGTGTAGTAAATAGACTACGCAACAAATCGCAATACGGAGAGTTTTAGAGCCTCTCACGCTAAACCAATCAAGACTGTATATTTATGCAGTGCGACGCATATTTATACAGTCTTTTTCTTTTGTCTTTCGACACACCAACAAAGAGTGTCAATTTAATAAAACCGTGAAGAGATAGCGACAAAATCTATTAGAAAAATAAAAAATATTTTTGGAGAGAGGAGATTCGTGTATGGACAATCAAGTTCTTATGATTATTCTCGATGTGCTGGCGGCTATTGCTATTCTTATCCCTGTTGGATATAGCATTTTCCGTGTAGTCTCGAAGGCTTTCAAGGACAAGGATTATGCTAAACTTCTCTCTAATGCACTTGATCTTATCGTAGTTGCAGAAGAGAAGTACAGCAATGGAGAAGACAAGAAGAAATTTGTTCTTGATATGCTTTCCGAGATTGCCAAGAAGGCAGGAATTAAGTACGACGCTGATAAGCTGTCTGCTACAATTGACGAGATTATTGCACTCAGCAAGAAAGTAAACAAGTAACCAAGCAAGGGTAGAGAAAATCTTATCATCTCTGCCCTCTTTTCTTAGAGACGAAAGGGACAATACGATGGGCGGAGAAATTTTTTGGGAAATTGTTCGTGCCTCTGCGGCACCTATTGCAACAGCTATTGTAACATTTCTCATTACTAAAATCAGAGCTATTGATAAGCAGAGACAAACCGAACGGGAGATTGCCGAGCGCATGAAAAAAGAGCAGACAGAAACGACGGAGAAGCTGACTGACAGTATGAAGGTTCTTTTAAGACGCACAATCAAAGAAGATTGCGAGGAATATCTTAAAAGAGGGTTCTGTTCTGTTGAAGAAAGAGAAGAGCTTGAAGAGGCATATAATCTCTATACTGGCTTTGGAGGGAACCACACAATTCCTCAGTATATGAAGAGGATTGAAAAACTTCCTTTTCACGATCAAAACGCAACACACTAATCCCACAAGAAGGGAGATTAAACATGAATCAAGACAATATGCTTTTCGGTCAACTTAACCAAGAGATCGAATTGCTTGAATATATCGGGGAAGACACTGATACGGCTAAGGTTACTGTCGATGGAAAAGCACAGGCAATTGCTGTTGATGTTAAGAAAGTACCGAACAAACTTGTTATCACGGAAGATAGCACAGGAGAAACTCTTATACATGAGTTCGATGGCTCTTCTGAAACTCTTGTAGATCTGACTGGATATGCAAAAGAGGAAGCGACACAAGAAAAACTTGATGCTAAAAGAGACAAGATTGTAAGAGATGAGACACAAGACCCTCAGTATACTCTTGTCTATTCGCAGAACACTAACGGAGTAGAATCTTCTATCCCTACTACGACCTCTGCTGTTGCTGGATCTATTCCTATCCGTAATGCTAACGGAAACTTAATCGGTTACCAAGCACAAGGGCAGGAATACACGCCGTTTTCTCAGGTAGATGCAATTGCTAAAACCAAGGTCGCAAAGATCACAATACCCAGTGGTAATCCTGCAAAAGTATATGGAGCCAACTCTGCTGGCGAGACCTCTATTCCTGTAGACAAATCCGCTTTAGCTGATGCTATTGCATGGAGAAACGCAAAGGGGAATCTTGTTGGCAACGACGCCACTGCTGATAACGAGTACACCATTTTATCTCAGGTCAACGCAATTACCCAAAAAGAAGTAGCAGACTTAGGAGCGGACATCGACGGTAGGCTTTATGAAGTAGAAGAAGATGTACAGACCAAGTATGATAACAGTGTCCATAGAACAAAGTTGCCTTCGAATCAGGCGGCAAGAGTATACACCGAATATTATGATACTGCAACAGGCACATCTAAGCAAGGGAGTACCGCATATAGTCCCAGTGCTCAGGCTGGGTACTTTGCTATGCGTACTTCTAACGGACAGCTTAATGCCCCTAATCAGGCTACTTATGAACCGAGTGATGATCAATTCGTTTCTAAGAGATTCACCAGCGCTCATTATGTTCCTATAAATGGGAATAGTACAATCACTGGTAATCTTGCTATTACTGGAGATTTAGCTGTATCTGGTACAACTACAACTGAACATCAGAGTCAGCTTTTTGTAGATGCAAATGTCATTGCCACTAACTCTAACAAACAACCTCTTCAGACTGCGTTGTCTGGTCTTGCGATTAACAAGAATGAAACTTCGACCTATGGTATCATGTATGATCCTTCTGATGATACTGTGAAATTTGGAGAAGGCACTCTTGACGCTGATAATAAGTTTGTGTTTAATACCGGTGAAGGACACCCTCTTGCTATTCGCGCAGATAGTTCTAAATTCACCGATACTCATCTTGTAAAATGGGATGCAGATTCTATGAGTTTTGTGGATGCGGGCATTTCTCTTCTTGGCGGAGACAATGACGCAAAGGAAGCGATTCAGCAGAAGAAACAAACAGGGACTAAGGGAGATGTATTCTATAATACCATTGTAGGATATGCGATGAACGATCCCGAAGGGAAAACTGTTGGATTTGATGCGTATAATAAGTATATAGACCCGATCACACACCGAGAAGAAGATAGCGCTACGCCAATTCTGAATACAGCCGATTACTCCACTGTACTTGGTGGCATTTCCGAAAATACAGCTGGAGAACCTACCGTTGTTCGTCCGCAATGGTCAAGTGACGCAACAATCTCTTTTATTGCAGGAAAAAGAAATATTAACTTCGGCAAACATAACGCAATCTTCAATACAGACAATATTGCTTATGGCGCTGACTCATTTATCGCTGGACTTCAAAATATTGCCGTTCAAGATGCTGTCAGTATGCTTGGAATGGGACTTATCGCAAATAAGTACGGACAGGTCGTCGTTGGTAGGTGTAATGAACCAGATGACAGCGCTCGTTTCATTGTTGGCGGTGGATGGCAAGCCGTAAGAGTCGACGGAACCAATCCCGACGGTTCTAAAAGATATGTTCTCGACTCAATTACTCGTAAGAACCTTCTAACCGTTAACGATGATGGCGATACGCATTCTTCTGGCAGAATGATTGCTGATGGTGCACCAGTCGGAGATACAGATGTTACGAGGCTGAAAGAGCTCAATGGTGTCAAGGAATCCCTTTCAGATGATATAAACACCGCTATTACAACCGAAACTGATAGAGCTAAGGAAGAAGAAGAGAAACTTCAAACCAACATCAATGGCAAGGTAGATAAACTTCTCAAAGATGATCTTACTACCAGAGTATATGCGCAGGAGAAAGATGGAACAGAGACTTTCATTGTCGCCTCTGTTAATGCTGATGTTAATACCATTCCTTTAAGAGATGATAAAGGAAATATTACTGCTCCTGATCAGACCACCGATGCTCCTGCTGGAAATCAGTTCATTTCTCTTGATTATGCAGATGGCAGGTATGTTAAGGGCGCGCTTCCTACTATTGGTACCTCTACATCTTCAACCGATCTTAAGAAGATTGTTTATACTGCCGATGCAGATATTCCCGCTACTCCAGAAGAAGGGGTAGAGTATGCGGTCACTGATTTTATTAGTGAAGCCGATCTTGATAATGCTCTTGCTACTAAAATCAATAATGCTCAAGAGAAACTTACTTTTGATACTACTCCTACTTCTGGCTCTACTAATCCCGTTACTTCTGGAGGAATTTATGATGCTATCTCTAAATTCCTTACTATTCAAGTTTCAGATAGCCTGATGGGAGGCTGATGATTTATGAGTTATAAGAAAGTATTGATTACTGGATCAGACGGTTCTTATTGTACAAGTTATAAAAAAGCATTGATTGCGAATACAAAGAACCTCTTTAATCCTGCTACGGCTAATATTATAGATCATACAACTTATTTTACCCCCACAGGTGGCTCGACTACTCATTTCTATAAAATGGCGGTTGAAGCAGGGACAACCTATTATGCGTCATTTGATTTATATGCTCAAGGAGCTAATGAACTAGGATTAGGCATTCAAACAGGAGATCACTATAGAGATGGTGAGCAACTTGCGATCAATTTAATTGGGCAAGAATCTACCAAAGGATTCGTTCGACATACTGTAAAATTTACAGTCCCCGCTGACATTACGGAGGTCACTTTTTCAGGATTGCTACCTAATCAATATCGCAACTTCCAAATTGAAAAAGGTGATAGTGCTACTTCTTATGTTCCTTATGGATATCTAAATGAAACAAAATCTGCTCTTATCACTCCGACAATCAATCTATTTGATGAAAGTAAAATCATTAAAAAAATCCAACATGATGGCTACTGGACTTCTTCAGCTGATATTTCTGGAACAACGGGTCACTTTTATGTGATGACAGTTGAACCTAATACGACTTATACTGTTATAAGCGGCTGCTATAATTCTACGGCAGGCGACAATAATTTGCTATATTCGGTACAAGTTGGCAACAGTTTCTATGATTATACTACAAGACTTGTCACAGGTCTCGTAGCTTCTTCAAACAAAGGCTGGAATCGGAGACCATATACTTTTACTGTTCCTGCCAATGTTATGGAAGTCACATTTTCTGCTTTTACTACTACGCAATTTAGGGGGTTTATGGTGATAAAAGGAAATATCCCTACTGCGACTGCAATTAAACAGCCATACATTCCATATCAATACATTTAAGAGAGGAGGAGACTTATGGCGACAGCTTATAAAAATAAAATATATACTGGCAAAAATATTACTTGGAATCAGTTAATTCAAGATAATACTGGTTTAACCACAAGAACAGTAAATGGAATAACCTATACAAACAATAAAGATGGCACATTTACAGTTTCTGGTATTGCTACCACTGTTTCAACTTGTATTGTTGGAAAATTTACAAATCTTGACTCCTCTCATAAATATCTTTATTGTGGCACTCCGTATGGTGGAGCGGGTAATACTTATTCAATGAGAGTCTATGCGTCTGGGGTGGGTCAGTCCGTTGCTTCAGACCTTGGAGAGGGTGCTGTTATTACTGGAACAAGCGCCAATGAGATGAGAGTTGTTATTGCTGGCACAAATAAAGATTTTGGAATCTTGACATTTACTCCTCAACTCTTCGACCTCACTCTTATGTTTGGAGCGGGAAATGAGCCTGCAACAGCTACTGAGTTTTGGAGCCATTTTGATAGAAAGTATTATCCATATAATACTGGAGAAAGTCAGCCTCTCTTCTTGATTAGTAGAAAGAGAAAGATTAAATCAGGCGATGCCACTCTAATAAGTTATAAGACAAAGATAAAGGAGGGATAAACGAATGGCAGAAATTACAATGAAACCTATTACAAGACAACAAACAAGATATATGACAAGAGCCGAATTCGATGCTCTTGATAAAACTACCGTTTCTGTCGGTACTGAAATTTGTATCGTAGATCAAATTCAAAAAGAGGATTTATCTACTGATTTACAAAATGCGATAACCAAAGCGGAAGATTCTCTTTCTGCTACTGGCGGGACTGTATCAGGTGATCTTACAGTATCTGGAAATCTTACCGTTAATGGCACGACCACAACGATTGAGTCTACTACTCTTAAAGTAAAAGACAAACTTATTGAAGTCGCCTCTGACAATACCGTTGCTCTTACTACTCCCGCTGGTATGGTTGCTCCTAAATATGACGGAACGAATAGTGGCGCTCTTGTGTTTGACTATACAGGTACTGCGTATGTTGGTGATGTTACTCTTAATGCGGATGGAAATATTGATGTTGGCTCATCTGAACTTCAGCCTCTTGCTACGAGAAATCTTTCTTCTGATGATGACGGAAAACTTGTTCAGTGGGACGAGACCAATAAGACACTGGTAGCTTCTACTAAGTCTTTTGATGATGTCAGCTCTGCTACCAATCTTCAGAATGGCACTGGCACAAATACTCTTCAGCAGGCTCCCGCACAGTCTACATTTATCAATACGATTGTTGGATATACGAAGAACGACTCCGAAGGTTCTACCGCAGGTGTTGATGCTTATGGAGCTTATGTAGACCCAGTCATTTACAACGCTACTGACAATACAACAACAGTGGTGAATAGTGGCGAGAATACCGTTATGCTCGGTGGACTCTCTCATAGTGCTCACGGAGTCCCTACTGCTGTTCGACCTGACTACACAGGAGATGCCACACAATCCTTTATCTTTGGTCGAAGAAATATCAATATCGGAGACTATAATGCCGTTTTCAATACAGATAATATTATTTATGGCGATAACTGTTTCGTAAGCGGATTGAGAAATGTTTCTCTCGCTAATGAGACTACTATGCTTGGTACAGGACTTGTTAGCAATCACTTAAGACAAATTGTTCTTGGATATTGCAACGAACCTGATGACACTTCTCGCTTTATGATCGGTGGCGGTTGGATGACCCAACATAAAGACGGAACTAATCCAGATGGCTCCAATAAGTATGTTCTTGATTCTATCACTCGCAGAACAATCTTCAAAGTAAGTGAGACAGGCGATACTTATGCTTATGGTAAGATGAGCGCGAGACTGACTCCTACCGATGATATTGATGTTGTTAGACTGCAGGAGTTGAATAATAAGTCAACAGAGTTAAGTACACAATTTGATAATAAACTTAATGGCAAACTTGATAAGCTCACTCCAAAAACAAGCAGTTTGTTGTATGGTCTTACTCCCGAAGGTAATAATATCGGATTCTCTACGGGCACTGCTACTGTGTCGCAGTACGCTATCCCTCAGAGAGGTACAAATGGTCAGATTGCAATGCCTAACCAGATCACCTATGCACCTACTGATGACCAAGCTATCTCCAAGAGATTTGCAGATAATACTTATGTATTAAAAGGTGAGTCTCCTTCTGGTTCCTCAGCTTCATGGCATGATACTGCACCATCTGATACGAGCAAAGTGTTAATGACGGAGATCACAATTAATCCAGCTTCTACAGATGAGGCTTATATTTTCCATGACTCTAAGTGCATTGTTGCTGGTTATCAAGTGAATGCCATCAGAGGAACATTCCCGTTGAGTTATCTCACTGAAGAATCGAGATATTGGTATGGCTCTTTTACTGGAACTGTATCTGCTTCTGGTAGCACATCCACTCTGGTAGGTGCTTCAACTATCTCTCTTGCTGGCGTTGTTAATGCGGCTACTGCTCAGAGCGGTGATACCGCTGGGACAACGACATATGCGTATGATGGCGGAGATTATAACGACGCCTCTGTGACGTTCAGATTCTTATATTAAACGAAATAAACACTCTACAAGGCTTCTAATTGTTTTGGTAGGTAAATTATATACCCAAACGCATTTCGCGCGTTATAGCGAATTCTGGAGCCTTGTAGAGCCATATTATTGAAGAAAGGAAGATATATTATTATGCAAATGCGTGAATACAAGTTCCAGTATCAACTTAACGGCAAGAATATTGTCCGTATTGAAGCCGTTTCTGATTCTGTACCAGCAGAAATGCCAACCTCTGACAAGATTGACGGCTTCCCTCAGATGTGGGCACCAGAAACAATTCAATGGGCGGCTGGTAGTCTTGTGTATGTAGTGAATACTGGAGACACCTACATGGCAAATGAAAGCGGTGTGTTCAAAAAGGTTATTCAAAGCAGTTCTTCTTCTGGTGGTGGCGGCACTGGCGGAGACGATCCTGATGGTGAGACTACCTACTTCTAATGTTGATGGAGTGATAGCACATTATGAAATTTGCCTGTGGACCGAAAGAGCGAATTTTAAATGCCATTTCTTCTGGTAAAATAGCAAAAGAGTCGTTGATTCTTACAAGTGATGACACGATTGTAGAAATCTTATTTTACGACAAAGACGGGCAACTAAAACAAGCAGATAGAAAATCAAAATTTACCTCCCTTGATGAGGCTCGTACATGGGCTACTGCATGGGGAGAAGAGGGAGATCTTATCACAGTCAAAGGAAGTGCTGGTTGGCTCCCTTACTATGTTGATACAGATAAGACAGTAAAACAACTTCCTTCTTCTGGTGGAGGAAGTTCTGGATCATCTGAGGGAATTCAATTCTTTAACTCTGATTTAGATTTTCCTACTAACGGAAGCCATAATATGTTGTATGTCGATTATGAAAATCGGTATCTGTATTTATGGGATTCTACGGAGGCGAAATACGCTCCGATGAATTATAATTTCCAAAACATTATTATAAATGGAGGACAAATTTAGTATGGCACAAAACACTATTTTGACCACGATTCAGAACAAGCGTGGTCCTGCCGCTAACTGGCAGACAAAGAACCCCGTGCTTGCGGCTGGCGAGATTGGCGTTGAAACCGACACTCACAAATTTAAGTTTGGTGACGGCGCTACCGCATGGAACGATCTTGCTTATGCTGGTGCAGACGAGGCTCAGATCAATGGTCTGATCGCGGCGGCAGAAGACAGATACTTCTCTGTTGTTCGTAATGCTGACGAAGCCGACAACGACGCTATTGCAAGAGCACTCGGAGAAGAGACTGCAAGCAAGGGCGATATTTGTGTTATCAAGACTGCGCTCGGAACCACTCCTGAATCCTATTCCTTTATGGGATATGTATTCGACGGAGAAAACTGGGGTGCTATGGATGGCAACATTAGTTCCGAGAACGTTATCCTGTCTAAGGACATCGTGTGCGCTGGCGCGTATACACAGGTCGGAAACATCACAAAGTCTCAGTCTGGTACTACCACAATCTCTGGAAAGGGCAAGACACTGAACAAGGTTCTTGAATCTATCTTTACGAAGGAACAGAACCCCTCTAAACCCACTCCTACTTGTGGTGTTACTCTTACTGGTGCTGGCGCAAAGGAAGTTGGTACGGTATTCACTCCTGCTTATACGACTTCTTTCGATAAGAAAGCATACGCTTATGCTCCTACCGACACTGGTGTTACGGTAACTGCATGGGAAGTCAAAGACAGCAACGATGTTACGAAGACGACTGCTACTGGCACTTTTGATTCGTTCACTGTTACTGAAACCACGAACTATAAGCTGACTGCTAAAGCTACTTATAGCGATGGTAATATTCCTAAGACAAACCTTGGTAATGATTATCCTGCTTCTCAGATTAAGGCTGGCACCACTGCTTCTGTCAACTCTTCTGCTGTCACTGGTTATCGTAACTGGTTCTATGGTTATAAGAACGCTTCCGGTGTTCTTGATGTTACCGCACTTGATTCTGCTAAGATTCGTGCTCTTACCGCTCGCAACGGTTCTTTCCCCGCTACGATTGACACGAACGGAATGCAACAGATGTTCTTTGCTATTCCTGCTGGCAAGAAGAGCTCGGTTAAGTGTTCTAACAATGTCAACGGCGCTCCCTGCACGATGGTAAAGACTACTGTCAGTGTTGAAGGTGCTAATGGATTTACTGCAATTGATTACGATGTTTGGTATGTCAACTCTGCTTCTGCGGACAGTGGCGCCAACACTTACAAGATCGTTGTGGCTTAATGAGGATGGAGGAATAATAACATGACAAGAGAAGAATTTTTTGCCGCTAAAAACGCTGGTGCCCTTTGGGATGTCGGCGTAAGTATTAACAGAACTAACCCTCTGCCTCTGGATAAAAACGCGGTATTTGACACTCTCGAAAACGCACAGGCATATGCCGAAGGCGTCCTTGCTTATCCTGGTCAGTTTATCGCCGTTGTTGGCGAAACCGCCGTTGATGGCTACCTGATTGTAAAGGCTGGAACTGGCGCAGAACTTAGAAAGCTCGCGTCGCAGACTGCAAGCGGAGATATCGTTTCTGACCTGAACTCACTGGCTACCAGAGTAAGCGGTCTCGAAACTTCAGTTGGAGATATCAAGGCTGAAATCGGTGCCAAGAAAGACGGTGACACTGCCGCTACTGGTATCTACAAGTATGTCGACGACGCTGTTTCTGCCGCTACTCCTGATGGATACGACGGCGTAAAGGCTGATGTTGCAAAGCTCGTCGGTACAGACAAGGGTGAAGATGGCAGAGCTAACAAAACGGTTAGAGAGATTGCAAAAGCCGAAGCAGAAGCCGCAGTTAAGGTTGTCATGGGTGAGGATGTCAACGAAGCATACGACACCCTGAAAGAGATTTCTGACTGGATTGGTACTCACGGACAGGAAGCTACTGACCTTACAACTCGTGTTAAGGCGAACGAAGATGCGATTACAAAGCTCAACGACGAAGCCACTGTTGAGGGTTCCGTAGCTCACACTGTTAAGACCGCTATTGATGGCGCTCTTAAAGCTGACGGAAAAGATAAGTATGCTCTTGCTTCTGAGCTTGCTACCACTAATACAAATGTCGAGACGGCTAACGGTAAAATCACTGCTCTTGAGACGAAGACTGCTGGTCTGAAGAACGCAGATGGTGAGGATGTTACTGTTAAGGCTTATGTAGATGCTGGCGACAATGCTCTCGACGCGAAGATTACCGCTGTCGATCAGAAGGTGGGTAATCTTGGGGCTCTTGCTTCCAAGAGTGAGGTTGCAGAGGCTGACCTCGCTTCTGCTCTGAAAACAAAGATTGATGGTAAGGCTGATAAAGCTACAACCCTTGCTGGATATGGTATTACTGACGCATATACGAAGTCTGGTGCTGATGATGCTATCTCTGGTGCTATTGACGCTCTTAAACTTGGCACGATGGCTAAAGAGAGTGCGGCTGATTACAGCAAGACGACGGTTCTCAACGGAAACGCAGAAACTGACACAGCCGAATCCAATACATTCGCTGGCGTAAGAAAGTATGCCGACTCTAAGGCTTCCTCTGCTCTCACCGATGCCAAGACTTATGCTGATGGTCTTGTTGGTGCTGACAGCGCTATTGCTGGTAGAGTGGCTGATCTTGAAAGTAAGCACGCCACTGGTAAGACGGTTGCTCAGGAAGTAACTGCTGGTATTGAGGCTCTTGATCTTGCTAATACGTATGCGGCAAAGACTCATGCCCACGCGATGACCGATGTTACAGGTCTTTCTGATGAACTTGCGAAATATGCGACGACTGATAGCGTTCAGACGATTGCTGAAGGACTGAACACCAAAATAGGATCAATCACTGGGTTTGATTCGATGAGGGCATATGTGGATGATGTCACTGGTGCAATCAATAGTGCCGCTAATAGTGCGGAAGCGGGCGTTGCGGCGATCAACACCAAGATCGGCGCAGTCCCCAATGACAAGACTATCGTTGGGATGATCGCCGATGCAAAGACCGAGGCTACCTATGACGACGCCGAAGTTAAAGCTAGCATTGCTGACAACAAGGCAAAGATCGAGACTCTTAATGGTGCTGAGACAGTTGATGGGTCTGTTAAAAAGACTGTTAAAGACGCCATCAATGAGTGGGCAAATCAGGTCACAGAAGACAATAACACCATAGATACCTTCAAAGAGTTGGTCGATTATGCCGCGTCGCATACTGCAGAATATTCCACACTCGCTGGCGAGGTTCAGTCCAACACAGATAAGATTGCCACTCTCAACGGAGAGGGTGTCGGCTCCGTCAAGAAAACCGTCGCTGACGCAATTGACAAGATTGGTATTGGCGAATACGCGAAAACCGCTGATATTGAAGCTGGTTATGTTGCTAAAGAAGAAGGCAAGAGCCTTGTTTCTGACACCGAAATCACAAAGCTCGGAAAGCTGGCTGGTAACGAGCAAGCAAACGTTATTGAAGCGATCAAGGTCGCTGGCGCAGATGCTGATCTTGCTATTACTGGCAAGAAGGTCACTATCCCTTATGCTACCGAAGATACTGCGGGTATCGTAAAGATCAGCGACGAAGTTGGTCTTAATGCAAGCAATCAGCTTGAACTTAAGAAGGTTTCTACCGACCTTCTCTTCAATGGAGTGAACGAACTCATTCTTAACGGTGGAGAAATTTAATCTATAACAGCGGAGGGTAACAACCTATGGCTGAATTGAATGTAACTCTTCAAGAGTTGCGTGGCACCTACAAAGAGTTCACGGCTAAGAATCCGATTTTGAAGAACGGACAGCTTGCGGTTGTGGCTATCGAAACTGGAGATTCCGTAGGGGGCTTTATCGCCCCCTCTACGGGTCTTAAATGTGGAGATGGAGTCACAGCTTTTAACAACCTTGGATGGTTGGCTGGTCGTGAACAGCTTATAAATACAGGCAGTGTAGCTTCTAATGCAATACTGCACAAACAAAATCAAGAATTATATATGACAAGGGCGGAGTTTGATGCGTTAGACAAGACGACTCTTCCTATGGGAACCGAGATCAATATCGTAGACCAAATTCAAAAATCCGACTTGTCAACTGAAATACAAAAATCTCTTACAAACGCAGACACAGCGCTCACTAATGCTAATACCGCTAATACCACAGCGAATACAGCGCTCACCACTGCTAACAACGCTCTTCCTAAAGCGGGAGGAACTATTTCTGGTAATCTTGCCATCACTGGAAATGAGACACTTGATGGTGCTCTTACTGTCTCTGGTCTAGCTACTCTTAATAACACAACATTTAATGCTGATAGCGTTATTAAGAGAGTCGATGAGTACGGTGATGAAATCGGAATTGTACAGTTCAAGCATGTTGAAGCTGAAGCACTTCCATTTGGTGAATTTAAGTCGGGTTATGATTTTCGCATAGGAGATGCAGAGGGAGTTGAATATTTCTTCCCCGAGACGATCTCTAACGACTTCTGGTGTGTTCTTCATTTCAATAGTGGTACTGAGGCTACCACTTATTATACCGATGATGACTGCGTAATTACTGGGGATGATTGCAAAGATGGGGTCTTTACTCCTGTTGCTAATAAGAGATACACAGTCCTTGTATGGTATGATGGAACAAAACAGGCGATTGTAAGAGGTGTCCCTACTGACGGTCAGTGGGCTGATGATAATACATCGGCTACTATCGGAGCTCTTACCGATTCCGCTCCTGCCTCCCTGAAGAAGATTATCTATTGCAAGTCTTCCGATATTCCTTCTACCCCTGAAACTGGTGTAGAGTATGCTTGTACTGATTTTATCGGGGAAGCAGACCTTGATACCGCTCTTCAGACAAAACTGAATTCTTTTGCTACAAAGACCGATATGTCCGCTGTTTCTACTGTTGCCAATAACGCGTTGCCAAAAACTGGTGGCACGGTAACTGGCAACATTGCGGTTCAGCAAGGCGATATTACGATTGACGGCGAGAATGTTGCCAAACAATCATATGTAGATCAAGAAGTCGCAAAGGTTAAGAGCGGTTATGACTACACATTTACCGATCTTACATCTCTTAAAGCTCTTCTTACCGCGCAAACGACAACCGATTCACTTAAAGGTAAGCACATTCTTTATACTGGCTCTTGGGAAGATTATGGGACAGACGTAGGTGGCGCACAGACGGAAGGAATTTTGGACTTCCATGGAGCAGACGTTACGCACGAACATCATTACTCCTATACCGCTGGTAGCGGAGATCACATCTATGGTTCTTTGACAAACATTGGAACTCTCTATGGATATAAATGGACTGGCGATTATGGCGAAGATATTTGTCCGTGGATTACTGTTCAAGCAGAGACAATCAGAGGTATTGGATGTGGAACTGGTGTAACTCCTACTGCTGATTTTATTTATGATTCGCATGTTGGTACCTGCATTTCAAAAACTGGAACCACAAGTGCTCCGTTCGGCACAATCGCTAATTGTTTGTTCGATGGAGATATTATTGTATATAATTATTCAAGCGTTATCAACTGTTCTACAACGTCTGCTGACGGTGCTACTACTTTCACTAACTGTACCTATGTTGGTAAGCAATTAGAGGCTTCGCAGATTGGTTCGTCTGGTGGAAGTGGTGAAGAGTACGACTATACATTTACTAATTATTCGGATCTTCAAACATTTTTGAGTGGTTATACCGATGCCAATGCACTTTCTGGTAAGCACATCTTATTTACTGGCGAGTTGGGTGCGTCACTTGATTTTCATAATGCCGATTTGACCTATGAGCATCATTATGATCTCCCAAACGCATATTGCTCTTATGGCGGGACGAATAGCGGCACTCTATCCAACATCAACACCTTCTACGGCGACAAATGGACGGCTACATTCGGAGATACTTATTCGTATTTTGGAACGACTATTTCTGCTAATACTATTCGTGGTCTTGGGTATGGAGCGTTTCCGACGATTATTGCGGACTATGTGTATAACGCCTGTGTTGGCAGTTGCATTTCTAAAACAGGAACAAATAGCTCTCCATATGGGACAATATTCAACAGCGTGTTTTACGAGTCGGCGAGCATAAAAAATTATCAAAGCGTTCTTAACTGTTCAACCTTTAATTCAGAAGGAAAGTTAACAGTTATCGGACTGTCGCCCGTAATCGGAAAAGAGTTGAAAGCCAGTCAACTTTTGTCATCCGGAGGCTCTTCCGCTAAATGGCACAACGATGATAGTGGCGCAACTCCAAGCAATCCCGTTCAGTTTATTAAGATTCATTGTTCGTCATGGTCGATGAATTATTGCAGTAGCGCTCTTACAGCAGATATAACGCTCGCAATTACCCCAAGCACATATGGTTGTAGTGCCAGTACGATGGCGTATGCAGTGGATGCTGGTCAGATGTATTGTTTCATCGTGAATTTTGACACCAACTCTACTGGTATGATAGAGTCTGGAACGTTAAGTGTGTATCATGCGTATAGTAATTCTAATAATTATAGCCTTCTTACATATGCGCAGTGGGCAAGCGGTCATTGGATGGCGGATGATCAGGGCACGGACTTATACACAGAAATGCAATATTATTATTAAAATCCTCAAAGGAGGTATAAAGTTTATGAAAATTTTTGGAAATAGCATTATAACAAAAACAAAAGTAATCTCCGTGGGGGATCACGAAACGGCAGGGCTTGCGGTGAAAAAATCCGCAAACCTGTCCCTTATCAATCAAGCCGTAGTAGAGGAGAAGGCGTGGAAAGAATTCATGATCTCTGCGGCTAAAGCAAATAAGAGATATTATCTTTCCTTCAAGACTTCCGCTCCTATGTGGGTAAGAATTCAGTCTTGCGATGGAATTCAGAACACTTATCATATCATGACTGTTCGTAGTATCCCGAATGTTCCGTATATGATTCCGATCATGCTTCGTTATGACGCATGTATCAAGATTTGTCTTGATGCTGTCGGAACGGTGTCTAATATTTGTTTCGCTACGGAGCAGATTCCTTTTGTGGAATCGAATAACATTACTGTTCTTCTCCCTGCCGATTATCCGCTTCGTGCATGTGGCGAAGTGAGAGACTACTTTGATATTAGCGAAAATGTCGTAAAATATACGAAGTGCGCCGATGTTGTAGGCGGCAAGCTTGTCGCTCTTGAATCACCTGTTACGACCGAAGTAACTGATGAAGCGCTTGTTGATGGACTGAAATCCCTTCTCGGCGAACAGAATATTGAAAGCATGAACTGCGTCTCTATTGGCGCGATTGAAGAATAAGGAGGAGAGAAATTATGGCTACAAACTTTACTATGGAAGAACTGATGAATTTTCCTCTTCTTCACTTTGCGCAAGCAAACTATAAGCTTCATGACAACGTGTTTAACAGCGCCATGGATTTTTACTATCTTGTCCTGAATTATCGTCATACAGAAGACGATAATGTCAGAGATCGGATTATCGAACATATCAATCTTTTTACATCTCCTGGCAGAGAACCGCAATTTGATGTGCACGCCTTTCACTCTTATGTTCCGACCGTCGCGGGTCTGGCTTTGGTAAAGCATACCCCGAATCTCTTCGCCGCATTGAAGAAAGACACGAAACACAGAGTCAATGTCCTCATGAAAGCGTTTGCCGTGCTTGGAATTATGTATACGAGCTCCAACAACTGGTACCTTTACAACCTTGCCATGTTTCATGCGTGGTCTAAAGAACAGGCTCCCAATCTTTCCATTCCTACATTCTTCGCGGCTCTTGGCGCTCGGTATTATGCAGGTTCTGAGGAAGCATTTAAGGAACTGGTCATGGGAGAGGGAGAAGCCTTTGATTATGACGGATTTATTGCAGAGCTTCAGGAGTGCGGCTTCAATAGAGCAATCAGAACTTTTGCTCATCAAACACAAGAGTCTGATATTGATGGCATTGAATTCGCAACTATCAAAGATCTGATGGAAACCAGAGCGCAGGAAAAGCAGTTCTATGGCATCACAGTCAACAAGATCCCCGAAGAAATCGGTCGCGGCAGAGGCGTCCACTTCCCGTATAGCATCAAAGATTTTATCTCATCCAAAGACGGGTACGCGGCATGGTACAATATCGACACTACTGAAGAGCGCCACGAAAAATCGACTTGTGCCTTTAAGAACGGCGTAGATATTTATGGAGAGTGCTATAAGGACAGAATTCCAGCCTATCTTCTTCGTTATATTTTCCATGGTGGAAAGTGTAAGAACGAAATCGCCGTAAACAAGTACGCAAGCTGGATTCAGCATACCGGGACGGAGCAGATTCTCGATTCGAATGGCGGTACTCTTACCGCGCATACAATGGAGTCCGACAAGATCAATCCTTCTCTCGGGAAAGACGGAATGATCTCTGAATTCGATGTGGGCGGAAGAAGTGACATGACCTATTGCTATCTTGACTTCGCTATGGCGTCGGTCATCGTTTCTGTTTGCAAGGAGCTCGGATATATCGACGACGGAGAGGTTTGGACAAACGCAATCTCTCTTTATAAGAATGGCGCAGAGGATCTGTTCTACAAAGACGAGGTTGGATTTGTTGGATATAATGCATGGGATCAGGACTATAAGGCTGTTGAATGTCAGAATTGCAATTTCCCGTTCTATCGCATTTCTTGTATGATTCATCAAGAAAATTTGAAGTGAATAATTATTCAGCAGGAACGCATATTTATGAGGACATGAAAACTTACGACTTTAGTCGTGAGATGACTCGCTAACACGCGAGCACGCAGGGTCGGGACGACCCGTAGAGCCTGTGGAGACGCCCGCGTTAGCGGGGTCGATGAAGCAGGAATCTTGCCACTTTAGTGGCGAGAGGTTCAAACAAAAACCATGCGTTCCTGCTATCAAAATAGATGAGGAGAAAGACATATGGAATATTTTGACGGCGTAGTAGCCGCTAAACTTTTTGGAGGCGGTGGTGGCGGTGGAGAACCCGTAGATGTTAGTGGCAAGCTCGACAAGGTAACAACGACAGCTCTCGTCCCTCGTGTATACGGCGTAAAAGAAGATGGTAGCCAGCTGACTTATTTTGCCACTCCGAGCACAGACGCAAATACCATTGTCATGAGAGACGCCTCTAAGCATATCGCCGTCGAAGACGGTGTTGCTCCCAAACAGGCAGTAAACAAATCGCAGTTAGACAAGAAGCTCGACATTGAAGGCGGAGATATTACTGGAGACCTTTCTGTGGCTGGTAATGTCGACATCACCGGGGTAGCAACACACACAGCGGAAGCGATTTTTAATAGTGGGCTTGAATCTGATGGTCCTGTTAATGTGAATAATTCCCTCGTAAAGATTACGAATGTTACGAAAGACATTGTTACACAGTATAACGCGGACATGATTACCCTTGAAGAGAACGGAGATGCCAAACAGTATAATTATACATTTCCTCGCTCTTCTGGCGCGCTTGCTGTTACAGCTCATTCAGAGATTATCAACGAAGACACAGCGGAACAAACGGTTGATTAAGAGCACAACACAAACTTTTGACTTTAGTCATGAGTTAAAGTGTGCAAATAGTTAGCACATAGGGAAACTTGTGTGTAGTGGCGCTTACGGCGTCCAATATTACTTGAAATGCTGGAAACTCCTAAAGCTATTTGAACCACAACATAATTCATTAAATGGAATAAGTGTGACGGTAACGAAAGTAGAAAGAATCAAATAGATGGTGCAGGGTTAAATCCTAAACACTCTTACAAAAAAATGGAGAATCAGCAGGGAAGCTCGAAAGAGAACCCCCAACGACTATTCCTCTTGAGGGAAGTAGGAGCAAGCGCTCCGAAGTGGGTAAGCCCAAACAGGCAAGCTGTGGGATAAGATATAGTCTGTGCTCATGTGAAAGCATGAGATACCTACCGCTAAACAATACGGCGGATAAGGATGTGTGAGAGTAGCGACCTCATGCGAACGACAACCTCTAAGCGACCGATAACCACGGTTATTGTGTCTTCTACAAAATTAACAATTGAATATTGGTAACATCACTCTGAAAGCAAGTGTAAAAAAACTTATATAGAAGTAAGAGGAGGTGTTACAATGGAAAAAGCATACAAGTTAAGAATCTATCCAAACAAACAACAACGGATTCTTTTAGCTAAAACATTTGGATGCGCCAGATTTGTGTATAATCACTATCTCAACAAGAAGATTGATTTATACAAAGAGTCTGGCGAATCAATAAGTAATAACGAATGTTCGAGAGATTTAACACTCTTAAAACAGGAGTTAGAATGGCTACAAGAACCTGACAAGTGCGCTCTTCAAAACGCTCTAAAAGATTTGGATGCTTCGTATAAAAACTTCTTCAAGAATCCATCTCATTTTGGATTCCCAAGGTTTAAGTCGAGGCATGACAATCATAGAGCGTATAGAACGAGCTTCTCCAACGGCAACATTGCAATCGCTGGAAATCATATCAAACTTCCTAAACTCGGACAAGTAAAAATCAGAGATAAGTATCTTGTTCAAGGAAGAATTTTGAATGTGACAGTATCGCAAGCGCCGAGCGGGAAATATTTCGCCTCTGTTTGTTGTACGGATATTCCGCAAATAGATCTGCCGAAGACTGGCTCTGCTATCGGAATTGATGTTGGATTAAAGGAATTCTTAATTACAAGCAACGGCGACAAGGTTGCTAATCCAAGATATTTGAGCAAATCCTTAGAAAAACTTGCAAGACTTCAAAGAGAGCTTTCGCGAAAACCAAACGGAAGCAATCGGAGAAATAAGGCAAGAATCAAGGTGGCGCGTCAATATGAAAAGATTAGCAATCAACGAAAAGACTTCTTAAATAAACTCACAACGAACCTTATTAAAGAGAATGACATCATCTGCGTTGAGGATTTACGGGTTGAGAATATGGTTAAGAACCATAAGCTCGCAAGGTCTATTTCAGATGCGTCGTGGGGTGAGTTTAGACGGCAACTTGAATATAAGGCAAGATGGTACGGAAAGAGAATTTCTGCGATAGATTCTTTCTTCCCATCAAGTCAGACTTGTAGTTGCTGTGGATTTAAGAATGTAGGGACAAAAGACTTGTCCGTAAGAGAATGGGTGTGTCCACAATGCAATACGAAGCACGATAGAGACATCAATGCGGCTATCAACATTCTCAACGAAGGATTAAGACTTGTTACTGCATAAATTGTTAATAATGTAGAATATACAATAACCGCTGGAACGGCGGGGATAGCTCGGTAAATATCCCGACAGTAGTCGGGAGTTCCCGAGAACCCTGCGACTTTAGTCGCAGGAGGTTCAGTCTTGGAAGATTAAAGACTCGACTTCTTCTGTCTCTATCTATTACGCAGACAACGGGGTACACACTGGCGCCTTGGTACAGAATGGGCACGCAAGCCTGACATACTCCGATGCGACTAACACCTCCTCTATTATCGTCGGAGATGGTATTGTTTCTCTTTCTTATCAGCCAACAACTGCTGGCGAACAAGCTACCGCTCTTGTAATCTCCGAAGAGGGCGCGAAGATTAACGGGCAGAAAATCGTCGTTGCTAATGAGATTACAGGCATTCCTTCTCATATCAACATTATTGCTCCCGAAGGCGCTACAAGTGGCACTCTTGAAACTGTTCAACTCGAAATTCTTCAAGCCAACCTTAGCAACTTTATCGTATTCGCGCATAAGGAATATCACCTTAATGCAGACGGTCTCGTAGAAGGGTATCTCACCTATACCTATGGCGGTTATGAAAACAATAAACACATCACGGAATCTATTACTGTTACGGTAAACACAAGAGCGTGGGTACTTAATAGAGGGCAACTGGTCACTACTACCGATTATGCTAACGGTAGCGTGTCTGGCGTTGTGAATGTTGACGAAGATTTCAGCAAGGGTCTTCAGGTGTCAAGCACTGGTAATCTTGGCATTTACAGAGCACTTGATACTGATATTTCGTCTCGTACGACCCTTCGTCCTATCACCCCTCTTAATCTTAATACGGCTGTTCTTGCGGCTCTTACAGACGCAAACAAGGTAGCGCCTAACGACACGCAGAAAACTGCTTTTAAGACTGCATGGGGTATTACAAGCGCTAACGGCACGCGAGTAATCTTTGCCGCTGACGAACCCGCTACTGGAGATTATTCAGAGGGCGATGTGCTTATCAACACCTCAGATGAGTGCTTCTATTGCTTGCAGAATGGCGCATGGACAAAGCAGGATTCGTTCGGCAAGCCTTCTTGGCATACAACCGCTCCCGCAGATACCTCAAAGGTTCTTCGTACAGAGATCACATGGACGAAGGCTATCCAATACAAGAGTGGGTCTCAAGACACGGTTGAATGCCACTTCTTAAGCTCTGGTGATGGCTATGCGAGGTTCGATACCAACGCAAGCGGAGAGAAACTCTTGCAGGGTTGTACAAACTGGACAGTCAGCGGTTCTTCTAATGGCACGGACGAAGACGGAACAGCCGTAATTATCAACGGAGTTATGTTCCACGATGTAGATACCGATATTGCGAAGTTTATTGTATACAGATTTTCTGATAGCTCGTCTCTGTTCGGTATGCACTTTGTGCCTACAGACGCTACATTCAGATACTTGTACTAAGGCGGAAAATTGAATAAACACAGGCGGATTGCTGAATTAGAGCAACAAAATCTAATAGGCAATCCGCCTTAATTATGTATTTTTATGCAAAGGAAATGAATATTTATGCGCATCAGATTAACAGAAACATACCGTTTACACAAGGATATCGGCGAGAAAGACAATCATGGAAACCAACTGACCAAAGAACAGAAGATCTTTTTCAAGAATAGCAAGGTTCGCGATCAAGATGGCAGACTTCTTGTATGTTATCACAATACAAACGCGGACTTTCAAACATTTGATACGCAGAAACAGGGAAGTCGTTTTACTGGTAATCTTGGCAACGGATTTTATTTCACGCCATATAAAGATCAGGCGGATTATTATGGTGGGAAATATACGATGGAGGTATATCTTCTCGCCACCAATCTGTTTGACACCAACAGCCAAGAAGATATGGAAAATTTGCTTAGAAAAAATCAAATTGTGTATGATAAAAAAGCGGTACGCGATGCTATGCAAAAGGGCATGGCAACAAGAAATATTTTGCAGTCTGTCGCAGACTATCGCACGCACACGGGCAACATCAACGACGATTTTATCGAGCTAATCATGCGTGCTGGATATGACGGTGTTGTAAATGGCGTAATAGGCACTAATGAAGAATATATGGTTTTTGAACCAAATCAGATTAAATCCATATCAAACACAAACCCCACTCATTCTGACAATATAAACGAATATTTTGGATCGTTGAAAGAATCCTATCTTAACGAAGACATTGACGGAATGAGAAAGTTCTATCCCAATATCGAAGACGATGCCTTTATGACGTTCATAGAGCTTGACCCTACATATACGAATGGTTCTACAAACGCAGGAAAATACGCCCGTTGGATTCTTGGGCTCGCCAACAAGGGAATGGGAAAGATTGAAAATATTTCGCACCTTTCTGACGCTCTTCGTAGATTTGACGAAGTTCGTAACGACCTCATCAACAAAGACGTTATGAGATACAAGAGCGTACAGGAGCTTGAGGACGCACTTAACGCGCCCGAATCATACGCGGAGAAATCTCATAGACAAGAGGTTCGTGGTAGACAACAGGCTCGTAAAGAAGCCGATATTACCAAAGACGCTGATATTGTATATCAGGATGCTACATGGACTGTGTATGTACCAAAAACCTATGCGGCTTCTTGCAAGCTCGGTCAGGGGTCTAAATGGTGTACAGCAAGTACAGAAAGCGATTATTATTACAATTACTACCTTTCTGCATACCCCGACTCCAAATACTACATCGTTATCAATAACTCTAACCCAGATGAGAAATATCAACTCCATTTTGAAAGCGGTCAGTTCATGGATAAAGATGATGAGCGCATTCACGGAGGAATTGACGCATTTAAGGAATATAAGGGGCTGTATGAATTCTTGAAGGGATTGCAGGCATCTCTGTTCTTGAATCAAATCGGAGTCTCAGCAGAGGAAAAAGAATACGAAGTGAAGATTACTCACGCGGATTTAGCAGAAGCGCTTAGCGACAACTATAGTCGCGACGCGCTCGGAGCAGATGCCATTCGCAACATACTGGATGGGAATGCGTGGGACTTGTTTGATGGGTTTAGCAATTTACCCAGAGACGAAATACAGTCCGTATACGACTACGAGATTAGCTCTGAAAATCTGCAAAAAATCGAAGAGCTTGGAGCAACAGAAGAGTCTATCTTTGACGATAGGGATGATGTGTATTATGCCATTGGTGGCGCCCTTGCTGATGCTTTGCTTGACAACGCGGTATCCAACATCGAACGATCGGTGGAAAGTGGGATAGAGGAGGCAATGCCAGCATGGGCACATATCGACGATATTGGGTTTGGATACAAGAAGTCCACATTCACAGTCGACACACAAACCTTCAAGGATGCTGTTTCAGACATCATGAACAACTATGACACTGATGCAATGGGGTCTTTAGAGGAAGTACTTCAAAATGTCATTGACAACAATAGCAACGGAATTTACTACGAAGATGACTATGACTACGACAAAGACACATTTAACGCATTGCTCGCTGACAACCTTTCGGAATTAAAACCACAGTAATTTTAACACAAAGACAGTATGGATTTTCTGTACTGTCTTTTCTTTGTGCTATTTCACACACGCACATTATGGTTGAATGCTCGCCAGACCCACCAGAATTCGCCACACTGCACGATAATGATGTTGGAGCAATAATCGGAGGGTGAAATGTTTCCGTCGATTTTAGGCATATTCTCGCGCCTTGTGGAGCGTTGTGCTGTTTTGGCATTAGCAACGAGATGGTTAGTGTGGCTATCCACCTGCGTGATTACAGAAATGAAACGGCGTAGAAGCCGTCAGAATTGCCTACAACGCGTTTTGCTAATCACACCCTCCAATTACACACCACAAATCCATTCGTCGATTCTGCGCATATTCTCGTGGTTCACAGAGCCATATTACACCCGTTTGGGTACGAACACACGCATAGGAAGACGAAAGAATACCCGAAGAGGTGTAATTGGTAAAATATGGAAGCGCGCATTTTCATTGACGCATACCAACCGCTAACGCGGAGCCCGTACACCGAAAAGGAGGATTAGGAGGATAAGCCTTGTTCTCTCTTTTCTTGCGTAGGAGTAAGAATAAGCCTTAAAAGATTTTGATTAAAAATATCTATCCGTAACAGAAAAAAGAAATAAGATTAAATACCTTAAAATATGGATTAAATATCTATTTCTTAAAACTTGTTTGTTTGTAACTTCTTTTTTAGCTTTTAGGAGTTGAATATTATGAGATATTACGAAGTAATATCGAATAATATGAAAACTCCTATCTATGGAATAATATGAGATATACTTTAGTATATCGAATATTATGGAATAGATATTTTTGATATTTTAATTTCTTTGTACTCCGTATAGATTATATTATACTTACTAAAGAGAGTAAGAGGTAAAGATTATATATACTAACGTATATTTATATCTCACTTAATACAGAGTAATTAACGTATATCGCACGCACGCGTATTTACGCGCATGACCCGTCTAACACTTCGTCTCCTTTTGATACGGAGAAAATGAGCAAAATACACGAAATGCTCTCCAACCACGACTAAATCTAATAGTGGCTCTTTACGAGTCAAACAACCAAGAAGCGCGCATTGCACGGTCTGGAAATCATACAGCCTCCCCTTACCCGCCTTCTTGTTGTAATACACAGGATCGCGGGTTTTTCTTATTCCAGAGGAAAGGAGGAAACAAAGTGGAGAATCTCCCAAAGGAATTACAAGGACTATCGGAAGAAGAATTAAGAGTAGCCAAAGAAATTCTCTCCCAACTTGCTACAGAGGGAAAATCAGAAAAGTTAGATGACCTTAAATATGCAGACTATGCAGAGATACCAGTGGATATTGAGACATTTTTGCACGAAAGACAGTATCTTGGCAATGCTCTATACGATCAAGACGGACGATTTACCTTGTTCCCCTATTGGGAAGAGAAATTAAAGGAAATCTTTCCAACGAATACGGAAACAGCCTATAATACTGTTATTTTTACAGGCGCTATCGGACTTGGAAAGTCGACCATAGCCGTTATCTGTCTTTTGTATATGCTATATCGGCTACTTTGCTTAAAAGACCCATACTTACACTTTGGCTTGCAACCAGTCGATAAGATTACAGTATCTCTGATGAACATCACCATTGAAAACGCCAAAGGCGTTGCTGGTGACAAAATGAATCAAATGATCCTGTCAAGTTCATGGTTTATGAGCCACGGAGAAATGAATGGGACATCGAACCTGTCATACAAGCCGAACAAGCACATTGAGGTTGTAGCCGCGTCAAGCAATAACCAAGTAATTGGTCGCGCTATTTATTGCTTAGATGGCGATACTGTTATTTCGACATCTACTGGCTCGTATAAAATCAAAGACCTTGTGTATAAACCAATTCGCGTTTATACCGTCGGAGAAGATAAAAAACAAACACTTAGTGATATTTGTTGCGTAAAACCAACAATCAGGACAAATTGCGAATGCCGTGTTACTTTGGAAGATGGCACTGTAATTAGGTGCACCGCGAATCATAGACTAATGCTCCATGACGGTGCATACAAGGAAGCATTCACATTGCATAGCGGAGATCGTCTGTATAGTGTTGGTTTTAATTCGATGGTCGTTAAATCGGTAGATACTGTGAAATTGTATGAAAAGAAGCAGTTTTATGATGTGGTAGAGTGCAATCCGAATCATAATTTCATTATTAAGACGATCACGGGAGAAATCGTCTCGCATAACTGCAACTTTAGTGATGAGGTCAACTGGGGAATTACCAACGACACAGAGAAGCTAAAGAAGAAGTATAAACAACTTATTGCGCAGATTGACGCTCGTATGAAGTCTCGTTTCTTGCGAGGGACATATCTACCGACAATGAATATCATTGCGTCTTCAAAGAACAACGAACAATCGTTCTTGGACGAATATATCAACCTAAAAAAGAAAAACGAGTCAAAGAATACTCTTATTGTTGATGAGCCACAGTGGGTGGTTGATAATCGAAAAGACACGAAGGAAAAGTTTTTTGTAGCAATAGGTAATAGATTCCTTGCTAATGAATTGTTGCCAAGAGACGCCTCTGAAATATTGCTTGATGAATATAGAGCTAAGGGGTATTCAATTCTTAAAGTCCCTATGGGGTATTTGGAAGACTTTCAGCAGAACATAGACCAAGCGCTTATGGATATTGCTGGAATTGCTACGGCAAGTGCTACAAAATATATTTCTGGCGTCAGATGGAATGAGATTAAGAATGATAAATATCAGAATCCGTTTGTAAAAGAAATTATCGAAGTCGGAACCGCTAAAGACGATATTGCACAGTATAGCGATTTCTTCGATATTTCAAGAATTCCACCAGAGATTCGACATAAGCCGATATATCTTCACCTCGACCTATCTGTTAAAGGAGACAAAACAGGTATAGGTGCAGTTGCCGCAATAGGCAAAAAACCATCGGTTGAAGGTGCTGACGCGTCGAGAGACATGATATACCGCATTGTTTTTAGTGTGAGCGTGCAGGCACCAAAAGGCTATGAAATCAGCTTTGATAAATCACGCACATTTGTTAGGTGGTTACGGGAAAATGGATTTAACATTAAGGGCGTTTCATTCGACTCGTTCGCCTCCCCACAGTTAAAACAGCAGTTAATAGCAGATGGATTTGTGGCGCAAACAATCTCCGTAGATAGACTTGACCCCGAAACAAAGCAGTGTCTTCCGTATGCTTATTTCAAGTCAACGGTATATGAGAGACGCATTGAGGTCTATGCTGATTGCCCATTCTTAACAGAGGAAGTTTTAGGGCTTGAAAGAGAACTTGATGGGCATGTAAACCACCCCGATAATGGTAAAAACGGATCGAAAGATGCAATCGACGCAATCGTAGGAGCGCTCTATCATGCCTCTCAGCACGCTGAAGAATACGCCTATGATTACGGAGAATCAATAGATGTGATGCTGGAGTCAAACCAAGACGAAGGAATCAATCAAGCAAAAGAACAAGCAACAGTTGATTTTGCACAAGAGCTACAAAAGGTAATTATGCAAAACCGATCTATTTCCACACTACACCAAGAAGAAGCACAACATCAAGACCTACACGACAACGGGTTCTATGATGTTGTCATCTGATGAAAGGAATTTTATATGTCGAAACTTACTGAAGACGGAGTGAACAACGGCGCGCCTTCTGTTTTTGAAACAGACGACAAGGTGTACAACAATCCGATTAAACCTATTCCTAAACCAGCAAAGAATATCGGTATTGATACCGAGGGCGAATTTTATGACAACCTAATTGAAGCGGGTGAGTCTGGAATTCTTGCTACAGCAAATATTGAACGCTTTTCTCAAGTGTCCGATATGCGTAATCAGCTTTATAACATGATGGATAGCATGATGTCAGACCCAATCATTTCGACTGGCGTTGAGATTTATGCGGAGAACTGCGCAGAAGCGAATGATAGAGGACATGTGGTATGGGCGGAGTCAGAACAGAAAGAAGTGGCTGATTATGTCAACCATCTGCTTGATGTTATCAATGTGGATAAACACGCGTACACATGGATTCTTAGCTTAATTAAGTACGGCGACCTTTATCTCCGACTTTACAGAAATTCAGAATACAACGGTTCAATCTTCAAAAAGAAAGAAAAAGAGAGACTACAAGAGCAGGTCAACATTAAGGCGTACAGCAAGAACGATAAATACGCAAACTATGTAGAGATGGTGAAAGACCCGTCCGTCATGTTTGAGCTTACGAGATTTGGCAAGACAGAGGGGTATATTGAGGCGTCAAACCCTACACAGATGTATGAGGGTTCCCAGCTTACAGATAACTATGTCAAATTCCAGTTTAATAGTGGAGATGTGAATATCTACGAGGCGACAGAATTTGTTCATGCCTATCTTGCGGATAATTCTTCTCGTTATACAGAAACTGTGAATATCGCCAATGGAGAAGACGGCAGGGAATATGAGTATGCTGTTCGTAAAGGAAAGCCAATGCTCTACGACTTGTACAAGCTATGGAGACAGCAAACTCTTCTTGAAAGCTCTGTGATTCTTAACCGTGTAACCCGTTCGGCTATCACTCGTATTCTTTCCGTTGATGTCGGAGATATGCCAAAAGATCAGGTACAGAAGCGACTCTCCAAAATCAAGGCTCTCATTGAACAGAAGTCTGCTATTCGTCAGGGCGATGGAATGACTGATTATACCGACCCGAGTCCCATCGAGAATATTATTTATCTTCCTGTCAATGGGGAGAAGGGTGCTATCCAGCAGTTGACCATTGGCGGAGATGTGAATGTGGGCGACCTTACAGACCTTGATTACTTCAAGAACAAGTATTACGGCGCTCTTGGTATTCCGAAGCAGTACCTTGGTGATACTGGCGATTCTGCTGGATTCGACGCTGGTTCAAGCCTTGCACAAATTTCTTCGCAGTTTGCAAAGAAGGTCGGAAGAATTCAGGATTCGTTCATTCAGGCTATCGAAGAGCTTGTTAACCTTATGCTCCTTGACAGAGACCTTGGCGGGTATATCAATAAGTTTTCTATCAAGATGGTTTCTCCTGCAACGAAAGAAGAAACGGATAGACAGAATAACGCCGTTGCTCGTGTTAGCTTTGCAACCGATGTCGTGAACGCCGTAAGTAATGTCATTGACGATGAGGAGACAAGGCTGAAAGTTCTTCGCGCTATGATGACCAATGCGGTAGGCGAAACAGAGGTTCCTGCCATTATCGACGAATATATCACTCGCAGAGACGCAGAGATTGCCGAGGACGAGGCAAAAGGCGAAGACGAGGGTGAAGATACCGCCGAAGAGGAAACGCGCGAGGAAGAGCCTGTAATGCCCGTTGGAGGCAGTGCTCTTAACAGAGGTATCGGCAGAGCGCCTTTCGGAGCAGAAGAAGAGACAGAGACGGAAGTATCGGTAGAAGCTCCTGAAGCTCCAGAGGAAAGAGAAGAGACAATTCTTCCTACGCCCGCAGAGCTTAATTTAGACTTGACAGACAACAGCGAAGCGTAATCGGAGGATTAAGATAGATGCTTACAAAGAATGACTGCCTGTTACTCCTTCTCGGAATTGATGGAGAAGAGGCAAAGAAGATGGCAAACGAAGTAGCAAGAACAGGAAAGCTCACATCGCAGATTATTAAATTTATCAACGACAAGAGACCTCTTGACCTTGCGAAATTCTATGAAAAGATTCGTCATAGCTACAATCAAAAGAAATCGTCCCTGTATATCAATATCGTAAAAGAGACAGAGGACACAACGGATGTTCTTACGACCCTGTCTGCTATGGCACTGCAAATCCTCCTGTTCGGCAAGAATGTAGAGGATAAGATGATGTTTTTCCGTCAGGCGAGACTTGCAGAAATATACAAAGCTCTGCATGATTATGCAACAACGGGAGATATTATTCCGTGTCAGAAGCTTCTTCGGGTTATCAAAGCCGATATTAAGATGTTGGAGCTTGCTACTCGGTAATTCGTAATTTATGCGAGACGTCATGAAAAGTTATGCAAAAATTTGTGAAAATATGCGTTTTGTTGATTTTGCACAACTAAATCTAATAGAAATGTGTGGCGTCTCGCCACGAGGTAATACTTTGGAAATTCTTGAAATAGTAAAGGCGTATTACGGTGTCGTCGACTGTCCGTATGATGGTGTGACATACATTCTTCCAGATGGAGCTATGTTGGACATGCGAGGGTGCAATCATCATAGCGATGTAGAGAAGTTTCTTGTAGATTCTGGATTGAGCAATGAGCCATACACAGAAATCGGCGGAAGCAACACTATCAATCACCCAGCTCCAAATGAGCGTAGACCAATTCAAGTCTGCTGATTGATCAGACTAAGTGCTACGAGCACTCCGTTATTGTAATACGAGGAGATACTATTTTGAATTACCAAGCAAGCACATTACCGAGGCACAGAAGCGCAAACTCACGGAATGGCTGGATTTTCTGCGAGAGCAGTGCAACTTTGTCACATATTTGTGTGGCAGAGAGCATCACTTCTTTTCGTTACAGAATACACCATTACAGGACATTGTAGAGCGAGGAATATACAGTGATTGAAAAGCTCACGGCGGAAGATGTTCTTACATACAGACCGCTTACAGAAGAAGAAAAGAACCGTGGTATTCTCGGTAGACTTTACGGCAATGTAGCAGATACATTCCGTGCTACGAGAAACGGGCGGAAATATAGCGAGCAACTTTGGGAAAAAGTCTTTAATGACAGTCTTGTTAAAGAGGGCTTTCAGAGTGGTGGTATTCCTGGTGAATTAGACCACCCTACTGATAGAACAGAGACTTGCTCCGAGAAAATCGCTATTATGATGCCAGCACCGCCCAAGAAGAACAAAGACGGTAAACTGGTAGCATACTTCGATATTCTTGATACGCCTAACGGAAGAATTGCATATACCCTTGCTAAGTACGGGTATAAATTCGGCATTAGTAGCCGAGGAGACGGCGAGGTTGAAGAGGATTACGACGGAACTTCCGAAGTGCTCCCCGATAGCTTTGATTTTAAGGCTTTCGACCTTGTTCTTCTGCCCGCAGTAAAGGAAGCGCGTATGCAACTTGTGGCGGAGTCTTTTGATACAAAGAGAAGTGTTAGGGGCGCTCTTATCGAGTCTCTTAATAATTCCACAGAAGATGAGCGCAAGATTATGGAAGATACGCTTGATAAATTAAAAATTGATTATAAGCCTGAAAAGGCAGATAATACAGAGTGTGAATCCGAAGAGAAAGAAGAAGCCGACAATGACGGTTCGTTGATCCTTGAAGATTTGCAAGTTGCGTTAAAAGAAAAGAAGGAACTGGAAGACACGGTTGCAGAGCTTCACGAGAAGTTGTCTGTTTGCTATGCAAAAGAAGCCAAGTATGAAGCCGCAGACCAAGAGAGAAAGAAAATCTCTGCAAAGGTGGCAGAACTTACTCGCGCCAACGATGCTCTGAAAGCTACTAACGGTCGTTTAACGGAACAGCTCGAAAAGGCAAATACCCATGTAGGAGACTTGAAGAAAGCAAACGCGAGATTGCTTGAATCGAAACGACGCGACGCCGCCAATAACGGCAAAGCACTGAATGAAAGCCTTGACAAGAGTAATGCAAAAATTGCGGAACTCCAAGAAAAGATCAAGATCCTTGAAGAGGCAGCGCGTAAAGATGATTCGACCGATAAGGTGCGGAAGCTAACAGAAAGCATTTCCGAATTAAAGAAAGACGCAACGATCAAGAGTAATGAATACTCGAGAAAGATTGCAAAAGCAAACTCTCTTACAGAACAGTATAAGAGTGTTGCTAACATGGCGGTTGATAAGTATATCAATTGTCAAGCGGTAAAACTTGGAATCGAAGCCGAAGAGATTAAGAGTCGACTTTCTGAAAATTATTCTCTTGAGGATATTGACAGATTGTGCGAAGCTATTCAGTCTCAGCAGGCAAGAGATAACAGGTTACCATTTAACACCAAATCAAACAAATTATCCATTAAAGTGTCTGCTCCTAAGAAGGATAACTCCTACGGAGAATACGATGACACAGTGGATGACAATCTGCTCTATTTAGCGAGCAGATATTCGTAAAATTAGAAAGGATAAATTTTTATCATGGAAAGAATCAATCTTCTTGAAGCATACAAGTCGAAGCTCTCTCTTGCAGAGTCCGTGTATGCAAAGACTCACAACGGCGAGACCGCTCCTATGGCGGTTAAACTTGCTACCGCAAAATCCATCCAGACTGTTACCAAGTTCCTGAATGAGAACCTTGCCAGCCTTGGTGCTACCCAGCTTGGCGATATGGGCGCTTTCAAGCGTGCCGTCACCAGCATCACCACCATTACGCTTCCTTCTCTGATCGCTCCCTCTCTTGTTCATACCATTGCAATGCCCTCTCGTGCAAGCTCTTTCGTTTACATGGAGATCGTTGCTGGTTCGAATAAGGGTGGGGTGAAGAAGGGCGACCTTATCAACAACCCCTTCGCTCTTGGCAACATTGAGTCTGACTACTCGGGTGCAAGAGTCGTCGAGGATGTTACCCTTGACGCAGAGACGAAGGCTCAGCTCGCTTGGTCTCCTGTCCTCCTTACCTCCGATAACAAGCTCCTTGCTGGTTATGACGCTGACGGCAACGAGATTGCTGTGACTCTGACCTACAATGGTGCGGCTGTTACCTATACCGCTACGGCTGATGGTGTTATCACCGTTACTGCTGGTGCGGCGGCTACGAATGTTCTGAAGGTTAAGTATATCTACGACAACGCGTTCATTCCTGCTCGTGACATTCCTACCATCACCGCTCGTGAGAGAAATATTCCTCTGTATGCTAAGGTTCGCAGACTTGCTATCTACTACAGCCAGCTCGCCGCGTTCCAGAGCAAGCAGGACTATGGTATGGATCTCGAGAAGACGCTCTCTACTCAGGCGGTTGCAGAGCTTCAGTATCAGATCGACACCGAAGTTTGTGATATGCTCGTTGATGGCGCTACCGAGGAAGCCGCTCTCGTTTGGAGCAAGACTCTCCCGATCGGTGTGTCGAAACGCGACCACTTTGATGGTTTTAGCGAGATGATTTCTCTTGCTCGTTCTATCGTGTTTAAGAGAACTCAGAAGTATGCTCCAAACTGGATGCTTTGCGCTCCCGATGTTCTCCCTGTCCTTAAGATGGTTACTGGCTTCCGTGCGGCTCCCGCGTCTGTGATGGCTGGTCCGTATCTTGCTGGCGAGATCGACGGCATGAAGGTGTTCGTGTCTGCTCATCTTGAGGATGGTGTGTACTGCTTCGGTGCTCAGTACCCCGAGCTTCAGGCAAACTGCGGCGTCCTTGCTACCTACATGCCTATCGTTCCCACGATGCTTGTTATGGGTCCCGATGGTGGCGCTACGCAGGGCTTCTCCTCTATGTACGACTGTAAGGTTCTTAACCCCCTGCTCCTCGTCAAGGGTAGAATCACTGCCTAATTTTGAGTTTTTACTTGAAATTGCGTAAGTAAAATCATATATAGTAGTGTGAGGGGAGAAATCCTCTCCACTACTATCAATATGTTCCACAAGCCGTGTTAGGCAGAGGAATACCAAGGAAAACAAATGACTTTTGAAAGCGCAAAGAAAAACTTTTCGAAGGAGTTCCTTGAAGATAAATATCTTGCACAAGGACTGTCCAAGGAAAATCTTGCAAAAGAAATTGGAATATCTCTCTGTTTGTTGAATCATCTTTTGTCTTGCTATGACATTAAGAAATCACAGGAAGACATTAAGAAGCAGTCTCTCACTGGTTTAATGAGGCGAGCGCAGAAGCGAAGAGATGTGGCAGAAGAAACTCTGTCTAACATTGACAGAGATGAGCTTTACAGGCTTTACATCGTAGAGAATGCTCGCTATGAAGATATAGCAAAACATTACGGTGTTTCCTGCTATAGGCTTGATAAGATTTTGGCTGAATACGGCATCCATAAGAGCAAGAAGCAGGCACATATTCTTACAACAGAGACAAATATTAAGAAACACGGCTCTATTGAAGCATATCATAAGCAAGCAAGAGAGAGCGCCGTTAAGACGATTCTGAAAAAGAGTGGGTCTCTTGAAGAACATTATGCGAATGTCGCCAAGAAAATGTCTGCTACCAAGGAAGAGCGTTATGGCTCTCGGCATTACTACAATGTCGATGGTATGCGCAAGACTTGCTTGGAGAAGTACGGTGTCGAGGCTCCTTGTATGCTCCCACAAGTCCGTATGCACGGGAATGACTCTAAACCGAATAAAGAGTTTGAAGAGCTTTTGATTGCTAACGGAATTGAATATGAGCGAGAATTTGCTCTTGGAAGTTATTCATATGATTTCCGTATCGGAAAGATTCTCATAGAAATCAATCCTACCGCCACGCATAATTCTTCTTATTCTCCGTTCCCCGATAGAACACCGACGGACAGTCGATACCACGAAAAGAAAACGACCTACGCAAGAACGCACGGTTTTCGTTGTGTCAATGTGTGGGATTGGGATGATAAAGATAAGGTTGTTTCGCTCTTGCAAAAGAGACAGAAGATAAACGCAAGAGATTGTGAAATTGTCTCTATCTCACAGAACGAAGCGTCTGACTACCTAAATAAGTATCATCTTCAAGGATATGCAAAGGACGAGATTAGATTTGCTCTTACATATCATGGAGAGATTGTTCTCGTGATGACATTTGGAAATCCTCGCTACAACAAGAAGTTTGATTATGAGTTAATTAGGCTTTGTTCTCATTGCTATGTTGTTGGAGGGGCAGAAAAAGTATTTTCGTACTTTCTACGAACATATTCTCCTACATCCGTTGTTAGCTATTGTGACTTTTCAAAATTCAACGGCGATGTCTACGAGCGACTTGGGTTTCGGTTTGAGGATTATTCTGTGGGAAAACACTGGTACAACCCAAGAACTGGAAGACATATCACCGATGCTCTTCTTCGCGCCAGAGGAGCCGACCAATTGCTTGGTACTGATTACGGTATTGGCGCAGACAATAAGGGTATTATGCTGTCTGATGGCTTCGTAGAAATCTATGACGCCGGGCAGGCAAGATATACATACATAGCTCATTAAAAAAAAATTAATACATGAGAGAGAGGATTAAAATCATGGCATCTACACTTACTATTGCAAATCCCCAGCTTCTGAAGATTAAGAATGAGGGCGACGCTCCTGTTACCTTCGTCCCTTATCGTGAGAGCGCGGTTTACACCGTTGAGGCTGGCAAGACCATTGAGCTTGAGGCGGCTACTGCTGGTCAGGCTCTGTACTACCTGAAGCAAGCTATCGGCGACCTTGCTGTTACGCAGATTGAGGCGTTTGACGCGGCTTCGGCTGACATCACTGTAATTGATCTTCCTGCTACTGTTACTATTAAGAACGGTGGCGAGAAGGATCTTGCTTTTGTTCCTTATCGTGAGAACTTCGGTGAGGTTCTTAAGGCTGGCGATTCTATTGTTCTTCCTGCTTCTACTGTTGGTCAGGTTCTTTACTACCTGAACCTCAACAGATATGGCTTTACTGTTACTCAGGAAGCCGAGAAGGTTGCGGAAGACGGCGAGTAATTAAATACCGCGTGGCGGACGGGCGAACAACTCGTCCGCCTATTTCACTAATAGGAAGGTAGGCTTATCATGGATAGAAAAGCGTTCAAAGACGAAATCGCATTTAGGCTTACTGGCGGTGTGCTACAACTTGAATTAGACGATGTAGCTCTTGATAATGTCTTAAATGCGGCGTTTAGAGAGGTGCAGAGATATATCGACACCACAAAGATTGTCACAATCCCATTTCAAAGATGTATCGACTTAAAAGGCGCTAAAGTTAGTGCGGTGTCTACTGTCATGCGGGCAGACCCGAGAGGCGGTGGATTCACGAATTATGGGGCTTCTATGTCAGACCCTATTACAGCGTCTATGTGGCAAATTATGTCGGGTGGAGCAATGCATAATGTTGCAAATTTTGTGTTAAATTATGCGTCATATAATACTCTGCTACAAATAAGAAACACGGTGTCAACCGACTTAGACTTTTATTACGATAAGTCGTCCGAGCAATTGTATATCAATGTGTTGGATTCACAACCGCCTTATATCACAATTGAATTCGTCCCGAGATACGATGATGTGTCAGAGGTTGTGTCTGATTACTGGATTGATATAATTATGCGAATGGCTGTTGCTCTTGCAAAAGTAACGCTCGGTCGAATTCGTTCAAGATATAAACAGACAAATGCTTTGTGGGAAAATGACGGTGATACTCTTCTTACAGAGGGTAATACCGAACTGTCAGAACTACGTAGCATGTTGTCGTCAAATGCGAATGTCACATACCCGTTAGACTAATTTTCAGAGGAGAAAGATTGAATGTTTACGGAAGAAATTTTTGAAAAACTCCGCGCTCTTAACGAAGAGGTTTTTACTACTGACAAAGAAGGTATTGAAGACCTTGACGAATTTGAGAAGAATGATGAAGAGAGCACCGAGGTTGAAGTAATCGACGCAGAGGCAGAGAATGAAGACGAACTGAAAGACTCTTATGTCGGTCAGGTCATTCTTGACTGTTGCGTTTGCCACTCTAAGATTTTTAGAGATAAGCACAAGATTACTCTTGATGAGACGAGAACTCTTGCCGATGTTGGTGAGGAGTGCCCGTATTGCTATGCCACCGATGGCTATAAGATTATCGGCGTTGTGTCTGATTTCAACCCCGAGGCAGAAGAGACCGAAGAGGAAATCGAAATCCGCAAGAAGGAAGAGATGAAAGAAGCTCTTGAAGAAAAGAAGAGAGCGCTTAAAGAATCTTCCGATAGAGTGCTTAATGCTGTCGCCGAGTATTTCAAGTATCAGGACGACGATCTGATTCGTCTTGTTGCCGATGGACTTGAATCTGTTGACTTCGCCGATGAGGACGATGTTGATAGCGCTATCGATAACATGATGATGTATAATGAAGACATTGTCAAGATCATGCTTCATTATACGAACCCCGAGCTTGACGAACAGACCGTTGATGAGTTTTCTGAAGATGTAAGAGCTATTGCAAGAGAGCTTGCAGAGAGCAAAGAAGATGACGATGCTCTTGATGAGTCTTGGGAACAGAAGACCTTTAAGACAGATGAAGAGCGTAAAAAGTGGAAAGAAGCTAACAAAGACAAGTACCAGATCGACGATATTTTTGTTAATAACGGCTATGGTGTTGAGTATCGCCCGCTGAAGAAGGTTAATCTTGAGAAGTGTGGCGAAAAGAAGGGTCTTAGAGAATCCTACGAAGAAGTCGACGAGATTGAGGATATTACCACTGGCGAGCTGTTCAGAGTCTTTGGTGGCGGGTTCAATACCAGAGATGCTCTTGTGACTGTCGAAGACGCAGAGGGCAAGAGAAAGCGTATTGACATTGGCGATGTAATCAATGGCTATCGTTGGCATAAAGATGGCGAGGTCATTCATGAGCCTGTTCTTGAAGAGAGCAAGAAAGAGCTGAAAGAAGCTCCTATGTACGACCTTGTGCCTACCGATGGTAGAGCGTCTTTCTATGGAAAGGCAAAGGTTATTAAGGACGACGACAGCAAGGACGAAAAGCTGTATTCCTATAATACTCTTGTCGCAGAGTTGAAAGATGGCAAGCCCATTGTATATGATACTTATTCCGCTACTACACTTCGCCACATCAAGGCTTGGCTGACACAGCACGGATTTAAGGCTGATAGTGCAAAGCAGATTATGCAGGATTATGGCGCGCTGAATGAAGCCAATCTGACCGTCGCACAGAGACACAACAGAGAGCTTGATCGTGTCTTTAAGTCGAAAGAGCGTCAGGACGCGAAATTTGCGAAGTTCCTTAAGGATCACGGATACACAGACGAGCAGATCGAAAAACTTCGTGCAGACGACAAACTTTCCGATGAAATTGCTGATAAGTTTGTAAAAGAAGGCGAAAAGCCGTCAGATGTTCTTGGTTCTATCCTTAAAGAAGACCTTGGCGAAGATGTCGCGAAGTACCAGAGATGGGTTGACTACGACATGAAGAGATACGGAAGAATCTCTGACAAGACCATGGAAGAGGTCACGAAGGCTGGGCTGAGCGTCGTAAAAGACCAGTACGGCGAGTACGAGGTTATTGCCCACGCTCCCATTGAAGAGGATCTCGAAAAGGTCGAAGTAGAAACAAAAGACGAGAAGATTGAAGTAAAGCAAGAGGGCGAAAAAGTAGTGGTTGAAGCAGAAAAGAAAGAGGAAGAGACCATTAAGCCTATGGACGATGAAGTCAAGGCGGAAATCGCTATTGACGCGGCTAAGGCGGAAGATGACGATTTTGTCGATATTGATATTGACGAGTTTGATGAAGAAACTTTTGACAAGCTTGGTGAGTCCTATCTGAAGAGAGTGTACAACAACATTGATAGCTATCACACAACGAACGCTTCCACTTCTGGAAAGACGATTACTCTTGAGGGCGTGATTAAGTTTAAGAGTGGCAACGAAAAGAAGACGGGCTTTGTCTTTGAAGCGGTGAATGTAAACCGCAAGGGCAAGATCGGCTTCCGTGGTGAGAACTGTCAGATTACGCCTAATAGGAAGGCGTTCCTTATGAGAGGTGGCGTCGACGGTGGTAAAAAGTTTGTCGCCGAATCTCTTAACTACAACTACCGCGTAGCCACAAAGAATGGCTCGCAGAGAATGTACGGCACAGTAAGAAGTGGAAAGTGAGGTAAACAGTATGGCAAGAATTTGCGAAGAACTGAAAAACCTCATGGAAGCATTTGATGTTGGCGAGGGGCATGAAGAACCCCTCGCAAGCACCGATGTTAAGACGAGACTGCGCCACGCTCTGATTGAGGCGGCTTCTGAATTTGACGATGAGTCGGCAGATGTTAAGTCTGTGGAAGCAGTTCTCCAGTCTACAATTGAGCGTGTTACTGGTATGCCTTGGTACGAAGCAACGAAGTCTAAGATTGTTTGGGATTTGCTTGAACATCATAGTATCTCACACACTATCGACGATATTCTTGACAATCTGATTACTGTCGAAGATGAGAGTGAAAAGGTTGAGGAGAAGTTTGAAGGCAGTCTTACGCAGAAGGAAGCGGCTGAACTTGCTCTTCGTGCCAAGAAAGAAGACCCTTCGGCATATGCCGTGCTCTATGGCGTGAGATACCCCAATGAGAGAAGAGCGCACTTCTTCGATCCTGTCTATATCGAAGACGAGAATGAAATGCGTCAGAGAGTTGGTTCCGCTACAATGGTTTATGCTCTCTATAATAAGAAAGACCCTTTTAAGGAGAGCAAAGAAGACGCAAACGCGCTCATGATGAAGATTGAAAAGCTCTATAATCGCTATCATGATTATATCGACGGCGAGTATACGGCGCATAATGAGGTTGAGAGCGATAAGATTATCGACGAGCTTCATGATCTTCTTGTAGAGAACGGTCTGCGCGATGAAGAAATCGGCTGTATTATCGACGCCATGGATATTGATTATCGCAAGGACTTTGTTCCCGTTGTTCTTAAATGCCTCCACTCCATGAAAGAAGATGTCGTAAAACAGGGTTCGTACTGGGTAAACAAAGGCAAGGAAGGAACACACGGCAAATTCAAGACGAAGAAAGAAGCCGAGGCTCAAACTCGAGCAATGTATGCCAGAGGGTTTCGTGAGTCATGGGTTGATAACGCGAAAGTAATTGACAGAAAAGATCTGCCTAAACTCGGTGATAAGAAATATGATAGCGTCGTTACGGAAGTTAAAAAGATCGACGAAAAAGATGGATATGAAATCTACCGTGTATCGTATACGGAAGAGGGATCGATCGGTCTAAGCGATGATGACTTCACGATTGATACGGCGCATTGGGAGTTTGCAGTCCCGAAAAATCGCATTGAAGAGAAGGTATCTCCAAAGGATTTTAATCCAACCATCACGGGCAAGGCATATAAAGTGTTCAGAGTGAAGAACGGCAAACTATACCCTCCCATGGTGGCTAATGCTGGCAACGAGGCAACTCCTGTCGGGGTTTGGCTTGATGCTGAAGAGGGTGAGTTTGCGGGTTTATCAAAGACTGGTCGAATGAAGGTAAAGTCTTCCGGTGGTGGAACACTGGCTTATAGACCAGGATGGCACTTAGGTGATTTGCCTCTTGCAAAGCAGTTTTACAGAACAAACAAAGAGACTGGCGAGAAAGAATTTCCGAAAGACTTTGTTTGGGCTGAATGTGATTATGTGGCTGATATAGACTATCAAGATGAAGCTATGTCTTACGGATATACGCCGAGTGGAAAGTTTCAACATAGTCTTGCTGGACTTCCTAAACTGCCCAAGGGTGGATATTATAGGTATAGAACAAATCCAAACCCAGATACAGTACCGTGGATTATCACTGGAGCAATGAAAGTAAACAGACTGCTCGACGACAAAGAGGTGGCTAACATTCTTGCGAGCCATGGAATCGAAGCTCCGAAGCGAGAGGGAGGAGAGAAAACTCTTGCTGACCTCGGGCTTAAACAAGTAGGAGAGTGATGTCTTTTGGAAAAATACGGAAAGCTATTAGCTCCAGATGCTAAAATCCAAAGACAATATTTCAAAGAGCTTGTTCAATTATACGGAATTCAGGTGATATATAGAGCGCCCAGAGAGGGAAAGCATTATACCACTTATGCAGAGATAGATAGTAATTATTACGAACCTATTCTTGTGGGGTGTATTTTTGACGAGCACCCCACACAGAAAACGCTAAAGAAAATCGGGTGGACTTCGGAACTTCAAACGGAGTCCTCCCTCATTAGCGTTCCGTATGATTTGGAAAAGATTCAGGCTGGTGCTTTGTTCATGATTCCGAGCGGGCTTGATAATGGAAAGGCAAGACTTTTCAGAGTAAAGGTTTTGTCTAACATTATGATTTATCCCGCTTCTATTACATGCGAGATTGTGCCCGAATACGAGAATGTATACTCTACTGGCTTAAATGTGGTAAAGAGAGATTCGATGAATGTTTTGAATGAGGAGTGATGGAATATGCTGTTTCGTGTATTAAAAGAAAACATCGGTTATTCCGACATCCCAGACCTTCAAGCAAGAGTCGAAATCGCAACCAAGGATTTGACGAGCGAACAAGAGCAGTATCAAGCCATTAAAGATGTACTTGACGAAGACACTACTCTTATTCCTGCTAATGTGAGTGGTTCGCAAAGAGATACGCTTACTACCATTTGGGCGGACACATTACTCTATGACGGATTTGACGGAGAGTTTACAAATCTTCTGATTTCCATGGTGGGACAGGACGAAATTCTCTCTAATTACGGCGATAAAATCATGCAATTATGGCTTTTGTATGATGAAGGACGACTAAATCTATCAGATGGAATTATTCCACCAGAAGATTTTTATAGTCACCCTGCTCTTTACAAAGATACCTCTAATGACGACTTTGAATATCTCGTCAATGCAGAGATGATTGTCAACCACAACGATAAGGTTAGACAGTACATAAAAGCAACCCCGTCGCAGGACGATGTTCGAAAAGTGTTCTTTAAGGGCTTTAGAGGCTCGCAGGGGCTTAATACAGCCGAAGAGGTATATCAGAACATAGAAGCGCTTTCCGCTAAATATGGAGAGTCTGAGAGCCTTATGAGCATATCTGATGCGGTGAGCAAAGAGTCTGGAGCTGATTTTGATAAGATGGATGATTCATCTATTGCTTCGACGCTTAAGGAATATGTGGATAGATACATTAGGCAGATTGATAAGACTTCATTTAAGTCTCAAGGCGGATATTCAGTAAACGCTTATCAAGATGCGATTGAAGAGTTGTCTCACAATGGTAGAGATCTAAAATCGCTAATCGACGCAAAGATTGTAAGAGAGGCTACAAGCAAAGAAATTGCTCTCGCGATTATGGATTGGCTTGAGAAGAATCGTGTGCTCGAGAGGATCAGATAATGGGTGCATTTTTATACGATGAAGCCTTAACAGCAAAGATTAAAAGATGGTCTGAAAGAACAGAGCTTAGTATTGTAGGACCTGATGAAACAGAACATCTTTTTGAAATGATAGCCGACCAAAACAACGACAAGCCAATCGCGCTTCCTCTTATCAGTATTGTCAGACCGAATGGATATACAGTAAACCAGCTTGGGAAAAGATGGTCGTCATTCAGTGGTCTTAACATAGAGTCAACCGAAGATAAATCTTATGTGTTGAACCAAATTCCAATTACAATAGAATACAGGATTGACATATACACCCGATATCAAAAAGAAGCGGATGTATATGCGAGGAATCTTGTATTTAATATTATAAACTTCCCTAAACTCACAGTTGAAGTTCCTTATGAGGGGACACATTTCAGGCATGATTCCAACATAAGATTGACTGGCGGAGTAGAAAACACATCGGATCTTTCACAACGAATCGTCGCAGGACAATTCACGAGATATAGTATTGGAATTGATATTGACGACGCTTTCTTGTGGGATATACGAGCAAAAGACAATTTGTCTATTGTGCCTGAAGTTGAATTAAAATAAATGAAGGAGATTTATAAAAGATGCCTAAAATCGTAATTAACGAAAAAGACCAGACATCTCCTACCGCAGAACAACTGAGTGAAGATATTGTTTTTATCCCTGGTTTTGCAAATGTGAACGGGAATGTGTATATTAGTACGACAAGGGGAGAAACTCCAAAAGACGGCGTAGAGGGTACCGGAACAAAGGGTACTATCTATAAAGCTGGCGATACTGTTGACACCGCCAATGACGATCCGAGTATCTTCTCTAACACCGTTGATCTTAAGTCTTGGCAGTGCAAGCAGGTACCAGACGCTAAAGCCGATCCTCAGGTCACAACTTATGTATGGACTGCGCTGGACACCTATGTGGCTCCGCACCCCGAGAATGAGATCGTTGTGTGTTACACCACCGAAGAGTTTCAGCAGAACTTTGGCACGGAGCCAGCTAAGTTCTCTGCCCCACAGGATCTTACTAATAACTGCTCTGATACGGCAAAATCGTATGCGTTTGAGAATGTTGAGGCGTTTCGCGCCAAAGATGATATTGACCTCTCTTATACAATGGCTATGGAGTGTCTGACTCTTGGTCTTCCTGTTGCGTATGTGAACATTACGAAGAGAGAAGCTGGTGCCCCGTATGTAGAGAAAAAGATTTCAGATCTTTATGATACACTGCCGACTGTTCTTGCAGACCTTGCTGACCCTGATTATGTCTATACAAGATACATCACAAGTGGCGCATATCCTTCTTTTGAAATGCAGACCACGAATGGCGCTCGTCTTGATAAGGCGATGATTGCTACGGCGAAAGCAAGACAGGACGCTTATGCGATTATCGACCATGGGGATAATTCCGCAAGACCTCTGTCTGGTACAAATTCTGTTATTTCGCAAGTTAGAGCTGATTTCGCACAGACAGACAAAGACGACAATAGTAACTCTTATGGCGCGATGTTTACGCCGTGGGGCACTTATAACATCACCAACCTGAATGAAAACATCGGTGGTGGTACACAGTCGATGCCCGCTTCCTTTGCGTATCTCTGTTGCCTTGGCAAAGCTCTGTCGGCTGGTAATCCTGCTTATCTTGCAATTGCTAACATTGGCAGAGGAAAGCCTCCGTTCCTGACTCATCTGAATACTACACAGAGACTTTCGAGCACGATCGCAAACACGGCAATGCAGAGCGATACGGCTATCTCCATTAACCCTATTACGAATATCAATCCTTACGGACTTGTGATCTACGGAAACAATACGCTGAAAGATAATGCTTTTTCAAAGGGCAAACAGGCGTCTTCAGACCTTAACATCAGAAACCTTGTGAGCCGTGTTACAAAACTTCTTCGTGATGCCGCCCAACAGATTATCTTTGAGCCGAACACGGACGCTCTGTGGGTAACATTCAAGGGCAGAATTATGCCGTCTCTTGATACCATGGTAACGAATCAGGGTCTTAAGAGATATAACATCGTTAGAGTCGATTCGAGCAATCCCAGAGAGGTTAAGGCAAAGGTTTATCTCTTCCCTGTTTATGCAGTTGAAAAGGTAACGATTGACCTTATTCTTTCTGACGCTGGTATTACTGTAGAAGGAGGAAATGAGTAATGATCAAAATCAAAGGCGTTAATAAAGAGAGCACTGTTTCCACTCCTTCTCTTGAAGCGCATAGCGCATATGCTCTCGCGGATAACCCCGAGCTTTGGGAACCGCAGAGACAGAACAACTTCGAGTTTGTCGTTTCTGACCTTGACAACCTTGTAAGACCTGGCGTAGACCCCGAGTCCGATAACGCGAGCTTCGGTAACGCGCAGAAACTTCTCCGTCTCTCGGTTATGAGTTCGTCTGTCCCTCACTATACGAGCAATGTTATCACTCTTAACAGAGGTAACACCTCGATGAAGGTTGCTGGCAGAATGGAATTCCCCGAAGGTCAGCTTGTTATTCGTGATGCTATCGGAGCAGACACGAAGTCCATTCTCATGGCGTGGCAGATGAAGGCTGGCGACCCGCAGACTGGCAAGGTCGGTCTTATGAGCGACTACTACAAGGACGCGTGGCTTATCGAATATACTCCTGATTATCAGGTGGTTCGTCAGTGGAGACTTAAGGGGTGCTGGATTAGCGGTCTGACCGAAGACGCCTACAACATGGATAACGACGGTGAGAAGACAGTGACTGCTACGATTCAGTACAACATGGGCTATATCGACAATAGCGACATTCTGTAATGAAATGCTTGTACCGTTGGCGCGACGGAAACATAAAGCCTGTGAGGAGCAGGAATCCGAAAGGAAGCGCACAAATACAACGCACGGCGGAGCGGACATGGTTCTGCTTCGCCGTTTTCTGTTAGAGAGGGGAAGATAATGGCAAAGAGACTTAATCCTAACTTATGGGAAGATTCAAGATTAAAGCCAGAAGTATTAGAAGGCGTTAAGAACATATATGAATTCTTCATCCACCACTTTATAGACGAGTCAATCCCTCTTGACCCAGTAGATGTGAGAATCGTCGGCTCTAATGCCGCGTATAATTATACAGACAAGTCTGATGTGGATATTCACATTGTAGACGGAAATACAAACAAAAAAGATATTACCCGATATGCTCAGTGGAAAGCTACGAGAGATTTTAACGATAAATATGAAATCACTCTTAAAGGCGTCCCTGTTGAGCTTTATATCGAAGACATAGATAAGCCCGCTGTGTCAAACGGTGTTTATTCTGTTACGGATGAAAGATGGCTACGCTATCCTCTTCCAGAACGCTCGTCAGAGGCGTCAGAATTGCCTACAATCGACGAAAGCAATGAATGGGTACAACTAATCACAAAAGCAGAGAAAAACGCGTCAGCTAAAGAAATTCAGGCGCTTATCGACAAACTCTATGCCATGCGCAAGGAATCCATTGCAGATGATGGTGAAAAGGGTAAGGGGAACCTTATGTTTAAGGCTCTCCGTAACGCTGGCTATATTGACAGAATCAAGAAGGCATTGGATAAAGCTGTATCAAAGGAATTATCCGTAGAGAGCCTTCATGAGTGCTTGCTTGAAAGAACACGCTCTGACCTTATTCGCCAGTCAAAAGATAGCGCTAAGGGAAGACAAAGATACGATAGAAGAACAAAATCAAGTGTAGCAAGAACGGTTCAACAGTATAACGAGATAGACATGAATAAGCTCTTCAAAGAGGATATTCTCACCGTTGACCTTCCTGTAAGAGGAGAAACAGATAATTATACTGTTAAAGTCAGCTTTGGTGGATTTCTTGATTCCCTACATGATGAAATGAAGAGGAATAACGGTGAGTTTGATTTCCGAGCCGTAACGAGAGCACTTCTTACTTGCTTTGATAGAGATGACACATTTGTAGGGTGTAGTTGCGCCGACTTCCGCTATCGCTTCGCATATGTAGCAACAAAACGAGACTATATGTCAATGCTCCCCCAAATGATTCCCGCAAATATAACGAATCCAAAAGACTCATTGGGAAGTGCTTGTAAGCATGTTCTTCTTGTACTGGCTAATCATTCATGGCTATTAAAGGTAGCGAGCGTAATAAAGAACTATGTCACCTATATGGAAAGACATTATCAGAAAATGTACGCAGATATTATTTATCCCGCCATCTACGAGAAACCGTATGAAGGTGGGGTACAAATCACTATTGATGACGAGCAAAATGTTCCCCAAAAGGACACCATTACGCAAGCTAATATTGCCGCTCAGCAAGGAAGTAGATTCCAAAAGGGCAATGTGCAGGGCGTAAGGTTTGCTCCTAAATCAAAGCCTGATGAGCAGATAAGCATTGAAGACGAAGAAGAAGTAACTGAAGAAAATTAACAAAAAATTAACATGAGAAAACTTCTTGCTTGTAGAAAACGAATCATATAACGTAGTGGAACGGAGATTGGCTGACGGAAGGAAGCCAATCGACGTTATGTATTATTACTAAGAGATAACGTAATACTATAGACGGTAGGTAAGTATTAAGTATTACGTAATAACTTAGTTATAACGTAATACTACAGACATAACGTTAAGTAGAGAATACTACGTTATTTTGAGGTAAATATTCTATTATTCCCCTATGGGGAAATAAAGTATTTACCTCCATTACGTAATACTATAGACATAACGTATGGTTCACGAGATAACGTAAGATCTTAGTTAATACGTATTATTACAGTATAAACGTATTATAGAGAGTATTACGTAAGATATAAGTATATGATTCGTTTTTCGAAAATTCAAGTAAGGAGATAAAAATTTAATGGAACTTTCCTCTATTGCAAGTCAATATACACTTCCGTCCCTTGGGAAGATTTACGGAAGAGAGTTTGACCCCGTTGTCACATTACGGTCTATGACTACTGCTGACGAGATGAGAAGACTTAACCCTACGGATAGACCTTGTAAGGCTATGTCAGAGATTATTGACGCTTGTATTGAACAGAGTCTTCCTATTTCGTCTTATGATATGTGCCTTGGAGATTATCAATATCTTCTTCATAGACTTCGTGTTGTTACCTACGGAGCAAAATATCCTGTTGTTACGGTTTGCCCTTATTGTGGCGTATCTTCTAAGCAGGACTTAAATCTTGAAGACCTTCCTGTGTTACAGTATACGGATAATGTTCTTAATCTTATGGAATTTGATCTTCCTAAGACTGGAAAGCATATTAAGTTAAGATTTCAGACTCCTCGTATGCTTGATGAGGTAGCTCTTCGGGCGAAAGAACTCCGTAAAAAGCAGGGTGACGCATTTGTAGACCCGACTCTCTCTCTTACTGTGGAAAGCATGATTGATACGGTTGATGGGCATAAGCCCGACCTTATTAAACTTTCACAATGGGTTTCTTCTCTCCCAATGATGGACACGAATATCATTCTTCAGAGAGCGGAGAAACTTAATAGCAGTATCGGCGTATCAAGAGAGCTTGACATTGAATGTGATGCTTGCGGACTTGACTACAAGACGCAGATGCCGATGAACGCAGAATTTTTTCGACCCAGCGCAGACCTCTGATGGAAAGCCGTATAGAGATACTGCGCTAAAGATAATCGTACAAAAGAAATATATCATTGCCAAGAAGCTGAATACTCCGTACACGGAAACAGAAAAGATTCCGCCTATGGAGCGAGAAATCTTGCTTTCTATGATTCAGGAAGAAGTCAGAAAGCAAGAAGAAGATATAAAAGCGGCTAAGGCGGCTATGAAGAAACACTAATGCGGAGGTATACACATGGCGTCCAAATTAAACGATGCTATCTCGTCAAATGCTGGTTTTTCACAGCGAGACTATGATAGTAGCCTTAAGCTATATTCGCAGTATATCGACGGCGTGTTAAAGCTCGAGCTTGCTTCCGCGAATCAGGTTGATAAAGTAAAGAGACAGCTTTACGGAAGTAGAACAAAGTATAATAAACAAGAAGAAGCGCGTGCTGAAAAAATTGCCATTCAATATCAAGAACAGAGATATAAACATATGTCTCTGCTTGAAAAAAAGGCGTTTGATGAAAAGAAGAAGAATGACATCGCTTCTTACAGGGAGCAATTAAAGGATCAGCAAGCTCTTCAAGAGGCTCGTATTAAGAGTGCGCACATGTCTGCTGACGCGGAGAAAAAGGCACTCGCGAAGGTTCAGGCGTCTTACGCAAAGAAACAAGCAGAAATCAATCAAGAGGAGCTTGATAACAAAAAGAAGCTCGAGAGATATGATAAAGTTGCATATCAGAGACTTTCGCAAGAGGATAAGTTAAAAGCAAAGGCACAGAAAAAAGAAGAGGCTTACGAAGAGAAAAAGAAAAAGACAGATGAGGCGAGACTTAAACTCCTTGAATTACAAGAGCGGAAGGCAAAGGATGCGGCTTCTGTAAGCGATGAGGATATGGCAAAAGCGCAAGCTGAGGCTGACACTGCGGAGGCAGAAGAAGACCGTGCTGGAAAACAGGCGCAGAACGCACAGCTCGTGTCGAACATGTATATGTCAGCCGCTAAGGCTATGTTCAATGTTGCCAATAAAATGAACAACGAGGTCGAGTCCGCGATTGATTTCATTAAAGAGAACCAATCTGCAATCTCTACTCGTCTTCTTGGCACAGGAAAGACATATGAAGGCATTACGGGACTGATTAAATCAAACCTTGCTGTAAGCCCCTATGTTACGCAGAGAGCCACTCTTGAAAATCTTGCAAAACTGGTAGACTCTGGTATTTCTTATAATATCGAGCAGAGAGCGTTTCTTGCTACGATTTCAGATAAAATTGCTACAACATTTGACGCGTTCGATTCTAACCTGACGCGTCTGATTCGTTTGCAACAGGCGGATATTACAGCGTCGAGACTTGGGATTGAGGCGTCGTTGAATAGCGCACTTAACTCCATGTTCTCTGACACAAGCTATCTCAAAGATATGTATGATACCGTTGCTGGAGCACTTGTAGACGCGGAATCACAAATGACGAGAGAACAGGCAACAGAGTTTGAATACACAGTTCAGAAATATCTCGGTGCTCTGTATTCACTTGGTCTTTCACAATCTGCGGTGAGTCAAATTGCTACGGGGCTTGGCTATCTTGGCACTGGTAATATTGAGGCGTTGTCTGGCAACTCGCAACTTATGAGCTTGCTTGGCATGGCGGCTTCAAGAGGTGGAGTTGATTTAGGCTCACTTCTTACGGGTGGCGTTACGGGGCAAAACGCAAACGACCTCTTGAAGGGTATGATTGAATACCTTCGAGAAATTGCCACATCTACCGATAACATGGCAACAAAGTCTGCGTATGGTTCCGTGTTCGGTCTTGGAATGTCTGATTTGCGAGCACTTGCTAACTTGACAGCGACAGACATTACAAATCTGTATAAGCAGGAAATGACATACAGTAAGTCTCTTGATACCGTTCAAACACTGCTGAATACGGTTGGCGGAAGAATTAGTACGACAGAACTTGTAAGCAATGTGTTCTCTAATGCTATGTTCTCTTCAGGAGAGGCTCTTGCACAAAGCCCTCTCGGATATATTCCTTGGCTTGTTACATCAACAATTAAGGACTTAACTGGCGGCACAGAAATCCCCATGGTTATGGGGTCGGGCGCTAACACATCAATTGAAAGCCTTATGCAGACCGCTTTGGTTGGTGCTGGCTTGCTTGGTTCTATTGGAAGCATTATGTCGAGCATTGGATCTGGTGGTGGTATTGACCTTGGCAAATGGGGCGGCACTGAATGGACTGTCAGAGGCACGGACTGGAAGGGGATTACGGGAGGAGTTAGAACTGGCGTTTCTCTCGGTGCTTATGTTGGTGGTTCTGGTGAAGACATCAAGTCAGATGTTTTGCAGAGATCGCAAGAAGAGATTAAACAACAAACTGGCGATACAGAAACCATTGATACAGAAGCTCTGTACGCCGCTTTGTTTGGAGGAGAAAAGGGAGAAAGAAAGCCTATCCTTGTTGAAATCAATAGCGTTACGAGCGGAGTGAAAATTCCTGTCAATGTAGAAGATACAGAGACTAATCCTATCAATGTAACACCCACAATGCGATAACGGAGGCGTTTGAATGTTTCAACAGTTTTTCACTACCACTGTTGTTGGTAGTTTTATCAAGGCGTTGTTACAGTCAACGCCTCTTCCTAAATATAAGACAGTAAAAGATGGAGATAAAGTTCGCGCTGACTTTGTTTATGTTTATGGTATTTACCTGATTAAGTGTACGGAGACTGGAACAATCGGAGGCGACGCGACATACGATATTATTAAAAATGCCTTTGACGCCCCTACGGATAGCTCTGGAACATTTTTCTTCGGGGAGCAATACGCTGGAAGAACCGACCATATACACTCTCTGAATTCCTATTACGACGAAGACACCCATGAGGCTCTTGGTAATTATTTAAGATGTTATCGCGATCTTAAAGGAATTGATCTTATGCCGTTCTACAATTGCTTTTCATATAGAGTTGCAACGGACTTTTATATGGAGAAAAACGCGAACGGAGAAATGGAAATTAAGGAATCGTATGAAGATAAATATAAGGTGCTTTTGATTCCTATTCGTTTTAATCAAAAGTATTCCGTCTTCGTGGATAGCATTTCTCCTGTGGTGATTCGTCCAGTCATTTACAACAATGGACTTGTAAGAAACGCGAAGAACGCTAATTATTTGTATAACAATGTGGTGTTTGAAGATAATTCGTCGCCATATAAGAGATATAGCCAAAGTTCATATAATTCGCCGATTGTGGTTGGCGTGAAGACCAAGGAAGATAGCACAAACGACGAACAAAATCAGGCATACGCACAAGAGCGTTATCTTTATCTTGCTCTTCAATTATCAAAAGACAACAAGTCTTCTATCTGCGTTCTTGAGGGAGAATACAAACACGGTGACAACGCGACATGGACGGTAGGGAACAAATCAAATTGGGATTCTCTTGAATTTAATAACGAATATGAGGCTCTCCCGTTTGGAACATTAGAAGATCATGGTGCATATCGAGTCGGTGACGCTGATGCAATAGAATATGAATATCCAGACAACGTAAGCGATGGATTTTATGCTTTAGTGTCTTTTACACCTCGAGATGGTTTTGGTGGAATAGTCGACTTCTATGATGATATAGAATTCCGTGGCGATGATGTAATAAATAACCAATTCACTTATGTGTTGGGGAAATCTTACGATGCACTATTCACATATAATGGCAAGAAAATTGTAACCATTCAGGCTGTGCCAGACAATAATGCGTCTATCGTATCCGATAGACAACTTTCGACTCTTTCTCTGACACAAATGAACGACGGAAATATCTACGCATTTTCAGACAGACTTGTTGAATATCTTTTGAAGAATGTTATCGACAGTGACGATACTATCGACGATAATGTAGTGAGGGTGCAATCCAAATCAAAGCAACTTCTTGGATATACGGGCAGTCTTAATGGCGTTTATGGAGACGACTTAAAGAAACTCATCTTCAACAAATATATGAGAGAAGTAAATCCAAAAGCATTGGATATTACAGGATATACAGATAAAGATATAGAGGGGTGGCTTGATTCGTATGGCAGATAAGTACACAGAAGCATATTACAATCAACTCTCACGCAACGCACAAGCCACGACAGCGCACTCTCTGTCGATGATAGACAACTACATATATCTTTACCATACCAACACCGTTATCGTGCTTCCTACCTACCCTGAGACGGTCACAGACAGTATGAGTGCAAACTTCTCTACTACAACACCACTTGGAAGGTCGGCTCCTATCTACTCCTATTCGAGTTCTGGACCGAGAACGGTTGGTTTTTCGTTAAATCTTCATAGGGATATGATGAACGCAATCAACTATCAATCGAGCAACGCAAATATCGAAATTGGCGATGATTATGTTGATGCCATGATTAAACAATTGCAGGCGGCTGTTGTTCCTAAATATAGTGCAACAGAGAGAATGGTTAATCCTCCTATTGTAGCCGTTAGACTTGGTGATGATATTTTCTGTAAAGGCGTTGTTACTGGAGCGCTTCAAATCACATATGGACTTCCTATCATCGAGATTAACGGAAAGAATAAATATGCACAATGCACCGTTTCTTTTAGTGTCAGTGAGATTCAACCTTATGGCGCTGATGAGATTATGAGAGACGGAAGTTTTAGAGGAGTGTCTACTACACTGGAGCGGAACATTTGGAAAACCACGGGAGGACTTTGAGTAATATGTCTGATAAGATTACGCAAAAATCATATAAAGATTATGTAAGGCTCTCTCGTTATGCGGCATTCCCGTACTACTTCAATGTGCAGGATAACAAGTATATTTATGGCACTACGGCGAATTTAAGAGATGATACACCGTTTACGGCTCATACGGTTGCTGCTGGTGATACTCTTGATACGCTTGCTCTTGAATATTACAATAACCCGACCTATTATTGGGTGATTGCAGACTTCAATAGAATCCAAGACCCGTATCAGAAATTGAAAGATGGAGAGATTCTTAAAATACCGTCAATCACGGCGATTAAGTTTGAGGAATACTAAATGCAACTGCTAACATTTCCGAGTCTTGTTGAGGCTCCGTTCATTATTGTAAAAATCGGGGATTATACATTCGGCAACTATGACAAGAAGTCGGTAAATAGCAAGTTGTTCGATGTAAAGTACCCCAACTTTATGAAGTCGATGAGTATTCGTAAGGTCAACGGCGCTGTCAATACATATACTATCGTTATGGAGTACGGAATTACGCAGGGAGACGACCCTAACTTCCTTGAAAGAGTTTTTAGCTCTATCTCTGCTAACCGCACTATTGAAATTAGCTACGGCGATTACGCATATCCAACATTCATTTATGCAAAAGAGAGTGCTCTGATTTCTAAGATTACAAGTAACACAGACTTTGGCAACTCTCGAATTACTTATACGATTTCGTGTGTTAGTAAGGCGTTTGGTGCACGAGCTGGCACATACACTTTCCCGAGGACATATAGCAAGCCGAGTTCGGTGATCAGCGATATTATCAGCCAACATAGCTACGGAATTAGTGACATTTTTCCGGGCATGAGGGACGCAAGCAAGGTATTGTCTTCTGGTCTTATCCCTACAGATGATGTGGCTGTGACAATGGAGTCAAAAACTTGCTCTCTGCTGGATTATCTGAATTATGCCGTCAGCTGTATGCAGAGTAGCACTGATAATCCAGATGATGTAATCAAGAAGACAAGATACTATCTCACAATTCGAGATGATGTGACAGAAGATTTCGACGGGACTTATTTCCGTATTACGGAAGTCGCTACGGCGTCGAGTGGTAACTCTAATTATGAGAAAGCAGAGAATGTGTATGAGGTGGATATTGGTTATCCCACCAACGACCTTGTATCTGGCTTTACAATTAACACAAACGATGTGTATAGTATTTTGTATAACACATCGAAGAATATCAAACAGTCCGATTATGTCTATCGCATTTCAGACGATGGAACAGTAGAAGATGTTTATTCTCCTACGATTTCCAACAATGTGGATATGCTTCATACAGGAGCGAGCGATAAAACATGGTGGACGAATATGACGCAGTTCCCTATCACAGCTACAATGACAGTCAAAGGACTACTGCGACCGCTTATGCTTATGAGCTATGTGAAGATAAATGTCTACTTCTATGGAGCGAAGCATATATCAAGCGGACTTTATATCATAACGCAACAAGAAGACTTTATAGACCAAAGTGGTTATAAGTCTGTACTAAATCTTACGAGAGTGGGTGGGGATAAACAGTGATTACAAGAGCCTTTATTACCGAAGTAATCAGCGCGAAAAAGGTTCGTGTGAGAATTCCCATCTACGACCGTATTCCTAAAGCTGGTCTGTCGGTTCAGAACAAAGACTTGTCTATTGCTACGATTTGTACACCTCCGAATATGGTGTATAATCCGCAAGTCGGAGATGTTGTGTTTGTAGGTTTTGAAGATTATGACGTGGGCAAGCCAGTTGTAATCGGGTATCTTATGACAGATATTGAGAGGTCTGACGCAGAGGGCAATGAATCAAGCGCCCCTGCATTTAATCCGCTCTCACTAAATGTATCGCAGAGTGCTATTATGCCCTACAACACGAATATAGGCTCTGTACGCCCCGAAGAGATTAAGACGCTTGAGAACGCGTCTGCAAACATTCAAGACCAAATAGACGCATTGGTGAGCCGTGTAGAGGCATTAGAGAAGCAGAGCGGAGGTAATTAAGGTGCAATCAATTGCTTTCCCTAACATATTTAGTAATATGTATACAAACACGGTAGAAGATAAAGAGGCAACCAAACAAAACTTGCTTCTTCTTCTATCGTCTGAAAAAACATCTCTTTTTGGCGACCCGTATTTCGGAACCACCTTAAAGAAGGTAATATATGAGCAGAACACTGGAATTCTTGCCGATCTTGTAATAGACGCGCTGTATACGGCAATTCAGCAGTTCATGCCACAGATATATTTACAGAGGAAAGATATTCGTATTGAGCTCAGAGGTAGAGAGCTTTATGCGAAAATTACATACAGAAATTTAATCGACTATCAGCTTGATTCCTATACGATCAATCTGACGGAAGATACTTTGGAGGGATAAAGATACATGGCGGATAATATTTCGGCAATCTCCTATACAAATAAAGACTTTCAAACGATTTATCCCGAGCTTCTTGATCTTGCCACACGCATTTCTAAGAGATGGACACCCGACCAGACAAACGAGTCAGACCCTGGCATTGTTCTCGCTAAGATTGCGGCGTTGTGCGCGGATAAGAATAACTACAATATTGACAAAAATGTTCTTGAATATTTCCCGTCCTCCGTTACGCAGATGCCTAATGCAAGAGAGGTTTTTGCGCAAAGAGGCTATTATATGCACTGGTATCAGGCGGCAGAAGGTGAAATCACTCTTGCGGTAAAGAGCGGAAGTGATATTGCTGATAGTAGTAGCACCTATACTTCTGTTCGTATTAGTGACACATTATTCCCTACTATTACGGGAAGCGATGGGAAAATTGTTTATACAATCAAACCAGATTTTGCCGAGAATGATATTAAGAAAGATGGGACACCTCGTACTTTTGAAGTAATTCAGGGTGCCGCAAAGCAGTATACAACTACTGGTGGCTCTTCAACCATTACGGTTGCTGACTTGGACGCGGAGAGAAGACTGTATTTCCCGAATACATCTGTAGCAGAAAACGGTATCTTTATCTCTCATATAGACGCTTCAAAAGACTGGAGAGATTGGGAGAGAGTCGCGAGTGTCGACGCAGAGCCTATTGGCGATAATAGATTTATCTACGAGTTTGGTGTCTCACGAGATGGCTCTAACTGCTATATCCAATTCCCTGATAATATTACTTCGATTATCGGCAACGGTATTGAAATCTGGTATGTAGAATCTATCGGTGTTTCTGGAAATATTCCCGCGTTTTATCTGACGAAGTTTGCCAATGATATGCAAGGGGATTATCTCCCTGCTAAAGCCGACAAGACGTATGACTCCGTGTCTCTTAATTCCGACAACATTGTGTTTTCACAGTCTTCGTCTATCGTCAATGGAGAAAATCCAGAAACCATCGAAGAGGCGTATAGAGCGTATACAAAGACGGTTGGGACATTTGACACGCTTGTTACTATCCGAGATTATGATAACGCGCTCACGAAGGCTCCCGATGTGTCTAACGGTTTTGTTACGGATAGAACAAATGATATTCAGAGGGCATATCAGATTATTTCCGAACAGAACAATGTGAATGTTGTTATTGACCATACGCATGAAACGACCGATACGACAACGCAGGCTACCACGGCTGATATGCTTGCTTTCGACCTCTGTATCTATGAGTTTGATAATATGCCACAGGCATCGACATGGGCTGATAGTGATTATAATATCACATTTGCTATGCTTGCTAATCACGACGATAAGATTGACACAAAGATCAATTCCCTTAAGAGTTATTTTGAGCAGAATAACAAGTCGATTCAACATGATTTTGTAACATGGAAACAGGGCAGACCGCTTTGCATTAAAAACAAGTATAATGTCACTTGCAAGATTATTCCGCAATACTCCGTGACCGAGCTTCAGGCTAACGAAATTAAAAACAATATTACTCAGGCTCTCTATAAAAATTTGAATTCTTCTAAGATTGATTTCGGCGAAGAGATTACTTTTGAGAGAGTGTATAACATCATTGCTGATTCGGATGAACGAATTAAGAGTGTCTCTCTTGGGAATATTGAATTTACGCCTTGGATTGTTTATTGGGATAACGAATCTGGATTGAGAGAACTTGAAATTAAGTCTCTTTCGGGATATAATAAAGACGCAACAAAAGATTCCGACACATATGTGGCGCAACAGTTTGAGATTGAAATTTTTGCAAAGAGTATTCTTTCTGGACACACACCTCTGTTTAACCTCGATAAGAATATCAATTATTCTCTTGCGCAGACCGCGATCAATAATATTGATAACGCAAAGACGGTAACGACAGAGACGAAGATTCCGATTGGCACATCGAAATCAACGGCTACAACACTTCTTGATGGTGAGTCCGTCATATTCTACGCACCGTCTATGATTACAGATACGACTTATTCGCTCGGAGTTAAGTATGTGGTTAATGCGGGTGTATCTGCTAACGAGACGAAGAATGTTGGGTTCGTTGCTCTTTGGAAAAAAGATGGGAAATATTATGCCCATAAATATGACGGCGTGTATGTTAAGCCGAGCTTTCAGTTGACAACATCGGATAATTACGCAACTATAGCAGGGGCGGTACCAGCCACCAATGTTGATGCGGACGTGTCTGGTGTGGGCACAATTGTAAATAGCTGGAATTCTCTCGCGAGCATTGCAACGAGTGGGTCTATTTCCGTTATGGTAAAAAACACACAGACAATCGGTACGTCAGATTATTGCTCTTGGATTCTGAATAATGTTACTTATGATAGCAAGAATAACGGGCAATGGGTTCTGTTCCCCGCGTCGACTAGTGCAACATCGACTTCGCCAATCACACAGGAATATGCGCTTGCTCCTGGTGAATATTTTATTGCCTCTGATAGTCAAAAGCAGAATATGACGATTTTTGGAGCCGGCACGTTGATTTCCCGCACGCTGAAGAGCGAAGCAAAGGAGCTATCTATTCCGTCTTATTTTTATGCAACTAACTGGACGAGTGACGGAATGAGTGATTGATAGTGACCGTCTTGTGACAGGAGTGGAAATCACTGCAACCGAACGCGAGTATGTAGCTCTTGGCGCTGGAGCTTCGTTGTGGGGAAATCAATCGGCGAGCAGAAAGGCGATCGGGAATGATGAGGTCGATGTAAACAAGCTAGCGATTCAATACAGCTCTGATTCTGGTAACGGTAGCCTCGACCAGAGAGGCGATGATATTGGTTGGATGGCTCGTTCATTCCTTGCGTTCAATACTATGGACGGAGCCATGAAGCTATCTAACAGTAGACAGACTGTTGCTTTCGACAATGCAACATCTGGCGACGCTCAATTTGTTCAAGGAAATACTACTAATCCTTGGTATATCCAAACATCTCCGCAATATAATATGATTGGTGGAGAAGGGTTGTCTCTGCAATATGTGACATCTGATTCGACTACTCCGACATCGCCTAATATTATTGTGTATCAAAACGCGTCGCCGTCAACAGAGAAGCCTTTTACCCTGAATGACGACGGTTCTATTACTCTGTCGAAAGATAATACATCGACATCTTTTACTGTTCCGATTGCATCATATGATCGTGTGTTTAAGGTACAGAAGCCAGAAGATGCCCAATTTACAATTACAGGCTTCAAGTCTATTGGGTCTGATGATGCAACATATACACATCTTAAGAAGACGGTTATTTATTATAAAATCGACGAAGACGATGCAACTGGAACGAAGGAATTCAGTATTGAGTATCAAAGTAGTGCAAGTATCACAATCTCTCCTCTGTATAAAGTAAAAAATGTTGAGGACACCGTTATCACGGATACCGCTAATGACGCTGTATACAGTAAAGTTATCGAGCTTGACCAAAAGGGTGAATTCAACTATATGTATGAAGTCCCCGCAGAAAAGCTGATTAAAGACCCGCTTCTCGGAGAGTCGTTTGTGAATGTGGAGCATCCGTACAATCAATTCACAATGTGCCAGATGAACACCGATAAGAGTTCTGTCGAAATCTTCAACAAATTAAGTTCGAGGTAAAAGAATATGGTATTAACGAGATTACAAGATAATACCCCTGAAATATATTCTTCTGCTTCGAGAGACTTCCAGCTTCTTGAGAGACTGTATGATGCGGTGCTCAACGGGGCGAAATACGACACCTACTCTATGCTTGGAGTGACCGATTCAATGCACTGTAGGGCGTCGCTTCTCCCGTTTTTAAGAACGGCGGTAGGTTTTATATCTACCGCCAAATATCCAGACAAGGTTTTGAGAATTCTTGTAACAGCGTTCCCGTATCTGATTCGGACAAAGGGGACATTGAATTGTGTTGTGCAAGCAACAAGAGTATATCTGAAGGCTTATGGTATCTCGGGAGATGTTGTGGCTAATTACGATAAAGATAATGGTGCTGTTAATCTGACTGTTTATTCTGCCCCTGTTGATGTTATGTCATTGTCTTCGTTCGTTAAGTTTTTTGCGCCGACTGGTTTGAAATTCAACTATACATTCTCAACGCCTTCTAAAGTTTCCACACAAACGAGAGAAACAGAAGATGGTGTTGCGGCTACAATTGGAAACTTCTATGGCGCTGGTCTTAGGCACGATTCTCCTTTGAATCTTAAAACAACAGATACGAAAACGGCATATAAGAGTTATGTCGATAAATACATCTCGGCGGTTGGCAGTGCTGTTGTCGCCGATAAAGACAACGGTGTATACCCGAGCACATATACAGAGAAGGAGCTTCAAGGATGAGTGAATACATTGGCTATAAAGGCGAGGTCAGAATAACCTCCAGATATAAAGGTTCTCTTATTAAAGAACAGATTGTGCACAATGAGGGTTTATCGTATCTGTTTCAGTATCTCTGCCAATGCCTTGCGGCAATTCAGGGAATCACCGGAAACAATCCGAATCAGATTGCGGTAATCGGCGGTGGGAACCAATCTCAGAGTAGAAGCGCGACCGCTCGTTATTCGTTTGATGATAGCAAACCTTATGCCGAGTTCTCTGCTACATTTACACAAAATGATTTTGGTGCTGATGGATATAGCGATGTCACTGGTAACACAGGTAAGGTGCGGTTAAAACTTCGGCGAGATAACAATGATTTTGCTCAGACGTATGTAGATAATTTCACAAAGATGTCAAAGGGAGAAGCTGTAACGATTGTATGGAGAATGACATTTACAGATGCTTCTTCTTCCTCTGGCACAAATAATCAATCTTTGGCATCTCCTATTGCTGTACAGAAAGTATCGGCGCCGAAGAAGAAGGTAAAAACAACCCGTAAAGAAGTGGAGGTAGTGAAGAATGGCTAAGATTGCAAGTAATAGCATTTCGGTATTCCCTACAGTTAATAGAGGTGATGGAGATCAACTTGGTCGCTCTCAGAGACTGTTTACGGAGCAAAATGTTAGGGATATTGCTAATATGGTAAACTCTAAGGATTCTTATGTGATTGATGAAAACACAACCGTGGATGGCAAACAGTGCGTTGAATTTTGCCTCGTTGGGTATCATGTTTATGTTGATAAGGATGTGCTGGTGAATCTTGAAGGAATTGGCGTGGGGAACAGCATTTATGCCGTTGCACAGTTCGATACAAACGGCAACTTAGATTCAGATGCAACCTCTACACCGAATGTATATAACGGCATTACTTTCCAAACCAGCGAACCAGATGAAGACAATTCCAAATATCTACTTCTCGGAGCAAAAACACCGAGCGGATTGAGTGTTGCGAAATCGTCCAAAATCATGTATGATGGGGCGAGAGTAGATTCAACATCGCTTGATCTCATTGATGGCGGTACAATCTAAAATTTTTTAACATTTTGCATAATTATGCGCGCATAAAAGCATATATAGTAGTGAGGGGTGTAAAAACTTCTCACTACTTTTTCTTTATGCGAGGTTATACCATGAAAAATAATCGTCAAATTATTACTTGCCCTAAATGCGGAGCGCAATATCTCCCCTCTGAAATCTTCCTCCCGAAACCCTTTCTCGGTCAACCAGAAGACATTGAAAAGGATTGCTACGGAAAGATTGTATACTATTCTGGAACAGACATGAATCTGAAAGAGTCTTATCTTTGCGATTATTGTGGAAACAATCTCAGAGTAGAAGCAACAGTAGAATTCAGAAATATCGGCGATAACAAGAAATTTCAAGAAGAGACTGTTATTCACTTTAATAATAAAGTCTCTATGCCCGAGAACTAATGGTTGTAATAGAAGAGAAGAAAGCAAAGAAAGTCCCTTGTCTTACATCTCTATTTGTTTCTGTTCCATTTGCGGACAAACAATTATTCCGCATACTTATACATTTACATGGTTCGGTGTACGATAAGAAGAGCGGGACATTTGAATTTCCTCCGTCAAGTCTTCAATTCCTTGTTAAACTATTCACGGCAAAAGATGATGTTAAGTTTATTCCGTTGAAAGAAGAAAGGAAGACAAAGGCGGTTGAAACTCTTAGCAATAAAACAAAATTCAAGAGAGACTTATTTAAGCACCAAAAGGAAGCTATTGAATATGGTCTGAACCACGCACAATGGCTTTTAAGAGACGATCAGGGGCTTGGAAAGACAACGAGCGTTATTTGCCTTGCCGATGTATTAAAGCGCAAGAGAGGTATAAAACACTGCCTTATAGTGTGTGGTGTAAACGCTCTTAAATATACATGGAAAGACGAGATTGCAGAGTCTTCTGACCTTACTGCTTGTATTCTCGGTGAACGGATAACAAGGACGGGAAAGACGAAGATAGGAAGCGTTCCCGAAAGACTTGAGGCGTTACAGTCTTCTATTAGCGAATTCTTTGTCATAACGAATGTGGAGACACTTCAGAACAAGGATTTTGCTAAGGCTTTCAAGAAGAGTAAGACAAAGTTCGACATGATTGTTGTCGATGAGATTCACCGTCTTAAATCTTCAGGAAGTAATTCCGCAAAGACGCTTCTTCATCTCGACGCACCTTATAAGGTTGCTCTGACTGGTACAATGGTCGTAAACAGCCCATCAGACGCTTATGTGCCTCTTAAATGGATTGGTAGTATAAATAGCAACCTCTCCACGATGAACGGCGTGTACGCGGTTTTCGGAGGCTTTGGGAATAAGCAGATTATAGGCACACAAAATCTTGACCTTCTCCGTTCCGTTATTCAGACTTGCTCTCTTCGTAGATTGAAGTCGGAAGTGCTTGACCTCCCTCCGAAGATTTATAAGAAAGAGTATGTAGAGCTTCTCCCAAAGCAGAAAGCATTATATGACGAAGTTAAAACAAAGGTTTTTGAATCTCTGGATAAGTTAGACCATAAGCCCAGCGTCATTGAAGAGATTTCGATGAATTTAAGGCTTAGACAGATTACAGCGTCCCCGTCAATGCTTTCGACAGAGGTAAAAGAGTCGGCGAAACTACAGCGTCTTGAAGAGCTTGTTGAAGATATTACGGAGCAGGGAGATAAAGTTGTGGTGTTCTGCTCTTTTAAGGGGACGGCTACGGAAATATGTGAAAGGCTACAAAAATATAACCCTGTTGTGTGTACTGGAGATATTCATGATTCTAAAGAAGTAGAAGTGCGGAAGAATAAATTCATGACAGACCCGTCTTGTAAAGTATTTGTCGGGACATGGCAAAAGATGGGGACTGGGCACACACTGACTGTGGCTAACTATCTTATTTTTGTAGATACGCCATTTACTGATAGTGATTTTCAGCAGTCGGCAGATAGAATATATAGAATCGGGCAGAAGAAAACATCTTTCATTATTACACTCATTACGAAAGATACATATGATGAAAGAGTGCAAGAAATCATAGATACAAAAGCTATGGTGGCTAATTATCTGCAAGACGGGAAAGAATAATCGAGAGAGCTATGGGAGAAATCTTGTGGCTCTTTTCATTTTTTTCTCGAAAGTAGTTGACATCTTGTTTTTGATGTGCTATAATGACGACACCGAACGAAAGAGGGGTTGAATGATGAGTATTAAATTGTTTCGTGGAGATTGTCTCGATGTCATGAAGAGTATCCCAGATAAGTCTGTGGATATGATTCTGTGTGATTTGCCTTATGGTCTTACGCAGAGTAAATTGGATATAAGAATCCCTTTTGCTCCTCTGTGGCAACAATATGAGAGAATTGCAAAGGATAATTCGGCAATTGTTTTGTTCGCGCAAGGGCTGTTCTTTGTGGATCTTGTTCAAAGTAATCGGAAAATGTATCGGTATGATTTATGTTGGGATAAGGTTTTAACCTCTGGTTTTCTGAACGCTAAAAAAATGCCTCTTCGCCAGCACGAACAAGTTGCGGTATTCTATAAGAAACAACCGACATACAATCCTCAAATGCGTATTGGAAAGCCTCTCCATAGTAAAGGGAAGTCGTATAAAGACAAAGAGATAATCAATAACAACTACGGAGAATTTAAGCTGACTGACGATGAACGAGCTGGCTCTACCGAGAAATATCCTACATCCATTTTGCGCTTCTCTAAACCACATCCAAGCAAAGCGATTCATCAGACCGAAAAACCCGTTGCTCTTTTAGAATATTTAATTAAAACATATTCTAATGAAGGCGATGTCATTCTCGATAATTGTATGGGATCTGGTTCGACTGGAGTCGCATGTGTTAATACTGGACGAAATTTCATTGGTATCGAATTAGATGAAAAATATTATGGAGTTGCGGAAGATAGAATCGGGGTGCGATCGTGATCTGAAAATTTCAAGAGCATGGGCTATGCCGAACAGCAACACATTCAGTATTAAGCCAATTAAAGATTCGCTTGAAATATATATATCGCCATTTGATTGGAGAGAACGATGAGTCGTGAAATTCTGTTTAGAGGGAAAGCCGTCGGTACTAACAAATGGGTGTATGGGTATTACGTTCACCAATATGGAGCGCATGAAATTGTGTTGCCTGACGGACATGACGCCGATGGATTTGAAAGCCGTCATGTTGATCCAGAAACAATTTGTCGGTACACGGGATTGACAGACAAGAATGGCAACAAGATTTTTGAAGGCGATATTTTGCGTGTTCCATATCGCCCACACGATGATTGTATTGTTGAATGGTATGACGGAAGTTTTCGTTTGCGTTGGGCAAACAAAGATAGGCGAGCAGAATACGGGAATGACTATAACGCGGTTTGTTGCGTGCAGGCGGTAGTAGGGAGACGCACTATTGTCGGGAATATTTTTGATAATTGTGAGCTTGTAAAAGAGTAAACACGGAGGAAAATGAAAATGGTAAGTTGTAAAAGAATATATGGCAAATATCTTGTTAGCGTATGCGGAAGAGAATTCGAGTATGATACATGGCACGACGCATTTACTTTCCTTAAGTATGTGAGAGGGTATTTCTAATGATACCCACCAAGAAGCAGATGTCATATTTTAAGTCCGCTGACGCTATGGCAGAACAATCTAATCATCCGAGAGCCAAACTTGGGTGTGTGGTTGTGAATAAGCACAGAATCGTGTCGTCTGGGTGTAATTCTATCACAAAGTGTTCTCCTATTCAGAGAAATATGGATATAAAGAGATTTGGTGGAGAGCACAGAGGTGTTGTGCACGCAGAAACAGACTGTCTGTTGCCTCTTATCAAACAGGGATATGATTTAAGCGGAGCAGAGGTGTATGTGCACAGAAGGCATAAAAACGGCTCTCTGGCGTGTGCAAGACCTTGTAGCGGTTGTATGTCTCTACTGACTGCTTGTGGTGTTAAGAGAGTGTTCTACACGGTCGAGAACGGGTATGCAACAGAATCAATCAAAGAATGAGACGATAGAAATTTCGTCTCGTTTTGAGGAATTTCTTAAAAGTAGTTGACTTTCGTCACGAGATATGGTAGAATAGAGATACCAAACGAAAGAGGAGAATTAACCAATGAAAAGAGAATTCAGAAACGCAGTTAAAGAAGTAATTAAAGCATTCAACGATCAGGAGTATAAGTGGACTGTTACATCAGATGGACTTAGATGGAGCTATCTTGACACAAAATTCACATTCGTCGAAGAAGATAATAAAGAATTTTTAAGTGTTCATGACAACCTTGACCGAGCCTTTATCACAATAATGTACGGAGACGATAAGTATGCCGATTGCAAGACCCTTGAAGAAGCATACAAGGTAGCTACCGTTTGTACGATTCGTAAAGCAAAATATCTATACTGAGGTGAATCATGGAAGGCGTAACAATTCTTCAAGAAATTCATGAGACAAATTATGCTTTGGTATTTTGTATTATTTACGGAGTCACATCACTTTTGCTTTTACTTATTGGATGCGTTTTTCGAGAAAGCGGTATGTTGGGATGCGTGTTGCCAGCCATTATACCATGTGCTATTGTGTCTGTGTTTTTGCTTATCTATAGTCTTGCTAATGGTACTGAAACAGTATCTTATCTTGTTGTCGTAGATGATTCGGTATCGCTTAACGAATTCAATAAAGTTTATGAAATCATTGGATATAAAGGAAGTATGTTGAAGGTTATTTTGAAATGATTTACTGTTTTATGTTTTTAGCGGCATTGTCAACTGCCATGATGTCATATGAAATGACTCTTACTACACAGTCATTTTGGTCAACGTTCTTCATTGTGGCAAGCATAGCTTGTTGGGCTTTGTCTGGATTTAGCATTGATCGCGAAAGCAGATATGCAAATAAACAGATCGAAGAACTTCAGAAAAGGATTGAAGAATTGGAGAAGCGCCATGATGACAAGAAAGATTGAAATCGTCCGTGACGAAAGAAGATTGTACAATCTTTACGACAACGGGTGGTATGTTATGACTCGTAGTTGCGTAGATGATCTTCTGACTTACATCTCTGACATCTCTCCTTATTGGTGGATGGAATTTAAGTTTGTTGATCATTCAATGGAGGTATGAATTATGGGGTATAGACATTATCTGTACGCAATTCCTAAAAAACAGGTTATAGAAATTCAGGCTTGCAAAACTGCCACCGACCTAACCGAATTTGCAAAACGATACGACTATCCATATGACAAAGATGATGGTTGGCTTTCTCTATACAAAATCGGAAAAAAACTTTATGAATTAGGAAAGTATTCGGAGATCGGTTTCAAACTTGAATCTGAAAGACCGTCCGTTTTTACATCGGAAGAATTAAAAAAAGAATATGTGGATTATGGATTTGCTCTTTTGACAAAAGATGATTTCAAGGCAGTTATTGAATTTTATCGACAAAAGATTATTGACTGGTTCAAAAGTCTGCTTGAAATTAAGGATAGTAGCAAATTTACCGTAGAATTTACCAAAGAGCAATATCAATTTGAAATGTTAAAAAGAGAAGTACAGAACAAACTCGATTCTTGGAGCGGTAAATATTTTGGAATTTCTCCGATTGATTTAGATGAAAGTCGAGAACGCATCACTGGTGACTGGAGTTATGAATACGCAATTTTTGAATTGGTTCGTGTATATAAAGCATTTGATTGGGAAAACGAAGACCTCGTTTTGATTGGGTGGTAAAATATGATTTATCGAGAAGAAGTTCGAGATCTTTTTTCCGTCCCGGAGGATTACTATCTCGCGCATTGTATTAGCGCTGATTTTGGTATGGGAAAGGGAATTGTCGTAGAATTCAACAAACGCTTCAATATGAAACGCATTCTTCAATCAAAATATCCGGATTATGTCAACCAGTTTCATCGACAGAAGAGACTATTCGGTTGTATTCTTGAAGACCGTGTTTTCAACCTGATTACGAAAGAACGGTATTTTGAGAAACCAACATATGAGACGATGCTTGGCGCGTTGAGCGAAATGAAGGTTTTGTGTTGGCTTGAAAAGATTCGCAAAATCGCAATGCCGATAATCGGATGCGGGCTGGATGGACTGGAATGGGATAAAGTTTCTAAAATCGTTAAATATGTTTTTCAAAAAGAAGATATCGAAATTTTGGTTTGCCGGAAAGAGTAAAAAAAAATAAATAAAAATTTTTCAAAAGACTCTTTTGTCAAGAGTCTTTTTGTGATATAATAATAGCAGAGAGGATGGTGTTTATATTATGACAAAAGATGACTTTTGACTTTAGTCATGAGATGATAAAATCCTCAAAAATCAACATTTCTGTTTTGACGCGCGACTAAATCTAATAGAAAATATAAAAAGCATACTTTCTATAAAATCTTAAAGGAGGTTTCGTATGATTGTTTCTAAGTCATTCAAATTACGCTTATACCCAACGGAAGCACAACGCGCGATGATGAATAATAACATCGGCGCTTGTCGCTTCTTATATAACAATATGCTACGCGAGCGTCTTGACGCATACGAAGCCCTTAAAGACGATAAACAAGCTCTTTGGGAATACAAATATAAGACAGAGAAACAGTACAAGGAGGAGTACGAGTGGATGAAAGAGGTGGATAGTACATCTCTTCAGCAATCTCGTATTGACTTAACTCACGCGTATACAAATTTCTTTCGTTCTCTTCAAAATAAGAAGGGAGATAGTGGGTTCCCTAAATTCCATAAGAAGGGCGTTAAAGACTCTTATAGGGTTATGAATAATAATTACTCTATCAAGATGGATTTTGAAAATCGTAAAATTCGTATGCCTAAAATGGGATGGATTAAATTCAGAGACGATAGAGTTTTTGACCAGTCTCTTATCTCTTCTGTTACCATTTCTAAATCAAGCACGAATAAGTATTATGCCTCTGTCTTGTGCCGTTTTGAAATCTCTGACATTGAAAAGATTAAGTATTCCGACGATTTAATCGTTAAAGGTCTTGATATGTCCATGGATAAGTTTTATATCGACAACGAAGGAAACTATCCAGAGTACTACAAGCAATACAGAATCAACCAAAAGAGACTTGCGTATTTACAGAAACAAGTAAGCAAAAAAGTCAAGGGTTCAGCCAACAGGAAGAAGGCACAACTTAGAGTCAACAAACTTTATGAGAAGATAGCCAATTCTCGTAAGGACTTTGTTGAAAAGCTGAGCAGAAAACTTGTTGACGAGAACGATATTATTGTGATAGAGTCGCTTAATATGAAAGCAATGTCACAATGCTTAAACCTTGGCAAATCTGTTAATGACCTTGCGTGGGGAATGTTTGTTAATAGGCTCGAACAAAAGATAGCCTTAACAGAAAAGCTCTTAATCAAGGCGGACAGATTCTTTGCGTCTTCTCAAACATGTCATATATGCGGATATAGGAATAAATCCTTGACGCTGAAAGACAGAGAGTGGGATTGCCCTGTATGCGGTAGCCACTTAATGAGAGATGAAAACGCAGGGGAAAATCTTAAACAATACGGAATTAACTTCTTGAAATAAGAAGTGATTTTTACAGGGTCGGGACGACCCGTAGAGCCTGTGGAGACGCCCGCACTGGCGGGGTCTATGAAGCAGGAATCTTACCACTTTAGTGGTGAGAAGTTCAACCGACATCTATCGTTAGATTTCAAAAACCGCACCCGAGCAAAACGTTTCACCAAACAGAAAAACCGGTTGTTCTGTTGGAATATTTAATCAAAACATATTCAAATGAAGGCGATGTCGTTCTCGATAACTGTATGGGATCTGGTTCGACTGGAGTTGCGTGTATTGGTACTGGGCGCAATTTTATTGGTATCGAATTGGATGAAAAATACTATAAAATTGCAGAGAATAGAATCTACGAAGCATATAAGGAGTAATAAAATGATTATTATTGGATTTCCTGGAATTGGCAAAAGTAGCGTAACTCGTGCATACGACGGCGACACCAATACGACCGGCTATATCGACCTCGAAAGCAGCAATTTTGTCAAAGATGATAATTGGGTGAAAGAGTATTGCGATCTCGCTCTTGACCTCAATTTACAGGGTTATAATGTCTTTGTTTCGTCTCATAAAGCAGTTAGAGAATATCTGGCAGAACGACAGGGCGTTTTCTCGGACATTATGGAAGTGTTTCCGTCGAAAGAAATGCGCACCGAGTGGCTGAATAGACTCGAATCTCGTTACATAAAGTGCAAAACTGCTAAAAACGAAAGAGCTCTAAGTTATATGCGTAATAATTTTGATGATGCTATCGATGAAATGGAGCACGATGCAATTGTTCACAAAATTCGAATCACCGAAAAGAATATGAATGATTTGAGACAGGCAATGATAGACTATTGGAACAAGTGGTATACAAAGTGAATAAAAACATTATTTCATAATTAAATTTCCCAAAACCTCTTGACATTCAAGAGGTTTTGGGTTATACTATCGATAGAAACAAAATCCCGATTTTATTAACGAAGGAGAATAAACAATGAAAGAAATCAAGCTTACAATCGATGGCAAGGAAGTTCAGTTGACTGATAAACAGTTGAGGGTGCTGGGAATTGAAAGAAGAGAAAATCCTTTTGGCAGAACAAGCAATCTTTGTGGAGAATATTTCTATACAGATGCTTTTGGTTGTGTTGGTGTTGGGAGCGAGGAATATTCTGATGTATGGAGGCAGTTATGGAATGCCGCAAATTATTTCAACGATAAGGCATTTGCAAAGCGGGTCGCGCTTCGTCAGCTGCTTGATCGCAAACTTTTGAAGTATGCGTATGATAATGGATATGAGGCAACAGAAGAGTCGAACCAGTATTATGTTAACTATTGTCCGAGCACAAAATCCTATACGGTTCAAATCGATTGTGGCTTTCGAGCTTTCTGTACTCATTTCTCTTCATATAAAGCTACTGAGCGTGCAATTGAAGAAATAGTTAAACCGTTTGTGAAAGAGCATCCTGAATTTGTATGGTGAGGAGGTTTGAAAATGAAATCCGATTACAAAGAATATGATCTTCATGATATGCGTATTTTTGCAGATGCAGATTTCGCCACCGATGTTTGCAGTATAGATTTAAGTGCGCTCTGTCAAATGCGCAATGACGCTTTGTTTTCTGTGCTACCAAAGGATAGAGCAGACGAACAAACTAATTTATTGCGTAGATTAAATGCGCAGGTTAGAACTAAAAGATTGTATAACACAGAACTTTGTGACTATCGTTACGGATATAGAAAATATAGAGAGAAGATGGTTGTTCATAATGTGATATTTTCAAAATCTTATATTCTAATATTAGCCTATGATCCCAGTAGAAATTGTGTCGCAACTTTATATGATAGGAACAGCCCAGTTGGTCTTTTATTTTTAGATAAACTTCAATGTTTTGCTTCAAATGAAGTTGATGATGACACTATAATAAATAACATAAAAGTTGAGTGGCTTAAGTTATCGAATGAAGAAATCTTGACAATTACAGCAATAGTTCTTCCATTGTTATAACAAAATATCGTAAAGAAACACAAAGATAAGAAGGAGTGAGTGAAATGTCAAAAAGAATCGTTGGTGTAACATACGAATACGGAATTGTAAAAGAATTGACAGTAGATCACATCGTCGATGTTATTACAGATCCAGAAGACACGGTACATTTCGTAAGATGTACTGGAGCTACTGAATTTCGGAGATGTGACTCGTGTGACTTTTTTGTAGGTTTCACAAAGCCAGCTGAAGACTTTGATGGTTTATGCAGCGCAAGCACGGGGCATCATGAAGTCGATTATGACGAATGGTGCGCCAGATACAAGCCCAAAAAGGAGATTTTAAAATGAGTTACGATATTTCTTTTAAAGTTAAGGTTGAAGGACTTCCGAGCCGTTATATTGAAGTCGGAGGCTGCTCTGCGAATACTACATGGAACCTCCGAGAAATGATTGTTGCGTCTACGGGTTTGGAATGGAAGAACGAAGAAAATAACGGCTTATGCAAAGATATTATTCCCAAAATCGCAGAAGGCTATCAAGAACTTCTGAAGCACCCTGAAAAATATAAAAAATATGAGTCTAAAAATGGTTGGGGTACAGTAGAGGGTTGTCGACGATTCTTTTCTACTTTGCTATTAGAGTGGGAAGAATTTTGCGAAGCCTGCGCAACAAGTGATTTGAAAGATGTTACATATTTTTGGATTGAGTGAGGATAAATGATGGCGAGATACATAGACGCAGACAATTTAAAAATACGGAGCAGAAATCCCAATCCCTTTAGGGTTTGGGATGAATACGACAAATAAAGTATGAGTAATTGGAAATCTAAAAACAGAAGGAAATATTTACTTCAATATCATTTGATTTTTGTTTGTAAATATAGGAAAAAATTATTTTGTCTTCCAAATATTTCTAATGACATTAAACAGTTCTCATATGAGATATGTCTAAAACACGATATTCAAATCAAATATATGGAAACGGATAAAGATCATATTCATTATATGATTGAAACGACGCCAAATGTTGCTTTATCGTGGGTTGTTGATTTGCTAAAGTCATATACAACATTTCATATTTGGAAACTGTACCAAAATATTCTGCGAAAATATTTTTGGAAAGAAAATACTTTTTGGACAGATGGATATTTTGTTTGCAGTGTTGGCAACGTCTCTGAGAAAATGCTAAAGGAATATATAGAAAATCAAGGCTAAAAGAAAGGAGGAAATATATAATGATTGTAAATAGGGCATATAAATTTCGTTTATATCCAAATGAAGAGCAGAAAATAATGTTTGCTAAAACGTTTGGGTGCGTCAGGTTTATTTATAACAAAATGCTTGAAGACAAAATCAAACATTATCAAGAAACAAAAGAAAAGTTGAATAACACACCGTCTCAATATAAACCAGAATTTGAATGGCTAAAAGAAGTCGATAGTCTCGCTCTTGCAAACGCCCAAATGAATTTACAATCGGCATATAATAACTTCTTTCGTAGTCCAAAAGTTGGGTTTCCAAAATTCAAGAGAAAAAGAAAAGACAAGAATTCTTACACGACAAACAATCAGAATGGAACCGTTTCGATTGTTGATGGGAGGTTAAGACTTCCAAAAGTTGGATTAGTTAAGATGGTTCAACACAGAATAATTCCGTCTAATCAAAAAATTAAATCCGCAACAATTGAGAAGACTCGATCTGGTAAATATTATGTTTCTATATTAGTAGAATTTGAGAAAGAAACTCCAAATCTTAAATTAGATAAAACAAAAGCATTGGGGTTAGATTACGCGAGCCACAGTTTTTATGTCGATAGCCAAGGCAGAGAAGCTAATTACCCGAAATTCTATCGTAATGCACAAACGGTTTTATCAAAAGAACAAAAAAAACTTTCTCTTATGAAATATGGAAGTAATAATTATGAGAAACAGAGAGTTCGGGTGGCAAAAATTCAAGAGTATATCGCAAATCAAAGAAAAGACTGGTTGCATAAATTGAGTTTTGAATTGGCTGAAATATATGATTATATTTGTGTCGAAGACATCAATATGCAGAGTATGGCGCAGTCATTAAAACTCGGGAAATCAACCAACGACAATGGATTTGGAATGTTTAGAACATTTCTTGCATACAAGCTCGCAGAAAGAGGAAAACAGTTAATTAAAATCGATAAATGGTTTCCTTCAAGTAAAATGTGTAGATTTTGCGGATGTGTCAACAAAGGTTTGAAGCTTTCTGAAAGAGTCTGGACTTGTGAATGTGGAGCAGTTCTCAACAGAGATGAAAATGCCGCAATAAATATTATGAATGCTGGACTCTCAATGGTCTGATGCTATAAACAACCGCAGGAACTGCGGGGGTAGTCTGTTGATACTGTTGGTCAATGGTTATTGTGAAATTTTTAGAGCGGTAACTAAACCGACTTGAGCAGGAAGCCCACGCCCCTTTAGGGGCTGGGTAGTTCACTAAAGAAAATGCAAGAGCGATACGATGACCTTTTGAACGAGGATGGATACTATGAAAATTTTACGCAAGGTTATGGAGACGCGCTTTCCACGGTCGAAAATGAGCCTACTGCCGATGTGCGGGAGGTGAAGCGCGGGGAGTGGATTTACAGAGGTCATCACGAAGTGATGGGATACTCATTTGAATGCTCTATCTGTGGGAGATGGATGTTTGCCAATTCTCCCGACCACGTCGTTGAAGAATATCCGTATTGCCATTGTGGTGCTGTAATGATGGGAGATAAAGAAAATGAAGATTAAAATTGAAGTGCCCGACACTATACTATGCGCAACTATGACTTATGTGTGCGAGGATAACGGGTCGTTGAAGATGGAAACAAAATCCTTCAATACAGATACTATTGATGAGTATAAACTTAAAACGGAGAAGGATTCTAAACAATGATTAAAATTATTAAAGACGGTCAAAAGGAATTTATTGCCAAGTGCAACACTTGTGGTTGCGAATTCTCGTATGAGCTTATGGATATTAGTATTGGCTCACAAGTAGAATGTCCTTATTGTGGTCATTATGTACCTCATGTACTTAAAAGGGGCAATTCTAATATATTTGATGTTCGTACTGTTCCGCTTAATTACGCCACACAGACAACCGCAGACTGGGTAGAGTCTGCTGAAACAATTACTGCGCGATGAAGGAGCAGAAATGACAGAATACACAGTAGAAATGTTAAAATCACCCACAGATGCTGATTGGCGGTGGGTAAAAACTTGCACTCTTAACACTGTAGGGAAAACATCAACAAAGCTCCCTACGGAGAGTGGAAAAAGAAACTTATTGAAGCAGAACATAGCCCCATGAGAGAGTTGTGGTTTGGGTTTAAGATCGAGGCTCCATACTGGCTCGTCATGCACCTTTGCCGTCACCACATAGGGTGCAATCACTATGTTCAAACACAGCGCAGTGATAGACAAGATAAGTATGACAGAGCATCCGCTCCGCAGGGACAGATTGTCAGTCATATTCTCTCCATTAACGCACAGGAGCTTGTCTTTATGGCTCATAAGAGATTATGCGGTCAGGCGTCACCAGAAACAAGAGCGGTTGTAAGAAAGATGTGTGACCTTGTTATTGAGAAATATCCCGAATTCAAAGATGTTCTCGTCCCTCTTTGCCAGTATAGGGGTGGCTTGTGCACTGAATTTCATTCCTGCGGATTAAACAAGAAATTTCAGAGAAATTCTTCTGAATCAGACGATTAAGGTCATATGTAGTAGTGGAGGAATTAAGCATGAGCAGAAAGTATACACAAATTCGCGTAGGAGACCTTAAAATCGGATATACGACGAATCCGATTGGTAGAAAAAGACCACAGCTAATTGTGGTACGAGGGAACACAGAATATCAGTTGGCGTCGTTCTCGGATGAAGCAAAGGCGGAATTTTTCTTTGACGCCTTGTGTGATATTGTCGGGTTGGATAAGGACACCGTTGAAAATGAGTAACAGATTTAGAGATTTTCATAGAACAACAAAGCAGACCATCACAGAAAACGAAGTCAACGCCCTCTGTGCCACGAACGGTAATCAGGGCGTAGATCATTCGGAAGAACACAAACGCTTGTGGAAGCGCGTCAAAACGCCTCGTAGCGATATGTTCGTAGAAGAGAGTATTTCAGAAATCAAAAACACGCAGGAGAAGGAGAGAGAAAATGGAAGAGTTTGACTCCGTAAATAAGCCCAAGCACTACGCGGAAGGAAAATACGAGTGTATTCAGGTTATGGAAGAAGAGTTTGGAAAAGAAGCGGTACAAAATTTTTGTCTTCTTAATGCCTTTAAGTATCTTTTCAGGTGTGAGAAGAAGCACGAAACCCCAGTAGAAGATATTAAGAAGGCAAAATGGTATCTTGAAAAGTGGATTGTACTGGAGGATAAGTAAATGAATAATATTTTCAAACTTGGTATCTATCGACATACTCCTCGTCATTGGCTTAGAAACATTGCGCAATTCTTTCGTAATATCAAATATGCTTTCCAGAGAGCTACAAGAGGATTTGCTGACCCTGATTGGTGGGATCTTGACACATTCGTCGCTACGATTTTGAGAGATGGTTGTAGAGAGATGGCAAAACATCACTACGGCTACCCAGCCAATATCTGTGACGGCGATGAAGAGGAGTCTTGCAAGAAGTGGGAAGAAACACTGAAAGAGATTTCTGACCATTTCAACGCATACATTGAGAAGGACTTTCTTGAAGTCCCCGATAACGCAGAGGACGCAGATGATTATCTTGAGGTTCTTGAAGAGGCATATCACAAGGGTGAAGAAGAATACCTTGCTGGTCTTGAAATGCTGAAAGAGTGGCATGGACATTTGTGGGATTAAGAGATGATAATTACGCTCAGTGAAGTAAAAGACGTGTACACGCTTGTCAAGGTTGCGCAGGCTTGCGTTGGAGATGTGGTCGTAAAGCAGAACAAGTACGCAGTCAATGCGAAAAGCATTCTCGGTTTGTTCTCTTTGGATCTCACACAGCCGATAGAGCTTTCACTTGAACAGCCGATGTACAACGATGTGAAAAAGATTGAAGAATTTTGCAAAAGAATTCGTGGTCGGGAACAATAATATCACATGATAGCCATAGGAGAAATCTTGTGGCTATTTTTTTTTGTGAAAGTAGTTGACTTCTTCAACCCAATATGCTATAATTGTATCATCAAAAGCAAAGAGGTGTTACAAGATGAAACTCGTAAAAGCACAAGCATGGTTCAATCCTTTCTTCGTAGACTGCAATGGGCAGAAGGAACTCTCTGACATCGTAGTGTTCGATCATGGAGTAGAAATTCTTCATACAAGATGTGGTTGGTTTGGGAGCGGGAACAACCCCTTCAAAGAGATCGAGCTGAATTGTGATTGCGTCAGAAAGAATAAAGTCGATCTGAATTGCAAGACAGCATTTGTTGTTCGTGCCGATAAAGGTTGTGCTGTGGCGTATGCGCTCTACATTCCTCAGTCTGCTATTCAGATGAAGAGAAGCCTTGGAAGAAAGGCTATGAGCGACAACTACTACGCCGTAGAAAAGTTTTCTTCTGAAGTGGTTAATGGTCTATCTTGTGAAACTTGGCATCCCGTTGGAAATCTCTACCAGATCTCTTGCTCTGTTAAGACTATTGTCGGCACTGCTGATATTGTCAGGGGAAACCTTGGAACCATCGCCGAGGCTCTTGTTGAAACGCAGAAGAGATTCGACGAAGAGAAGGCGAGACTTAATGCCATGAGCGACGAAGAACTCTTTGCAGAGAGCCAGCTGAATAAATGAGAATAATGCCATGGACTGAATGAACCGAATGGCATGACGATAACCTCCTAATTGGCAAAGAGGAAAGACTCTTGACTGCGGACAGACGCTGGCGTTTCGGAATTAGACGATTACTAATACATAGGAGAACATATATGAAAGTAACGAAAATTGAACCGCTTGAAGATGCTCCTGGCGGATGGGAAGACGACGAGAACTCTTGGTACGAAGACCTCTATTGTAGCATCTACGATGAAGAGTATAGAGTGCTTGAGGAGAAGTGGTCGAGAGAGCCCTTTACGGTTGGCGATATTGTTATGGTGAAATATTCCAAGAAATCTTCCTCTGGCTCTAACTTCGTGTCTCCTCACAGGGTGTTTGTAATTAGCGCAGAGGTTAGCGAGAATGGAGAGCAGAAATATATCGGATTTGAAATGTCCAGTCAAATCACACGGTCAAATAAATATGTCTTGAATAGCGATGCGAAGCCGAGCGGAGATTGGTGGAAGGCAAATATCTACATTGACAATTATTCGGACATTATTTCTGATGGTACGCCTTCTGACAGAGAGGCAATGATTGACCTTGGTACACTCTACTGGTTCACGAATAGTCAGATGTCTTCTAATGGCGTTAAGAAGGGCACATCAAAGAAAGAGTTTGCTGATTTTGTCTTTTCTCTTAGAGATAAGATTGCGAAGGGAGAAGACACCTCTCACTACACATGGGAGAACGGAGAAGGAAAGGAACGATGAAAATAGAAAAGCTTCTACGAGAAGTCCGAAAGGAAGACGACCTATATTATCAAGGTGCCTTCTGGATCGTGGCAGATTCCTATCGTGATATTCAGAGAGGGAATTTTTCGTTGGTGGGAGAAAAGATCCCTTGCTCATATACAGGAGAACGAACGAGAGATACTTCTGATAGGCGTAGCAAGACACACAAGGCTCTATGGGCGGCGAATAACGGCTATGGACATTCTGATAAGCCGTATGATTATTTCCCGCGAGGAAGAGTTTCTATCTATCGTGGCGTGGCGTATGTAAATATTCACAGTTTGTGTAATACGCCGAAAGTGGTTAATGCCATCATTCGAGAATTTAACCTACAACATCTTGAATTAGAGCTTGAGTGTAATGATGAGACGCAAGGAAATCATTACGATTTTAGATTGGAGTGAATAGATGAGTATGTGTAATAATAGTCAAGACGACTTCTTTGACGTTGACTTAGGCAGAGATGAAGATAACGAAAAATTGCGAGACGTAATCAAACACTTTAGAGATACTTTCCATGATATGTATACTGGTGGCGATATGTCTTTCCAAAATTTGGATCTGTATTATTGCGACCCCATGCGAGACGATATTCTCACATTTATCCATATTTGGTTGACCCAGCGTTCTTATCTATGGGATTTCAATACGGCGATTCGGAAATGTTTTACATATCATAAGCCGTATTATGAACAAAGCGGTATTGTAGACGATCGTGAAATCAAATTGTATCAAGATTTTGTCAATTGGTGTAGCAAGGGGCTACATGTTCGCATAGCGTTGTTAAGGGCATTGCGTTATGCTGAGAGAGTGGCGAATGGCGAGCTACCGTTTTCAACAATATGGTTTTGGGACATCCGTAATGTGTGGGAGAAGGAGTAGAGAAATATAGTTTTGGAATAGATGAAATTTAGATTCAAAGATGATAGAGCAAAAAAGAGAGTCCCTATCATCTTGGATGAAATGGCTACCGATAGGGTTAATGTCGTTCATAGCGAAATATGGCGCTATTGTTGTAGATAATTGCTCCTACGATAATGATGATGGGCTCCAGAGCATCGAGAGTGTGGATTATTGGGAACGCAAATAACTTTTCAAAAAAGTTTAGGAAAGTAGTTGACAATTGAAGTTCGGTATGATATAATGAGAGCGTAACGAGACAAGGATAGTCGTAAAAACCAAGAAAGAGAGAAGATAACGAGTGATATGGGGTTGTGTAGTCTGTGTGCATTTTCAATTGCTGGAGGTGCTGGATTATTGGGAGGATTTTGTCACTATATTGGGACTGATGGAGAGGATGCAGGTCGCTCTGCTATTTTTGGGTGTATTATTGGGGTTCTGGTTGGTATAGTTACTTTTGTTGCAACAAAGAGTTGCTTTCATTGAAATGATTGGTGAAAATTCAAATCGAGCAAACATTATTAAATATCGTGACGCGATACAACATCATGTGCGTGAATACGATATAAATTGGAGACAACAATGCGAGCCGTGTGTTAACATAGAGGATAATAAAGTCCCTCTTTCAAAAATCATCAACGAATTGCGAATGATTGGTGTCGATCTCAAAATGCCAAATATCTGGACAACACAATATAATGTGTGGCTGGAGATTGGCTCTGAAATTGTTAGACAAATCAATGAATATCTTGATTTTACAAAACGAGTATTCATTAAATATATACCTCTGTATTTACCAATCATAATTTCTGTTGTTTCTTTGGTAATATCAATCTTTGTTCAATGAAGCAATACCCGTTGGTAATCTACAAAAATCTTAAAATTCTTCTTAAAAGTAGTTGACTTTTGAATTTGAATGTGCTATACTAAGAATGTCCTGATGAGAAGGACCTAAGTTGCTTCATGTTTATTCCTTTTCTCTCGTCATGGCGGATGCACGAAAGTGTTCTACGAGCAGAATCCGCGTCGGTGAAAATCCGACAGAGATACATTTCGTGTTTCACTTTCTGGCTATCAGGAAAGACTGATTGACAATGCGGAAAGAAGACACACGCATTAACAAAGCGGTCGGACGCTTGGCATCTCGGACAGACGAGATTTTGAATAGGGATTTAGCATAGTGGTTAATGTATATGGCTTTGACCCATAGGAGGTTGGTTCGATTCCAGCAATCCCTGCCAAAAGAATTGTCTAATGCTCTTTGCCTCTTGTCATCGGCAATATCATCGACAATTCTGATAGTCTTTTGCAGACGAGCGAAAGCCAAGCGAGGACTCTGTAATGGACTCTCCTACAGGAGTGACTTGTGGCTGGTAGAATAGAAACCGACCAAGGACTTCGGTGCCTATTTTGCTGGCGCTGTGCTCAGTCTATAGTCTCGTGATGAGCTATTCGAGACAATTCATTAAAGAGGTAGTAAAATGAAAGTTCTTAAGGAAATGGCAATCGAAAGAGCGGACGCAATTGAAATCTGTCTGTCTCTCGGAAAGAAATTCATTGAACATTTTCACAAGCTGTATGCCGAAGGTAAAAATTCTCCCGATTTCAATCACCATTGTGCGGAGATGCAAGCGTGGTACGACAAGTGCAGAATTTTGACTCTTAAGAACACGAAGCGGATGATTTCATCGTCCAATCTCATCGACTGGTTCTTTGAGGCTGGTGGGAGTATCGACGAGAACAACGGGTTCACTTCATACGACGAGGCAAGTGCGTACGAAGAATTCATGCTTGCGCTTCTTGCAAACAGGGGTCTAACGGTCAAGTTTGTAGCAGAACAAGTTATCCCTTAAATCTTTCAGGCTTCTGCGGTACTTCTCATGCGAGCAGAATTGGCTTTTAGAAGCAAGAGACAAAGACAAACAACTAATTCAGACAAGAATTAGCAAGGCAGATGTGTCTATTTCGGTGATAGCCTAAGCCGATATTTAACCTGCTTCTTTAGCTTAAACGGTAGAGCGCGGGTCTGAAGAACCCGATGACCTCGTTCGATACGAGGAGGAAGCACCATAGCAAGCAAAGGTTCGAGGATTGTGTAATAGCCAAAGTCGCGGAGCGATGATATCAGTGGAATAAGGGGCGAATAGTCCAACCTTCTCAACGGTGTAGCGAAGAAACGATATGTAAAAACGATCTGGGCAGTGTAATTTCTGCGGTAGTAAGTAGGATTCCTGAGCCACAGGGACAAAATCGCGAAAGCTATTAACCTTCTTGCATTAACATTTATATGGGTAGGTAGCACTGGGGAGTGCAGGACATCATGTCGTAGAAAGTTGGTTTGACTCCAACCCTATCCACTAGAGCCTTTTCGTTAGAGTAGCACTTTTGGGCGTCAATTAAAACTGAAACTCTGACAGTCTGAAAAGACAGACATATTCAATAGTTGACCTATGCGAGGTGGATCTGGAATACCTATACAAATTCCTAATAACACGCTGGGGTAGCACCCCAGATGAAGTGCTGGCATAAAATGCGAGGTGCGTCCAGTAGATGTAATTAGGTCGGCTGTTGTGCAAGTATCGTGGTGGTACTGAGAGAATAAAGAGCAGTGTACAGGCTCACATCACATCACATTCATCGCTCAATAGTTTAACTGGCAGAAAACACCTCGGCAGAGGGTAGCGTTGGTTCGAGTCCAACTTGAGCGACAAAGCAAGATGAATCGTTTTGCAGGTACCCCAACATCTTTTCGGGTAGCTCCGATAAAACAAATGGAAGTACCGGGGCGCATTAAGGCAGAGCCGATGACCAAAGCATTAACTCTCCAGTTCATGAACGGGCTTGGGCATAGCCTCACTTTGGTGGAATATGTCCTTTATATCCCTCTCGCAAGAGGCGGCTTTACCCGAAAGGTTTAGTATCAGTGCAAATCTGATAGGAGGGCGGTAGAAACCAACTACAGGCGCGTAAGGACGCGTATGGCGGGGTAAACCCATTCCCCGTAACGGGCTGGCTTAACTGGCAAGATAAACCGCTCCCTTGACGCGGGATGTTCCCCGTCAAAATATGTGAAATTCATAGCTTAGTCCGTTATAGTCGGGAAGTATTCATAGGCGTTCCTCCGCCTATCGCACCCCAGAAATGGGCGCGCGGAAAATGGAGGAAACCTCACCCATTTTTGATTTTGCGGTATTATCCGCCACGGGTGAACAAATTCTGGTGCTACGAAACTGAATAAATCTTGTACAGTGATCGCGTGGTTTGATTCCACCTCAGTAAGCAGTAGTTAAATGGAGTTTGAGGAACAGCCAGAATATTTTGCTGAAATAGCACAATTGGTAGTGCAGTCGTTTTGTAAGCGACGTGGCGTGGGTTCGATGCCTGCTTTCAGCGCAATAATAAGCAACGGAGAGACTATGAACAATTATACAAAGCTAACAGAAGCAACACTAAATCGTCTGATCAGTGGTCATGACAAGGATGGCTACATCATCATTTCCGCTTCTCGTGGTGACAAAACAACCGAAGAAAACAACAAGAGATTTGCAGAGCTGAAAAAGACGGTGAAGATGAACGGCTACTCTTTCATCCCTGTATTCGGCGGCTACAAGGAAGACGGCGGAGATGTTCTTGAAAAATCACTCTATGTACTTCCTATCAGCGCAAGCGGAGAAAGAACAGATTTTGAGCGGTTTATCGAAGACATGGTAGACATTGCCAGTGCATACGATCAGGAGGCAATTCTTGTCAAGAAGGTCGGGGAAGACCCGAGATACTACAACCTGAAAGACGCAACGATCGGCGCTCCGTTCACTGGCGTTACGGTGAATGATGTGCTTCAACAGTATTTCACCGCTCTTAAAAAGTGGGATACGGACAAGTACGGAGATTCGATTAAGGGTAGCCCGCAGAGATTCACATTTCAAGAGTTGTATCTTGACGAACAGCCTCGCACTATTGCGGGAGCACACATGCGAAGAAGCGATGGAGAGATTGTGTGCTACGATAGGAGCAAGAAGTGAGTGTGCTGACAGAAGTAAGAGAAACCGAGGGCTTGTATTTTCAGGGTCCTTTTTGGCTGATTGGAGAATCTCTTTCTGATATTAACAGAGGGGCATTCACCATTCTTGCGGAGAAGTACCTTGTTAGATATGACGGTTCCCCTGTAAATCCAATCCCCGAATCACAATCTACACACAAGAGCATTTGGGAAAACAAGTATGAGGAACATTATAGCGTCCCGTACAACTACTATCCAAGGGGTAGGGTAGTTTTCTGCAATGGAAGGCTCTATCTGAATATTCCGGAGGGATTGAATGTAGAAGCTATTAAGCGAAGACTTCTGACGGAGTTTGATTATCGGAGAGATTTCGATAATGTCTTCTACAAGGATCCTACGACTGGAGGGCATTACAGTTTTCTGTTGGAGAGCGGAGCAAAGCAGTCGCTAAATGAGGATTCACAACTCTATAAGGGCGTGTTTTGGATTGTCGATTTTGACATGGTGGAGAATAATCGACAGTATTGTTTTACCATCCCATCTGACGCAGATGGGAACCCGACATCAGATGATCTCGACCTTAACGCAAAGAGCGGTAGAACATACAACCACGAGAAACTGTGGAATTCTCTCCCTGCGAGAATGAGATATGGGCATGGTTTCAAGTTCTATCCTCGTGGAAGGGTGGAAATCTCTCATGGGCAGGCTACAGTCTACCTTAATCCGCACATCAATACGGAAGATATACAGGAATTCATTAAGAGTGAGTTTAATCTTACTGAGAGAAACGGCATTAAAAAGGTAGCGTTCTTCTCAGACGGATCAGATCATTACAAATGTTACTTCGATACGGAGGAAATTAAATGAAACTGGCAATTACATCGTTTGTTTGTTCTCTTGTTTCGCTTGTCATCTTTTGGTGGCTTGGCATTGTTGGAGTATTCCTTGGTGTCACAGCTGTGTGTAGATGCGAGGGCGATCTTAATGACAAGAATTTAATCACTGGATTTTCTGTGGCTGGAATTGTCATCGGAGCAATTGGCGTTGTTTTGTATCTGTTCATTCTTGCCACTCTTAGAGGCGTGTAAACTTGCTACAATCGACGAAGAGGCTTGCATGGAAGAATTAATTTCAAGGATTTCATTCAGGCATTAAAAGGGAGAACCGCAATGGCGTTACGTGCGAGATTTCCGTCTCTCATCAATGAGAAACTATGGGGAGATCATTTCTGGTCTCCGTCTTACTTCTTGGCGACAGTAGGCGATGTTTCGCTTGATACACTCGTTAACTATGTAAACACACAAAGAAAGGAGTCTGTTGATGATGAAGAGGAACAAGGCGTTCAAGTACAGAATTTACCCAAATCAGAGTCAACGGATTCTAATTAGCAAAACATTTGGTTGTTGCAGATTCATCTACAATAAGATGCTTGAGGATAAGATCTCGTACTATCAAGAAAATGGCGAAACTCTTAAAAATACGCCAGCGCAATATAAGGGCGAGTTTGAATGGTTGACTGAAGTGGATAGTCAGGCGTTAGCAAATGAACAAATGCACTTACAATCAGCTTTCAACAACTGCTTCAAGAATAAGAAATTTGGTTTTCCAAAATTCAAGTCGAAGAGGAAGACAAAACGTTCTTATTCAACTTGCTGTGTAAGCATTAGAAAAGACGGATTACATCTTGGTAAACTCGGCAAGGTCAGTTTTAGATACCATAGAGAAATACCGAGCGACTACAAGATTAAGTCTGCTACAATATCACAAAGCACATCTGGAAAGTATTACATTTCTATTCTAACAGAATATGAGTATGAAGTACCAGACAGAGAATTAGACAAATCAAAATCTATAGGTCTTGATTATAGCTCTCATAACTTCTATGTCGATAGCCAAGGCACGGAGGCATTACAAGAGCATTATTTCAGGCAGATAGAAAAGGATTTGGCGAAGCAACAAAGAATCTTATCTCATATGGTTCTCGGAAGCAATAACTACTACAAGCAATTACGCAAGGTCGGTAGAATTCACGAGAAAGCAAGCAACAAGAGAAAAGACTTTGTTGAAAAGTTATCGACTAAACTCTCGCGAGAATATGACATTGTTTGTGTCGAAGACTTAAATCTAAAAGGGATATCTCAATCACTTCGCCTTGGTAAAGCTACTATGGATAACGGGTTTGGAATATTTAGAGATAAACTTCAACAGAAACTTGAAATTCAAGGAAAGAAATTAGTCAAAATCAACAAGTGGTTCCCATCAAGTAAAATGTGTAATGTATGCGGTTGTATCAACCAAGGTCTTCACCTTAAAGACAGAGCGTGGACTTGTACTTGTGGAGCACACTTAAACCGCGACCTTAATGCGGCAATTAACATACGCAACGAAGGATTAAGGCAACTCGCCTAATTCATCATTATAAAGAACCGCAGGAACTGCGGGGATAGCCTGTTGATACTGTGAGTCAATGCTCGTTGTGAAATTTTTAGCACAGCGATTAAACTTACTTGAGCAGGAAGCCATCCGACTTTAGTCGGTGGTGGTTCACCAGATGAAGAACTTGCATACGCTTGTGGCTATCGTGACGGCTTTCATAGAGCTATCGAGCTAATGAACGCACAGACTGAACAACTAATTAAACAAATGGACGCATTACAGGAGGATAAAATAAAGTATGGCAAATACGAAAAAGAAAACGGTGACTGCTGAAGAAGTAAAGGCGGAAGTGGTCGAGAATGTTGGAAAGATTGTCGAGAATATTCAGGAGGAAGAAGCGCTTGCAAAGAACGGAGTTACCGTTACAGAGCATCGTGTATTTTGGAAGTGCAAGTTTTGTAATAGAGTATTCCCGAGCAGAGCAGAGATGAAGAAGCATGTTGCGCACTGCCGACTGAATCCCGAAAACGAAGAAATGTAACAGAATCTCCCTGCTTAACGGTGGGGAGATTTTTTTTGTTAAAATAACGCCAAGTAGTTGACTTTAACGATTGTTTATGCTATAATTTGGTTAAACAAACGATCATTTTGAAGGCAAAATTAAACAAGGAGGATACACACGATGAAATTATATTTTGAAAATTCCAGAGGAGAAAGACGAGAAATTGGATCTCCTCTTACGGAGGGCGAGGCTTTGGAAATGATTAACGACTTCTGCGCAGAGAGAAATTTCACTATCTATTACAGCCGCTCTTGGGTTACTCCTAAGGCAGAAAAATGGTATGATGTCGGAAGCCATACAGAATTTTTTGTTTTGGAGGGTTGAGAATGAAGAAACAATACATTACATATGATTCTGGCATCGGCGACTTTCAAAAAACGATGGTTCTTTTTGAAGATGGTGTTATGGTGAAGAAATTCACATATGGGCATGACATGCACCAGTATGTGATATATCAATATGAGAAACTTGGTTATGAGCTTGGATTTTTACCACAAGATGTTGAGGAAAAGAAAAAGGAGTACAAATACATGAAGGCTCGAGAGATTGTGAGGAAGAAGTGATGGGGCGGATTATTAACGGGAAAGAGATTGCTACAAAGATCAGAGCGGAGCTGGCGGATAAAATTAAATATCTAATTGAATTCGGCTATAGAGCGCCGTGTCTTACAGTCATTCAGGTAGGAGACGATCCTGCTTCTTCGACATATGTCCGCAACAAGAAGAAGGCATGTGAAGAGTGCGGAATCGAATGTAGAGACATTCATCTTCCCGACACGAGTAAAGAAGATGATCTTTTGCGCACCATCCGCTATCTGAATATTGACAAAGAAGTTGACGGTATTCTTGTCCAGCTTCCTCTTCCTAAGCATATGAACGAGAGACGAGTTCTTGAGCATATCGCCATTAACAAAGATGTGGACGGATTTGCCATTGCAAACGCTGGTAAATTGCTTATAGGTGAAGATTGCACACTCCCTTGTACTCCCGCAGGGGTAATTGAACTTCTTCGCTCTACAGGCGTTAATTTGGCTTCTAAGAACGCCGTCGTAATTGGGCGTAGTAACATTGTCGGTAAGCCGATGGCGCTTCTTCTCCAGCGAGAGAATATGAATGTAACAATGCTTCATTCTAAGACTTCGCAGGATGACATGGAGTTTTACTGTCGCCACGCCGATGTGGTTGTGGTCGCAACAGGACACGAGAACACGCTTACCGACAGGCATTTCTACGGGGGCAAGAATCCGATTATTATTGATGTCGGAATCAACCGTGGCTCGGACGGAAAGCTTCATGGAGATGTTTCTGAAGAGGTGAAGGCGAAGTATTCAAGTTATTATACACCTACCCCTGGAGGAACTGGTCCTCTCACCATCGCAATGTTGATGAAGAATGTATTCAAGGCATACAAGAAGGATTTGGAGGCTTAAGCAATGATTGAAATCTATGATGTTATCTATTCTGTATCTATTGACGGAGCACCGTATCGTCGAGTGTGCGGTGTGTTGGATGATGTATGGAAAGTGCTCTATGTAAAGCCAGAAAACGGAACTCTTTTGGAAAATGTGCCGTTCGATCAGGCATACCGCTTTGTTTCTACTCTGCCCATTAGTGGAGTCCATGCCACAAGAACATGGATACGAAACAGACCGCAAATCAATATCATGTATGCTGGTGCGTTTCAGGACATTGCGATTACCAAGTGCAAGACATTTTCTCTTCGTGTGGATTGCAAGCTGAGAAATGTCACAATGAAGTGGCTACTGGATAATCTGTCTGTTGAAGATGCTACTCCGTACATCATTCAGCACGGATTGCAGTCATATCTTTAATAGGAGAGAAAGATGGTTAAATCAATTGAATTTTTTGACAAAGAGGAAGATCTGAAAAATCTCACTGGTCTCACACACGACGAGCTATGGGCGTTCGGCTTCGACCTTGACGACTGGGACTGGGGTTTTGTCTCGGACGAGTGCTACACTAAAACGGTTGAAGCAGATGAAGACGACCCGTATTCATATCCGCACGACGAAGTTCTATGGGATATTCCGCAGTATGTGCGACAGATTCTGAATATGATGGACTCTTACTGCGTCGGCTTTCATCACACAGAGTTCCGTGGAAGACATTACTACATGCAGTACCACTCGTGAATTTTTCTTAAAAGTAGTTGACTTTTAGATGAGAATGTGATAGAATAGAACCATCAAAAGAAAGAGAGGGTTTCTCCATGAAACTTGTCAAACTTAATGAATCTATGAGCGCATATCATTGTTATGATGATGGCGCAAATGAAGTAAGCGCAGAAAATTGCGTATATCTTGTGGTCGACAACGCAGAAGCCGTTGAACGCTTTATTGATGACTGTAACGATGAGTATTGCAGAGGTCTGTATGAGTATACTCCCTCCGCAGATAACTTCAAGAGTCGCCGTCTGTTTGCTTTTGATAGCGAAGAGAATATCTGGCGCGAAATCCCTTACGGACTCATCGAGGTTATCAAGAAGAAATTCTCCCGAGGATAAGCGATATGTCAGAACGAGCAGAAGTATTTCAATTCTACGATGAGATCTCGTGTTGCAATAACGAAAATGCCGTTGATACAACCAAAAATCTTTTTGCTACTGCGAATATTGAGCAGGTATCGAAAACGCGTGGCGGAAAAACATATATAGTGAATGAAAACCGCTCACCGTATAATAGCGTGTTGTTTGCGCGATGGGTTATGTGTTATCACAAGTCATTCCGCAAGTGGTTTAATCTTTATGACTTCTCTGCTGACCAGTGTCACGACCTGATTTATCTTGTGTTTCGTCGTGTTATGCACACATTTAATACAGATGTACTGAATGATGAAAACGCAGAAAAGATTCTTGGGCAGTATGTTCATATGACGATTACAACGGCGTGCGCAGAACAGGCGAGAAGAGCGAGAGCGTATGGTTCAAATCTTGGTGACCCCAAGCAGAAGCATAGAAGAATTAACCCGAATGATTGCGTCGATATTGACGAAGCCTTCTATGTAGAAGATGATTCGCAGTGTCCTTCGTCAAACGATATGATGTATGACATTAAAGAGAAGCTAAAGAACAATCCTTACGGAGAGGCTGTTCTGAATGCTCTGTTGGATAGTGACAAGCGTGGCGCTATGAAAACATGGGAAGTCAGGAAGGCAATGAATCTGACAGAAGCAGAGCAGAAGAATCCAACGACCAAGAAGTATATCTTATCGGCGTATAAGAATATCAAGAATATCGTCGGTAGATACAGGGCGTCCATTGCATACTGTTAAGCAGAAAGGGCGACAATGATTGTAGAGAAAGAAAAAATCGAAGAAGCAAAACTTAAGATCGGTGCGGAGAAAACATGGGACACCATGAAGAGAGTGTACGGTCTTACAAATACAGACGACAGAAATCATAAGGCTTGTTGCCCTTTTCATAATGAGAAAACCCCGTCGTTCATTCTGAATGAAAAGACGATGAAATGCAGATGCTTTGGGTGTTCTCGAAACGCAGATATTATCGACGCATATATGTATGAGGGCAAAACATATATGCAAGCTCTTGAGGAACTCTTCAAAGAAGCTAATATGAGAGTTAGCTTTGGAGAGGTCGGAGTAAAGACAAAGAGAGACTACAAGTACCCACATCCCGACGATTGCGGAAGTAAAGACATTATCTATGAGTATCTCGCTAAGAGAAAGATTTCTAAAGAGACAGTAGATAAAGCTGGTCTTACACAGGATGATAAAGGCAACATCGTATTTAACTACTACGACACAAATGATGTTTTGACGATGTGTAAGTACAGACCTTCTCATAAAATCATTAAAGGGAAAGAGAACAAGAACTGGTGTCAGTATGGAGCTGATACAACGCCTCTTTTGTTCAATATGAACAAAGTTAACGCAAGTTTGCCACTGATCTGTTGCGAGGGCGAATGCGTATTGGGCGATACGGAGGTCTTAACCCCAACTGGTTGGGTGAGATTGGACGCCTATAACAACGAAATGGTATTGCAGATTCACCCTGATATGACAGGTTCCTTCGTTACGCCTCTTGCGTATGTAAAGCATGAGTATGACGGCGATATGTATAGCGAGTGGAAGAAGAACTATTCTATCGAAGTCACTGCTAATCATAACATGGTGTATCTTGATAAAGACGGAGCGCCATATAAAAAGAAGGCGTGCGAAGCAAGATATGGAAGAGACGCTACTGTCCCTACCGTCACTCATGTTAATGGTACTGGTATTCCTCTGAATAACGAACAGATTGCGTTGTATCTTGCTGTCAGCGCTGATTGTACAATTGATGTTCGTAAGTCTGGTATTAGATATTCTCGATTCTCGGTTAAAAAGACAAGAAAATACCAGAGGATTAAGTCAATCTTAAATTCTCTGAATATTGAATACTTTGACAACCCCAAGACGCCAGACGGGTATTATTATATCGGGTTTAGAACTCCCGTGTGGCTGGAAAGTAAACTGCTCCCTATGGAATGGCTTGGTAGCGCCACCGAAGAACAGAGAAGGTTCATCATCGAAGAGATGGTTCATTGGGATGGCAATACCGTTCCTAACAGGGCGCAGTATGAATATTCGTCTAAAGAATATCATAACGCAGTATTCATGCAGACAATCGCACATACTTGCGGTTATCATGCCACAATCATTCGTCGTCATAACGCGCATGGTTCTTGGTATAAGGTTGCTGTTTTGCTGAAGAAGAATCATGTATCGCACCAGAAGCCGTATCATGTAGAGCACTATAATGGAATGGTGTATTGCGTTACCGTCCCTACTGGCATGATTCTTGTGCGACATCATGAGCACATCTCCGTCACTGGTAACTGCGATACCCTCGCCGCAATCGAGGCTGGCTTCCCTAACGCGGTGTCCGTCCCCTTCGGATCGCAGAACACACAGTGGATTGAGCATAACTGGGATTGGCTTGAACAATTCAGTGAAATCATAATCTGTTCTGATAATGATGAAGCTGGTGTCAAGATGAGAAAAGAAGTCATTCCTCGACTTGGTGCATGGAGAACAAAGTATATTGACATCCCCAAAGTCCATCATGACGAAGCCACTGGAAAAGATTATCCCATGAAGGACTTAAATGAGGTTCTTTTCTACGAGGGGAAAGAAGGGGTTAGAAAGCTCTTTGATTCTGCTTGTGATCCTGGAGTACCTTCCGTTACGAATGTTTCCGATATTCACGACATGGACTTGGACGAGGTGGATGGTGTAACGACGGGAATTTCAGAAATTGACCGCGATCTCATGCGACTTTTTTATGGCACTTTGACTATTCTATCTGGGAAGGCGGGCGGAGGAAAGACATCCTTCCTTTCACAAGTCTTCTGCCATGCTATGGATGAAGGCAAACCTGTATGGATGTTCAGCCGAGAAATGCCCGACTGGATGCAGAAAAACTGGTTTAACTACATTCTTGCTGGCGGGCACCATATCACTGTGCAAAAGACTTCTACGGGAACAGAGTATTACAAGGTTGCTAACGACGCAAAGGAAGCAATAGACAAGTATTATAATAATCAGTGGTTCCTTTACAGAGACGAGTGGAGCAATAAGATAGACGATGTTCTTGCCTCTATGGAAGACAGTGTGAGAAAGTATGGAGCCAAACTTCTTATTATCGACAATTTGATGATGTTGGATTTAGGAGGAAGCGATGACGCAAAGAACGAGAGACAGACAGAATGTGTTACACGTCTTATTAAGTTTGCTATGAAGTATTCTGTTGCTGTTGTCCTTGTTGCTCATCCTCGTAAGACACCAGCGGGAGAAGAGCTTAATATGTACGATGTAGCGGGTTCAAGTAATATCATCAACCTTGCTCATCGTGCTATCGGATTGCGTAGAATTAATCAGGAGAAGGAGCATAGCGCATATAATGTAAAAGTCACCATTCTTAAGGATAGATTAAGAGGAATGGCGAACAAAGAAATCAATATGTACTATGATATGGCTTCTCGTAGATTCTATACAAACGAAGAAGAATATAATCATCAGTACGGATGGGATAATGGGCATTATGATGCTCTTCCTTATCCGCATAGCGATGAAGATGAAATTTTTGGAGAGGAGAAATGAGAATGGAATTTACGAATGAGGATATTTTGAGAATGGTAGGTCAGCTTGCACACTTTGGCGCGGGCACTATGGACGGGCGTCCTATCATCCCGACGAACTGGTTTGATATGAGCAAAAACGATTTGAAGGAGTTTTGCAATGCTCTGATGAAGAAACCTATGTTTCGGCTGAGTAGTGGGCGCTTGGTTGTAGTCTTATCCGATATGAGAGATGCGTTTTTTGTATCGTATGCAATGGCTTCCTCGGGGTATGATCCGTCATTGCGCGCGGCTCCAAGGTCATTATACTATGTGGCATTCGAGAAAGCAAGTAGCGATGAAAAAGGTGAAAATCCACATGATCTCGGCGAATGATGCAAGAGCTGGTTCTGATAGCTTTGCAGAAAAGACGAGTGTTCAGGCGATCTACACCGCCATCGAGCCAGAGTTAATGAAAACGATTGAAGAAGAGATTCGTCTTGCAATGACGAATGGTGACACGAGAACCCAAATCAACTACGGGAGAAAAGTTGAGGAACTAATCGAAGAATATCTTTCCACCAACAACATTTACAGAACATGGGATGTAAAATGGAACTTAATGAAAAGCGGAGATTTTCGCAGAATCGACAAAACAATAGAGGTTGTGTTGCAGTCATTGGGTTATCAGGCGTCTTTTGCCGAGCGTGTGTGGAAAAGGTTTAATGATGATGGTGATGTTATATATCGCCATACAAAGTGGCTCAACATATCATGGGCAAACAAAGAATAATGAAAAAGAAAATACAAAAGGAGAAAAACAAAATGATTACAGCAAAAGAAGCAAAAGGAAATGTGAAGGAAGCACTTGACAGATTCAAGGGAGGGGTTACTGAGGATGTAGCCATAGGTTTTGTTCTTCCACGACTTGAGATTGTGTACGATCAGTATATCCGTCAATACAGCAACGGAGGACACACATCTTTCCGCGACGTCCTCAGAGGAAAGATTGAGAATTCTCTTCGTGAGTGTTTTCAGATTAACGGAGGTGCCTTCATCAAATGTCCGGAAGATTATCAAAAACATCTTATAGATACAATCCGTGATCGGTTCGTGAATGACCTTCTGCTCCATGGGTATATTGCTCAATGTTGTCATTATTCGGGGCATTGGTTAGACGAGGATGAAATTGAGGTTATGTGGAGTGGTGGACACGAGTCGTTGTGTGACAACAAAACGATGATTACTGCGTGCGAAGCAAGAGAGATTGTAGACCACGCAATGTTTCGTGATGGCAATATTGCAGACAAACGGGCTTTTGTTTTACTTGTTAGATCGAACCTTATGAACAGACTTGATAAAAAAATTACCGATTGTAGTAATGCTGGAGAGACATATTGTTGGGTTAGCACACAGTGCACCATTGAATATGAGGTCAAAGAAGCGTTTCGCAGTGCTGGGGAGCGTATTGTGAGCAGGAAGCAATTTGAGGATCTCGTAAAGCTCTCCGCTGACGACATTGTATCTTTTCTGCAAAACATCGGATATGACGCTGAGATTCGTAAGGGTGGCATCTCTGACGAGCTGTGTATCTCTTGGGGAGATAAAGAGTAAATAGCTGAACAACGACCATGAGAAAATTTCTTGTGGTCGTTTTCTTAAAAGTAGTTGACTTTTAGAATCTGTTGTGCTACAATAGAGACATCAAACGAACGGAGGATTATCAAAATGATTATCGACCTTATTCTTGACAGAAAATACGATGATAATAACGGGTATAAAAACTCTTACAATGCAAGAGAATTCTATCATCGCGTTCTTGACTACTATGACATTGCTCCTGAAAATGTAGACGACATCACATCTGCTATGGATAGCGGTACAGAAGAAGATGTGAGGACGGCGCTGAAGAATTACATTGACGACCAAGAATACAATGCGACCATCAAAGATTACATTGATTCTGTTGATTGGCTCGGAGAGGAGAATTAAACATGGAAGCGAAAAAGGTTTATGAAATGTTGCTTGACATTAAGAGCAAGATGACTTCATATGATGTTAGGTATATCGACACATGTATTAAAGATGCGCCATTTCGCGGGGATACCAACTTTTGCGAGTCTTTTGCTCATGCTCTGTATGTTGTGAGGAATGAAATGCTTGCAGAAGAGTCCAAGAAGGCTGGCAGAACAAAAGAGCAGACCGCTATGTCGAGAATCCTTAAGAACGCGTGCAGAGAAGAGCTTAAATATGCTTGGTACGACAAGAACAGACTTTGCGTATGTGACGGATATTCTTTCGTCATCAAGTCTAAGAATGACGGTATTGCGCTCCCTACGACTGACAAGCCATTTATCGACAATGTGGATGATTTTCTGAAAAAGAATATGGAGTGTGATCGTACGCTCGCCGAAACGCCTGATCTTGCAAAGCTGAAGGTCTACCATAGCGAGCGGAAGAAGCTGACAGAAGAGAGAGATATCGCGTATTGTTTTGGAAACGGCGTCCATGTGCAAGTGAAATACCTCATCAACATGCTTGAAGCGATGGGTAAGAATTGCGAAGTATATATCGGCGGACCGTTTCAGTCAGTCAAATTCGTTAATGATACTGGTATTGGTTATCTTATGCCTATCAGAGCAAAAGACGGAGAGAACGCTCCGAGGACAGAGCTTTGAGGTTAGCCCATGAGCAATAACTACACACCGTATCATGTGCATACGGATTACTCCCTGCTTGATAGCTCGACGCGCTATGACGAGTATGTGCAAAAGGCGGTTGAGCAGGGAATGAAAGCCATCGCCTTTTCAGAGCATGGCAAAATATCTGGGTGGGTGAAGAAAAAGAATTGCTGTGACGAGCATGGCATTAAATACATTCACGCAGTAGAGATTTATCTAACAGAAAAACTTGAACCAAAGGTCAGAGATAATTATCACACCGTTCTTATTGCAAGAAACTATAAGGGCGTGCAGGAAATCAACTCTATCGTGTCAAAGTCTTTTAATCCCGACCATTTCTATTACGCAAACAGAATCACATTCCAAGAGTTTTTATCTCTTTCTAATAATGTGATTACGACCTCTGCCTGTCTTGCATCTCCTTTGAATAAACTTGATGTCACGCACCCGCTGTACAAGAAGCTTGTTGAGCGTTATGACTATCTTGAAATTCAGCCACATAAAGACGGAGAGCAAGTGAAATTCAATCAACATCTCGCTATGTTGGCAGAGGAATACAAGAAACCTCTTATTGCGGGGACAGATACTCATAGCCTGAACCAATACAAAGCAGAGTGCCGAAAAATCCTCCTTGCATATAAGAAACAGTCATACGGTAACGAAGATAATTTTGATCTAACATGGAAGTCTTACGACGAGCTTGTCAACGCCTTTGAAGAGCAGGGAGCACTCCCGAGCAATCTTTATATGGAGGCAATTGAAAATACCAACCGCATGGCTGATATGGTTGAAGACTGGTCGCTGGATTGCTCTCTGAAATATCCTATTCTTTATAAGGATAGGCAAGAAGATGAAGAGAAACTTATCGAAACGACTGGACGAAAGTTTGAGGAGAAGGTTAAGAACGGAATCATTACTCCCGAGCAAGTACAACCGTTCAGAGAAGCGATCGACGAAGAAATGCGAGTCTTCAAGAAGATTCAGATGATGGGGTTGGCAAGAATAGCTCCCGTAGCGTGAGAACGCTATGTAAAAATATCCATTGAACTGCTGGGAAACCCTTATAGCCATCATACCAAAGCAGAGTGGCGAACAGTCACAGATGTCACGGTTTGAAAAGTTGATGGATTGGGCAATCAGCAACCAAGCCTCGAATAGAGGAAGGCTCAACGACTATCCCAAGAGGAGTAGCTCGCAAGCGTGGGCGAAGTGGTGGACTCCTGTTAGAACAGGATGAAGATATAGTCTGCTCACATATGAAAGTATGTGCGATGAAAAATCGGTGTCGTTTAGCGAACGAATTTGTTGTGTGTTAGGAATAGAAGATGCCAAAAGCAAAGAATTTAATTGGTGAAAGGTTTGGTCGCCTTACAGTAATTGAAAAATCAGATAGCAAAGATAAGCACGGGTATACAGTTTGGATATGCCGTTGCGATTGCGGGAATATCACACAAGCTCTATACAACTCCTTAAAATCTGGCAACACAAAGTCTTGTGGTTGCTTGCAACGCGAAAGAACAATTCAGACAAATTACACTCATGGTTGTTGTAATGAAAGACTTTACAATGTCTGGCAATCAATGAAGCAAAGATGTGCCAACCCAAATCGACCAAAGTATAAAGATTATGGTGGAAGAGGAATTAGAGTTTGTGACGAATGGCAAACATACAAGCCATTCCGCGAATGGGCGTACGCTAATGGCTACGACGAAAATGCAAAATATGGCGAGTGCACTATCGACCGTATAGATGTTAATGGTAATTACGGACCTTCTAATTGCAGATGGTGTAATTCCATAGAACAAAATAACAACAGAAGAAATTCAAAACACACACAACAATAAACACAAACAAATAGGTTATGCTATCCATGTCAGAACTTCTTTCATGGTGTAGAGAAAACGGAATTGTTACAGGACCTGCGCGTGGTTCTGTTGGAGGAAGTAGAGTCGCTTATATTACAGATATTATTGACTTAAACCCTGAAACATGGCATACAGTATTCTCTCGGTTCGCCAATGAGGACAGAGTTGAGGTCGGCGATATTGATGTCGATGTTATCGAATCTGACCGCCCTCGCATCTTTGAACATATCAAGGCAAGGTTCGGTGTAGATAAAACCGCAAGAGTCGCGTCTTTTGGAACAATTGCTGATAAGGGCGCTATTGATGTCATCGTCGGCGGATTGAGAGAAGCATATAAGAAGCAACATCAATGTGGAGACAATGACACGCCTTATACTCTTAAATTTGCAGACGAGATTAAAAACGCCTATGCGGAAGATCCAGATAAAGCAAAAGAGAAGTATAAAGAAGTCTTCTATTATTTCGATGGACTTCTCGGTTGTAAGGTATCACAGTCTGTGCACCCAGCGGGAATGGTTATCGCTCCTATTACTCTTGCTGATAACTATGGAGTATTTGATAAAGAAGGCGATCTTTGCTTGTTCTTGGATATGGACGAGGCGCATCATGTCGGTCTTGTTAAATACGACTTCCTCGTCTTAAAGACAGTCGGAATGATTAAGAGTATTTGCGCAAACGCTGGAATTCCATTTCCCAAGAGCCATGAGGTCAATTGGAATGACCAAAAGGTTTGGGAAGATATGACGAAAGATCCTGTAGGAATCTTTCAAATGGAAAGCGCCTTTAGTTTCGAGCTTCTAACGAAATTCAAGCCAAAATCAATTTTTGACTTATCGCTTGTAACAGCGGCGGTTTTACCCCCTGGCGCAGCAAAAAAAGATGATTTTTGTGCTCATAAAAAACAA